GCGGAAGATAAAGTTGCGGCGTTGCACACGGCCTACGCCGAAATGAAGCGCACGGGTTTGTATTTCCCGCAAGGAGATACAGCGCCAGTAGCGGCTGCGGCGGCTGCGGCGGCTGCGACCGTCGCGGCTCCTGCCGCAGAGGTAACTGAAGCTGCGGTATTGGCCGCGCGTGTTGCTGCGGCAGCAAAAGTACAGTCCATGTCCTCTTCTGTGTTCGGAGCGAGCTCGGGTACAAGTGGCGCACCTGTCACTTCGCCTGCGGTTGCTGCTGCGAAAGCGATTGTTCCCGCCGATGCGACGCCGCAAGAAATCATTCGTGCATATAACGAAGCGAATCTTGCAGCGGGCATCAACCCCGACGAGGCGTTTAAAAGTACCACTCGCGCCAACGTCCGCTAGTATTTGCTTGACTCTTCTTCGCAAGGTAGTATAATCGAGTTGTGAACCTCGACGGAGGTTCACGTTAGCCGGGTGCCGGGAGAAGCCTCGAACTTCTCCCAACCCAGGTCCCTTTCGAGGAAGGAAAAGATGCCAATTAAAGGTAGTCGAAAACCCCGAGTCTGTAAGTGCGGTGAAAACAACCCAAATAATTTTTATGCCTCTCGTGCGTCGGAATGTAAGTTGTGTCTGCAAGCTAGAACCAGCAAATATCAAACAGGAAATAGCGCCTTCAACCGCAGGCGTCATTTAAAGCGAGAGTACGGGTGGACCCCTGAAAAATATAATGCCGAGCTAATTAAGCAGCATGGACTTTGCGCGTTATGTGGGAAACCACCTCTTCTGGATGAAGTTCTTCGCGTCGACCACAATCACGATACCGGAGACACCCGAGGATTAATTCATCAGCATTGCAATTCCCTCCTCGGATTCGCCAAAGAGGACACCTCTATTTTGTTAGCCGCTATCGCATACATCCTTCGATATAAAACCAAAAACTGACTTATCAAATCATAAGTAGAAGGCACTCCTTGAGCAAGAGACTTCGCAAGATTCGCGCTGATTACAGCGCCCAAGGAGCACTACCTTGATACTGCCGCCTGGAGTTCAGTCAACAACATTAGCTGGCTTTCCGCAAATTGCCTATGATCGAACTGCGATTATGGAGTGGCAATTTAATACGCCTTTCTTAGAGGAATTGTGCGACTTCCGTCCTCTGGCCCGTCGGTCAGGTCGAACAATACAGTTTTACGGGCAGACCCCGTTTGCTGCTGCGACCTATGACTTGTCCGAAGGCGTTCCTGGTCCGTCGCTCCAACTGAACCAAGTGTTCAGCGATTCTTTCGCCGACGAATACGGCGACTGGATTGGCGTGAGCAACGTGGCTCAGCAAATGTTCCTCGCGGACATCACGCTGGATGCAGCCCGCAACCTGTCTTATCGCGGCGCTCTGACCAGCAACCTGATTGCGATTAACGCTTTCGAAGCGTCCGCAACCAACAACACCTCGGCCCGCATTGACTTGCTCGACAACGAGTACATGCTGTCCAACACCATCCGCAAGTGCGAGTCCCAGTTGATGGGCAACGCAGTGCCAGGTCGCGATGGCGGAATGTACACCTCGGCCATGCACCCTTACGTTGTGTACGACTTCATGTCGGACAACAGCGCAGGCTCGGCCGTCGACACACTGAAGCGTTCGGATTCCGGCGCGGGAGTTCTGAAGTCGGACATGACACGCGGCTACTCCGTTCTCGAATGGAGCGGCGTCCGCATCATCCGCACCCCGACCGTTCCGACGTACTCCAACTATCCTTCCGTCGGTAAGACGGGCTACGCGACATACGTTGTGGGTCGTGAAGCGGTCATCGCATCTGAACTGTTGGGCGTCAAAGTTCCACGCAGCCCCAGCTTCAAGGTGAACGTCAAGACCTTCGGCGATAGCGACATCGATCTTTCGAACCCGATGTTGCAGACACGCGCGATTGTTTCTTATGACTGGTTTTTAGGGGTGGTCGCACGCCCAAATACGAACAATACAACAGGCTTTAGGCGCGTTCGCGGAGAAGTTTCCGCCGTCTAAACGCTTGACTCTGAAAGAGATTCGGGTTAGTATGGCATTGGAGAAACTCTGATGCCATACAAAGACCCAAATAGTCCAGCAGCAAGAGCGAACCTCGCCAAACGCACCAAAAAATGGCGGGAAGCGCATCCGGAAAAATGGGCTGCGATTAGCAAAAGAACAAGCCGTACTCGGTACTACAAGCATATGCACGGTATTACTGAAGCCGAGTTCGAATCGCAGATTGAAACGCAACATGGTCTTTGTCCGATAGGGAATCATCCCTTCGGGCCGCGAGGCAAAACAGCAGGCGCTCCGTGCCAAGACCACAACCACACAACAGGCGAGAACCGCTTGATTCTGTGCCGAGAACACAACGTGGGTCTCGGATGCTTCAAAGATTCAGTGCCTGAACTTGAGGCAGCAATTTTGTACTTGAAATCTTTTGAGAAACAAACAGGAGAACTACCGTGCCAAACGCATCCACAATTCGTCGGCAAGTCGCAGGAACGCAGCAACTGACTATCGCTCCGTTGGTTGGCGCGACGGTCAGCACTACCGCGACCGCGTTTCAGCTCAACAACAACGGCCTGACTCTGACTGGCGGGGGCGTTATTCCTCTGTCCGCAGGCGTCACGGGTTTGTATCAGGGAACTGGCCAGGTGCTCTGGATTCATTGTGCGGGCACGGTTACGGGGTTCACCGCGAACTCAAGTACGCTGGCCCTGCAGTTGTATCAAGTGCCAGCATCTTTGCTGCCTATTGCTAACACACTGGCAGCGGCGCAGTCATTTACGAGCTGGAACAGCATCGGCTCGCAGTCGGCAGCTTCTTTTGGAACTACAGAAACCGCCGGGTCTTTCACGTTTGACGCATATGTCCAACTCGATGCTCAAGGGAACCTGATGGGTTATTACGATGCTAACATCGGGGCAACGACCAAGGCTCAGACCGTCATTACGCCAATCACAGGTTTGGTCGGCGAACAGGATCTGAACTTTGTGCTTGTGGCTACCATCGGCACAGCGGCCCCTGCTGGCGCAATCGTTACACTCGACGAACTTTCTTTGAACTACGTCTAAAACGCTCGGCAATAGATTCGGGCGCAAGCCCAATTCACCACCTTGGGACTTGTCTCAAGGTGGTTTTTTATTTATCTGAGGAGGAAATATCATGCCATGCGCAGGAAATGTGCCAGTCATTGTCGCAAGCGGGTCAATCAATCAACCTAGCGGCGGAGATATCAGCACTACTACCTTATTCACACCAGCGGCAGACGGGGTTTTTCGAGTTTCGCTCTATTTTGATGGGGTTGTTGCATGGGCAGGCAACGCCACGAGTGTTATTTTCTCTTGGACGGACGATAGCGGAGCGCAACATATCACCATGCCAATGAGTAATCTGCCCTACGGTTTTAGTAACAGTCCTCACTCTGCGGCAATTGCAATACCAATTCACGCGGCCGCTGCCGTCATCACTATTGCGACGAGCGGCAATACCGATACCAACAACTACACACTATACTACATCGTCGAGCAATTAGCGTAAGGAGAAAAATTATATCAGGATTACTATTCAACCAGGGCGGCTTCCACGCCCAAGGAACTGAGATCAACGGTAAAGGCGTCAGCGAAGAGCAGGTGACTATTGGAAAAGTGGTGACCGTGAACAGTTTATCGCTTAGCCTTACTGAATTAGCCACAGCCGTGACCAATAAACGCACGGCCGGGAAAGCCTAAAAGTTTGGGCGTGTAGCTCAATCGGGAGAGCGCCGCATTTGCAATGCGGAGGCAGTCGGATCATAACCGACCATGTCCACCAATAGGGGAATAACGCAGTCTGGTCAGCGTGCTTGCTTTGGAAGCGAGAAGCCGCAGGTTCGAATCCTGCTTCCCCTACCAACTTTATGCTTGACGGCGCGCCCGAAGCGCAGTAAGATATTGATATGTATGATCGACCAGAATGGAAACATAAATACGAACAGTTTCTTGTTGATTGGCTGTCTGGTCGCAGAAAAGGGACTCGTGGTCAAACGAACATTTCACAATTCATCCGTTACTGGCTAGTTCAAACCCGAGGCGAAAAATGCGAGGGGTGTGGATGGGCGGAACGCCACCCTACCACAGGGCGTATTCCAATCGAAATCCATCATATGGATGGACAATGGGATAATAATCGCCCAGAGAATTTGCAATTTTTATGTCCTAACTGTCATTCGCTGACTGAGACATTTAGAAATCTCAACAGCAATTCTGGACGGGACCGTTAGCCCGATTCGTTCAGTGGCAGGACGGGGAGCTTGTACCTCCCAGACCAGCGTTCGATTCGTTGATTGGGCTCCACATTAAAGAAACGAGCTGACATGTTTAACATGGACCCAAGCCGAGAGACAGTCGGATACCTTATCAGACACGGCGAGTTAACCGACATGGGCGTATGGGACGGCTGGTCAGACCTCAGTCTCTCAGAAAAAGGCGAGGAGCAGGCCGCTACCGCCGCGCGCTGGCTTTCCTTCGAGCCTATCGGCCGTGTAATTTCCTCAGATGTCCCGCGCACAATGCATACCGCGCAATACCTTATGGACACTGGTTGTGTCTCCTGCCCGTTTATGGCCTGTGAGCCTAACCTCCGCCCCTGGTTTGTGGCGGGATTTACGGGCAAGGAAAAAACACCGGAGCGCATAAAGGAATTTCAAAAATACCTCGATAACCCTGAACTAGTGATTCCGGATGGCGAAAGTCATAAGCAGTTCGAGACCCGCATCCAAGTTCTTTTTCAATATTTGGCCACCCCATACAACGCGCTTCCAACCGCGTTTTTTATTCACAATTCTGTGATTAAAGGTGTCATGGGGATTCCTGATGTGAAAGAGAGTGTTTTGCCTGGCGGCATTGTTCGCGTGTCAATGGACGAACGCGGCGAACTATATTTCGACGTGGTACTCGGCCATGTTGAACCTGAGATAGGAGTGAGCTAAATGAGCACACCGCAATCGCCATTTCAAGACCACGCATCGCCGATTCTCCAGGGCGAGCCCACAATAAATGATCAGCAACGGTCAGAACTCTGGGATACCTTCCACCAATCCAAGGACCCGAACGAGTTGGTGCAGAAACTCACGCCGCTGGCTATTCCTGACGATTTGAAGCACAAACTGTTCCAGGCTAAGCAGACATCTATGCCCGCGCCGCCCCCCGTCGACAAAGTGACCGAAGCTGTGCAAAAAATGGTCGCGCTGGACCCCAAAGTGTTGGACGTGGCCGAAGCGCATCCGAACCTTCTGAAGGCATTTACGACCGCTGCCACAACCGAGCCTAAAGCCCCCGCCGAGCCCGCTGCAGCATCCGCGCCAGCAGGGAAGGGTAAGACGGCATCCGCAGCGCCAAAGACGCCCCTGACCCCTAGGGCCGACGGACAGCCCCATTTCCCGCCTATCCCTGACGGTCACCACCGCGTTTTGAGCAGCAACGGCGGCGTTTATGACGTGCCGCAAGAAAATATCGACAAGGCCCGCGAAGCGGACCCGAACCTGCACGTACTGAACCCGTAATTCGGAGACCCTTGTGGCTGACGAGACGACCCAGACCCCTGCGCCTGCACCAGTACCCGACTCGATTCCGATTGACTTGGAGCCGTCTGCTGCTCCTGCATCTATTCCTATCGACTTGAACCCAACATACGACCCGACTCAGGACAAGCGCGCGCCGTTCCTCAAGACGAATCTAAATCCAACGGGCCCAACCATCCAAGAGGCGCATAAACCTCTGACACAACGCGTCAAAGAAGCAGTCACAGAAAACATTCCTGAATTTTCGCAGAGGACTGTCAACGACCCGAAGTACGGCACAAAATCTTTCCTGCCTGACTCAGATGTAATGACTCAGCAGGAACGGAAAGACCTGCCCGTTGTCGCGGGAGCCATGGACGTGGCCAGTGAGCTGGCTTCCCCTGGGACTATTGGCACCATCGCTGCGACGGCGGGCTTAGGGGAGGCTCCTGCGATAGTTTCGAAGGTCGCGTCTGCGTTATTCGCTGGCCAAATTGCCAAATCCGTTTACGACCAGTACCCGGCGCTGCAGGCGGCCGTCGACAAGGCCCAGCACGCGAAGTCTCAGCAAGAACACGATGATGCTTTTGCGGATGCGCAGAAAATCCTGACGCACATGGGCGTCGACACCGCGTTCGGGTTGCTGGCGGCGAAGCACGGCGCGGAGGGCGCGAAAGATTTGCTGGATGCAACCACGGGCAGCGGAGTGCCTGATGAAGCGTCTACCCTGAAAGCGAAGTATCAAGAGAACCAAATTGCACCCCGCGCGCCAGAACCGGAAGAGAAACCCGCTGCGCCTGAAGACGTTCATCCCGAGATGAATCGGCAGACGGTCAAGGAACTGCAGCATCTGGGGTATTCAACGCAACACATTACCAATTTCAATATCACTGAAATTCGCGACATTCTCAAAAATCAAACACCTGCATCTGAATATAAATTTTCCACGACCGACCGTCGGTGGAATCCTGATCTACCAAATCCGGCAACAGCCAAGCCCGCTCCTGAGCCAGATAAGTTCGCCGACCAAGGCGGCAAGCTAGTTGGGCCTCAACCAGAAACTGAAGCAGCCGCCGAAAAGCCTTCTCAGACCGCCGAAAACGCCACGGAAACCGCAGACCCCGTCGAAGACCTTATCATGTCCGACAAGATTCAAGGTAAGAAAGTGAAGGGTGCGACACCTAAGGTTGAGCCGACCGAATTGGCGCGCAGCGCGGGGCCGACCCCGAGCGGATTGATTGAGCGTACAACAGGCGACCCGAAGTCTGACGCCGCCATCAAGGCGGGAGGTGCGGTTCCCGCAGGCACAATGCTTGGGCTAGTCCAGTTTCACGACCCGAAAACAGGCAGCACCTTGGCGCTAAAGCCCGAGGCGGTCACGCCCGAAGCGGTCCAGCAACATCTCGCCGCGTCCCGCAAAGCCTTTGGCCTGACTCCGGAGCCTGATGCGCTGGCGGGAGTCGGCGGTAAGTTTGTAGGCCAGCAGCCTGCTGCGGCACCAGCACCTTATCATCCTGACTTACAAAAGGTTATTGATGATAACGGCGGTACGCACTCAAGCGCAGCCAAAGCGGTTTCGCCAGACGAAGGGTCTTTTATTACGCCTGACGGAAAATTTGTTAGCGTAAAAGGGACCCATGATATTGCTATTGGCCGCGCGAATCCAAAAGACCGACCAGAAGGCCGCATCGATAATCGCCCTAGTTTTTTAGATGATACTGGCGCGATACGTACCAGAATGCGTGTTACCAAGGCGGGTAGTTCATTAAGTGTGACTGTCCCTAAAAACGGGATTTCTCCTGAACAATTAGATGCGTTGCGGCGGTCAGTCCAAGCTATGGGGCCGTACGGGAATTTGGTAATAGAACGTTCAGATATCAGCCGAAATAACAGGGACACCGCCAGCACAACGAAAGAGCAGGTAAAGCCCTACCAAGTTGAGGACGCCCTCCGCGAAATCGGCGCGCATCCCGAGCAGCAAGATATTCTATCCAAAGAACTCCATACTCCGCACAAACAAACATATGGGATGGAAGTCACAGACGCTGAAGGCAAAGTTCAGAATGTGCCAATCGAAGCGCATTCTGCCAAGCAGGCGCTCAACACCATCGTAAAGAAATTCCCAGACGCGCATCGCTGGCGTTTGGCGACCGCGCCTGAAGAAAAGGCACCCTCAACTGACTACTCTGTACCTGCAGGCAAGATACAGAAAATGAAAGAGTCGGCAGGACGGTCTGAGATTCACACTATCCGTCACGAATTAGGACATATATTCGCAGGGGCGGCTGTGGGCATGAAAACTAACGGGATGCTTAGTTCTTCGCACCCCGCTATGCCGAGCGATGCGCGCGCTGCGGTTGCTTGGAGTTCTGACGGTTTGTATGAGAAGGGGCGCATCAAACCCGACAAAAGACTGGCGGTAATTCAGGCGTCTCTGGGCGGCATCGCCGCCGACAAAGTGTTCAATGATACCCCGCGTTCCGCGAATCATAATTTCGATATCCGCGCTGGCGGGGATGGAACAAAAGCCTACGAACTGTTGCGCGACGCAGGGTATAATCATGCGGACGCGATGGAAAAAATGCACGAGCTAATTGATACAGAAGTCGAACGTCTGAGTCATCCAGCAATCATGTCCGTTATACATGAGAACGCAGGTGTGCGCGAGCCAGGTTTGTCGCGGCAGTATCACTACAGTCCCGAGCGGCTAAATTCAATCGTGGCGGAAGCCAATAGGAGAATGACCGATGAAAAATATACCGAAAAGCGTGACAACGGAGCAGCTAATGGGGCAGTTAACCAAGGACGTGAAGGCGATGTCGCCCGAACAGAAAGCGGAGTTTCGCCTGCAGTTGGAAGCGAGCCTAAAAAAGAAGGGGTAATCAATGACAACGGAGCAACTGGGTCAGGCGGTTCTGAAATCAGTCCAGCAGATGTCGCCAACGGAAAAAGCGGAAGTCCTCAAGGAACTGGAGAAGGCGTTCCAGAAAAAGAAGACCTAGGCCTCGCCAAAGGAGAAGAGGACGGCATAATCTCCGAAGAGAAGATCAAAAAGGCCAAGGATTCCGAAGAGCCGCCTGAAATTGAGCCGAACAAAAAACTTCAAGCATCTGCGCAGCGATACGCCAAAGCACAAGGCATGGCTCCCATTAATCACGAGCCTGTTGAAGCGGACCCTGAGCACGCGCGAGAAATCGCCAAAATTTACGAAGAATCAAAACATGAACCAAATAACCCGCGCGTGAAGGCGGCGTACGATGCGTTGAAAGCAGAGACGCTGGCTCAATTCCACCATCTCCGTGACGACCTCGGTTTGAAGTTCAAGCCGCAAGAGGAGGACCCTTACAACTCCGCAGAACAAATGATGGATGACATCCGCAAGAACAATACTTTGAAAGTTTTCACTGGCTCGAGCACGGGCGAGGATCATCCTCTGTCCGCTATCGCCCCAGGAACTGGCGGCCAGTCATACAACACTGTCTTCCGTTGGGTTCATGACGCCATGGGCCATGCTGCTGGCGGAAACGACTTCAGTGAAAACGGCGAGAAGTCTGCGACCGAAGCGCACGCACAAATGTATAGTGACACCGCGCGCCCCGCGATGCGCAACGAGACCGAAGGCCAGACATCGTGGTTCTTCCACAACCCTGAAGTTGAATCTGGCGCGAAACAGCCCGGCGACTTTGCGGAACAAAAAGCCGCACTCATTCAAGATGTCTCTCACGACTGGCATGAAACAATTGGTAAGGCTGCAGCCGAAGACGAAGCGGGCGGCATTAATCCTCGGACAGGAAAATCCGACACGATGGGCATCGGAACCGAGATTTTGCCTGAGTTCCGGCAGCCACTTGGTCATGCGCCGACGCCTGCGGATTTCCAGAAGTTTTATGACAGGCATAAAGATTTATTTGATCAGCACCCAGAATTGCGCGTTGGTTTTGATAACATGTCGGCCGTAGAAGGCGGGCACGAGATCAATATTGGAGCGGTAGGTCCGAACGCCGCGAAGGTCGCCGCGAAGTTAGATCAAAAATCCGCGTTCGATATCAAGAAGGGTGAAGTCATTCCGACGGGCGGCAGCGGTTTGAAAACTGACTTCAAAGATTATCCTTTGGAAGACCGCATCAAGGATTTGAAGAGCACTCCTACACGCGCGGATAAACTCGCAGTCCGAGCGCAGCGCACAATCGCGAAGTGGAGACAAAGCGCCGCGTTTGACCCATCGGATGGAGGCACCCCGCAGGCCCCTGCAGCGCCGCCAGCACCTAAGGGATCGGAGAATATTCCGACAGTCAGCACTCGTACGCCCAGCATCACCGCGAACAAACAAAGCATCGAGAACCACTCGGATAACTCACTGACTTCGGATATGCAAGCGGCCGCTGCGGCCCCGGGCTTCCTGAAGAAATTGGCCGACCGTGTCAGCGACATTCCTGGCTTCATTGACCCAGGCGGAGATGATCACGAAGCGCGCACCAACGCATACATCCGCCATGTCGCGGACAATACGAAATTCGTTCAGAGCAAGGTCACGCCGGAAGAGCATGCGACTGATAGTCAGTGGTATCCAGTCGGCGCGCACGAGCGCGGCATTGACGTCGCGAAGAAACACGGGCTAGATGTTCATCAAGCATATGCCATCACGGCGGCACTTTCACCTTTGACCGACTGGGACCAGAACACCGCCCAGGCGGAGCGCGCGGCGGAAATCTGGAAGAATCAACAAGACACCAAGTTCGATACGAAAATGCGGAAGGCGGCCGACGAGATTTTGACCGTCCCTGAGATGGAACATTTCCGAAAAATATTCAAGAGTCTCGAAGGAAAAAAACTGGGAGAACTGAAGACGGAAGGCGAGCAGGCATGGTGGTTACGCCTGTACGAAGAGGGCCACTACGACCGCTCGTTTCAAACATGGAATCCGGATGGCACCTCTGCAGGGCTGGCCATGAACTCTGACGGGGTTACTCCGAAGGCAATGAGCTGGAGTTTCCAAAGTCTGATTGAGAACGCTATCAGTATTATGAAGGATGGGTCTCCCGAGAATATCAGCAAGTCTCTTGGAGAAGGGCACAAAGTTCGAAATTTCTATAACAACCAGTTGTCTCCTGATGACCCGCGTTTTTTAACAGTTGACACACACCAGGTCAATATAGGACAATTGAGGCCGATGTCCGGTTCGTATCCCGATGTGGCTGATAACTTTGGTACGCCGACCAACGTGCCGCATGGCTTGAGCGGCACTTATGTGCTGCACGATGCAGGGACGCGCCTGGCCGCCAAGGAGCTCGGGATCGACATTCCTAGCCGCTTGCAGTCATCCGGCTGGGTGAAGATTCGCAAAGTATTCCCGAACAAGTTTAAGACGGAAGAAAATCTCGCGGTCATAGATGCGATATGGAAGGAGCACACAGATGGAAAAATCACAGCCGACGACGCCAGAAACAGAATCTGGGACTTCGCCGAAGGATGGAACCGAGATGCTGCTCGAAAAGTTCGGAATCCCAGTAACTCGGGAGAATTATCTGAACCTGGCGTTCGCGGGGAAGCCTCCGCAGCCAATGGATGGGGAGATCGAGGCGATGCTGCCGAGGAAGTTTCGGAACCAGGAGTAGATGACACCTCTTTCGACTTCGGGGCGAACGAGAAGCCTGTAGTGGCGGCCTCGCGCAAGAGTAAAGGGTCCGAGAAATCATATGCCAAGAAGGCAGCCGAAGTGCAGGGCTTGATCGCAGCCCTACATGATCTCAAGACCCCAGGTAAAAAATAATGACTCAGGCCCAAAAAGATCGAGCTAAAGATCTCAGTCTTCAGCGCAAGTACGGCATCACCCTTATCCGACAAAACGAAATCAGAGCAGAACAGAACAATCGATGCAAAACCTGCGGAGTAGAGTTCACCGCAGAGAATCCTGCCTGTACCGACCATTTTCACTTTCGCATTACGACACGAAAACTTGGTAAAAAGAACTGGGAAGCTGTTAGCATGGACGAACGCGGGGTCGTGAGCGCAATCGTCATCTCAGGTCGTCTTACCCAGAAAGCGGCGCGGGCAGATATGCGTGGCGTTATGGTCCCTCGCTCGGTGCGCGGGCTCCTCTGCAGGAAATGTAATCGCGGACTCGGATATATCGAGCGATTCTTCGACGCCGCCCGCCATCCCGAAAATCTCCTCCCTGTCATCGAATATTTGAAATCCCGCTTGACATAGGCGCGGGGTTTTGATACCTTATTTTCTGGAGGACTTATGTCTACCACCCCTGCACCGACTCCCGCAGCAACAACAACTCTCGCAACAATAGAAAAGGATATCACCTGGATTCGTGGTCATATCATCATCGCGCTGTTGGCCGTCGCGATAATTGCAGGCAGCATTATCGGCGGGGTCTCGTTATTCGAGAGCTTGATCGAACGGCATGACGCGCGTGTCGCGGCCGCGCAACTCCAAAAAGAGGGCGTCGACACCGCTACACAGACCGCGTTCCTAGCCCAACTGGAGCAGGACCGAGCTGCTAATACTGCCCGCGACACTCAGCAGGCCGCGTTAATTCAAACTTTGGTCTCTCAGATGGCCCAGCAACACGCCCAGACGGCGAAGCAGATTCAGACTGACGCCACCCTTGACGCAAAGACCGCAGCCGCGCGCCTAGTTTCGCAGATGAAAGCAAGCTCGAGTGACGTAACGGTCACTAATGACCTGGTCACGCTGACGTTACCGCTTACTCGAAACGTGGTCGCCAGCCTTGATTTATTGCCTCAAGCACAGAGCGATGTGGTCAACCTTCAAGGCCAACTTTCCGCGCAGCAAATCCTGACTTCTGATGCTAAAGTAGAGGCTTCTGACGCCCAGAAAGTCATAGCGGCGGACAAAGTTGAACTCATTGCAACCATTAAAGCTGATAATTCCGCGTGCGATGTCCGTATCGACAAGCAGGCCCGAAAAGACTTGAAGCGCGGGTTCTGGGCGTCGGTGGTCAGTATTGTCGGCGGAATCCTTATTCGTAGCGCGCTGTAAAAATCTAGCTTAGGGAGTAAGAATGCCACTACCTGCAGGTTTTAAATTGAATGGTCATATTACTACCAAACAGACTCACGTATCGCCGCGCATCCGGAAGATCCTGTCGATTCTGGATAAGTTGCCTCTAAATGAAGTGATGACCACAATGGAGCTCAGTATTCGGCTGGGAATGTCGGTTAGCGGCAATTTCACGAATCAGCCAGTGTTGGAGCCCTACCGAGAAAAAATAGACAATAAATTGTTTTGGGGTAATCGCAAGACCGTAGAATCATTGCGGAAGCAGTTAGCTACCTGCGAGGCGCGCTAATGTCGAAGATTAAAGACCTTCTCAAAAAGAAGAAAGTGACCGCAGCCCGAGCGAAACTGAAAAAGCCGACGAAGCCGTTCTCCAAAGGGACGATTCACGGCCTGGTGATGGAAACGCTGCCTCTTCCGCAAAAAGGGAATATTAAGCGGTACATTTTGACATCCGCGCAAAACAATACTCCCGTGCATGCAGGGACATGGAAAAATATCCTTGCTCTGGCGAAACACTACGAAGCAGAAATTTTTGTTGGGACTTTTACTTACGATAAAAACTCTTATGGGCCGATGGCCGTAAAAAAGGATACATTCCAGGGCGGCGATACGATGCCGTGGTATGCCCCTGAAGTGATGCCTTATTTTAAAGACTCTAGAATTCAACTTGGCGCTGGATTAATCTGGTGTGGAGAAGCTAACATCATCCCTACTGCAAGCGATCCGCTATCAGGATCTGAAATCTACGAAGGGCGTCAATCAATCATCTTCCCGCACGCCAAAATCTCGATGCGGAGCATCGCCTCGACTGGCGGCAGCGGCGCTAAATTAGCATACACCACAGGCACCGTCACGCAGCGCAACTATATTCAAAAACGCGCGGGAATGAAGGCCGAGTTTCATCACACGTATGGCGGACTGCTAGTGGAAGTTGACAGCACGGGAGTCTGGCGCGTGCGACAGTTAGATGCGGAAACCTCGACAGGTACAATTCATGACTTGACCTTGAAAGCGGAGAACGGGGTAGTCACGGACGGCCATTCCGTCGAAGCGATTGTTTGGGGAGATATCCACGCGACGCGCATTGACCCGTCAGTATTGACCCTGGCCGCGACGGGCAAGGAAAATATGCTGGACGTGCTGAAGCCTAAATACCAGTTCATTCACGACTTGATTGAGGGGGCTTCGGTTAATCATCACGACGCTCGGAAACCACTCGAACGATTCAAGACGTCCCTTCGCGGCTTGACCGTTGTGCGAGATGAACTCCAAATCAGCGCGGATGTTCTCAAACTCTACCACCGCGACAACACGGAAATGGTAGTAGTGAATTCCAATCATGACCGTTGGCTGGACCGCTGGTTGGACAACTTCAATCCCCAGTTCGATGACCCGCGCAACGCTGAAATATATTACGACGGTAATGCCGCTCGCTATCGTTCTGCGCGGGACGGCGGCCACTTGAATGTGTTAGAGTACTTGCTGCAACGCCACACCGACTTCGCTATTCCTGCCCGTTTTTTGCAGATGGATGAATCTTTCTTGATATGCAATAAGCGCTTGGAGTGCGGCCAACACGGGGATCTTGGAGCCAACGGGTCGGCGGGATCTCCAAAACAGTTATCGAAAGTCGGACGGCGCGCTATCACCGCACACACGCACACCGCAGGCATTTATGACGGCCTTTATGTTGCGGGAACCAGTACAGCATTTCGCTGGGGATATAACCACGGCCCTAGTTCGTGGACCCATAGCCATGTCTTGGTATACCCGAACGGCAAGAGAGCCATTATCACCATGTTTGATGGTGCCTGGCGAGCCTAGTTTTCAAGGAGCACCACTTGAGCGATAAAGAAGAACCAAAAGGTTTAAGCGAAGTATTAGCCAGCATTGAAAAAACGCACGGCAAGGGATCTGTGATGATGCTTGGCAGCAAGAAATTTGTGGCCATGGACGTGGTTCCTACTTCCTCCTTGGCGTTGGATAAGGCCCTTGGCGTTGGAGGCATCCCGCGCGGGCGCGTTGTCGAAATCTACGGTCCTGAATCTGGTGGCAAAACAACTCTGGCGCTCCACATCATCGCCGAAGCACAAAAACTCGGGGGCCAGGCTGCGTACATCGACGCAGAGCACGCCATGGACCCTGTCTATGCCCGCCGTCTTCACGTAGATGTTGATCACATGATCATCTCGCAACCCGACAACGGCGAGCAAGCTCTGGAGATTACCAAGTCACTGGTGGAGTCGGGCAAGGTCGCTATTGTGGTGGTGGATTCTGTTGCCGCTTTAGTCCCGAAGGCGGAACTAGAGGGGGATATGGGCGATCCGCAGATGGGTCTCCAGGCGCGCCTGATGTCGCAAGCCCTTCGCAAACTGACGGGGATCACAAACCAGTCGAAGACGATTTTAATTTTCATTAATCAGATTCGTGAAAAGATTGGCGTCATGTTCGGCAATCCTGAAACTACCACGGGCGGGCGCGCACTGAAGTTCTACTCCTCCATTCGCCTAGACATTCGTAAAACCGAGTTGATCAAAGACGGCGACAAGGTTATCGGAGCCAAGACTCGCATTAAAGTCGTCAAGAATAAAGTTGCTCCTCCGTTCACTGAAGCGGAAGTTCGCATTATGTATGGACATGGTATTTCCCACGAAGCGGATCTGATTGTTCTTGGTGAATCGCAGGGCGTGCTCGAAAAGACAGGCTCGTTTTTCTCATATAAAGGCCAGAAAGTAGGCCAAGGATTCGAGCAAGTTCGCAATTTCTTGTTGCAAAACGCAGAAATTGCTGCTAAAATCGAAGCGGATTTGAGAGCCATCATTTTCAAAAAGGAATAAATCGTGACTCATCCCATTACCAATAAAACAAATGTTCTTCCGACCGATGCGGCCGAACGCAAGGGAATTCCTATCGCAACGGGAGTGCTGGATTATTTCCCCGCCGCACTGGCCGAAATCGCCAAGGTCTCGAAGGTCGGGAACGACCAGCATAATCCCGGCGAACCCTTGCACTGGGCGCGCGGCAAGTCCACTGATCAAGACGATACTATTATCCGCCATTTCTTGGAGCGTGGGACAATTGACCCGTGCGATGGACAGCGGCACACGGCGAAGTTAGCCTGGCGGGTTCTGGCGCTGCTGCAGCTCGAACTAGAGGATGCAGGCGCGCCAATAGCTCGGGGGGCAAAATGAAAAACATCGACGATTACGGCCAGTTCACCTCTGATATGTGGTTTTCTGGAAAGAGGCCAGAGGGAACTCCGCTATTTACTCCAGACCAAGAACGGGAGTTAGCCATCATGGCTCTCGGGCTCGCGGGAGAAAATGGAGAGGTCTTGGAGCATATCAAAAAAGTCATCCGCGATAATCATCTTGACCGAGACGAATTAAAAAAGGAACTCGGCGATGCGGTATTTTATTGGGCGCGGCTTTGCATATTTTTTGGTTTCGAACCATCAGAAGTTTTGTCCGCAAACAAAGAGAAGTTGGAGTCTCGTCGAGCGCGCGGAGTCTTGCGGGGCGACGGAGACAATCGATAAACGTCAAGTTTATGCGCTTAAAAACTGGACACATGGAGGAGCACCATGCGAGTATATCTGGCCGCGCCGTATGTAAAGAAAAACGAAATTAAGGCCTACGCCACTGAATTGCGAGCAGGCGGAGTTGAAGTGACTTCCTCTTGGCTAGATGAGCCACATGATCCGTCCATGGGTCCCAAAGACCTGACCCCCAAACAGAATCAGAAATACGCGGTGACCGATGTGTTCGATGTGCGCCGCGCCCAAGTCTTTGTGCTGTTTACCGATAAGACCAAGGCGGTCATCCGCGCAGGGCGGCACGTCGAGTTTGGAGTTGCAGTCGAGCGCAGTATGCCTATTTATGTGGTCGGAGAAGAGCGCGAGAACATCTTTCACTACCTGCCGTTTGTTACGCACGTCGATTCATGGGAACGGCTGCGGGACTACCTGATCGCCATGGCGGCGCGTTGAACTATACATATCTTTACGCAGATTACGAAACCTTCTCCCTGGCCGATCTCTCGGAAGTGGGTATCGACAACTACGCCAAGCACCCTTCAACAGGCATCAGCATGTGCGGCTGGGCGCTGGATGACGAAGACGTTGATGCGTGGCTGCCCCATAAGGGCGCGATGCCGTCAAAACTTCTCGACGCCTTTCTGAACCCTAAAATCACTATCATCTCTTGGAATGCCTCGTTTGAATACAACATCACAAATCGCGTTGCGTTCGGTACACGCTACACAGGTTGCGGCGAGATTTTGCCGATGTCTCGATTCCGTGATCCAATGGTCTTGGCGCACAATCTATCACTGCCCGGGTCGCTTGAAAAAGTTGCCATCATTCTCAAAATGGCCGAACAAAAAGACCCACGCGGAGATGAACTCAAATTTATGTTCTGCGAACCCGTCAGCAAGGGCGGAGAAATGACGCTGTTCGGTATCGCGCCGCCCCTGTTCCGCGATCACGTCAGCCATCCCCGAGAGTTTGCCGAATACATCGAGTACTGCAAACAAGACGTCCGCGCCGAGCGCGCGCTGTGGCTGCGCATGCTAAAGATAGGATTTCCTGAACGCGACTGGCAAGGGTGGCTGCTCGATCAGAAAATTAATCAATACGGTATTCCTGTCCGCCGAGACCTTTGCGAAAAAGGTTTGCGTCTGGCGCTGCGCTACATCAAAGACCAGCGCGATCTATGCAAGAAACTTACTGGGTTGGAAAATCCTAACTCTGATGTGCAGATGAAAGCCTGGGCCAAGGAGCGAGGATATACGCTGAACTCCATGCGCGCGAATACGGTCGCGGCCGAAATCGCCAACCCCAACTCTACTTTGACTCCTGAATGCAAGATTGCGCTCAGAGCGCGGGCATTTGCTCGTAAGTCTTCGTATACTAAAATCGAGAAATGTTTAAACCTGATGTCTCTCGATGATGACCGCATTCGATATCAGCTTCGATACATGGGTGCAGCGCGCACGGGGCGATGGGCGAGCGGCGGCGGCGAAGACGCTTCCATGCAGGTGCAGAATTTGCCGCGCGGCATGAAAGCGGTCAAGAAAAAACTGGCGCTTGCCTTGCAGTTGCTCGAAGCCGAGGATTACGAGGGTATCATTAAAGAGTTTACTGACACCAAGGACCCTAAGGATTCGATTTCTGTTGTGGATTTCGTTATCACGCTGCTGCGCTCGCTCTTTCAGGCGAAACCTGGCAAGAAGTTTCTCGTCGCCGACAAGAACGCTATTGAAAATCGCATGCTGGGATGGGCTGCGGGCTGCAAGGCGATCTTAGACGTATTTCGCACATGTACTGACTGCGGATTTGTGGTTGATGACCTCGACGGACCATTTTTATGTCCGAAGTGCGGCGGCAAGAAAGCCCGCTGCCCGTATATTTCGTTCGGGACTCACCTATACTCCAAACCCTACGCCGAACTTTGGAAGAATTACCTCGCAGGCCAGGAAGAGGAGCGCCAGAATTCGAAGCCCCCAGTGTTGGGCGGGGGCTATGGCCTTGGTGGCGGAGAACTATATATCAATGAGTATGGTGACGAGGTTCGCGGCGGGTTGTGGGGCTATGCATTAAGCGTATGCGGCGTAGATATGCCGAAAGAACTAGCCCATAAAGCCGTCGAGATTTTGCGTAAGGCGTGGCCTGAAGTAGTTCAATTTTGGACCGATTTGGAAGAGGCGTTCAAACAGGTCTTCAAACGCGGCGGCAGCATTAAAGTTGGCGAAGTGACTTGGGACAAGAACGAGCACGCCTGGGTCGAGCACCCGACAAAGGGCAAAGGCTGTGTCATCACATTCCGTCGCATCAAAATGGATGACGGCCGTTACACTATCCGCATGGAGCTTCCGTCTGGCCGTGCGCTGCACTACATGAACGTCACTATCGAAGAAGAAAATCGCATCAGCAAAAAGACAGGCAAGCCCTACACCACGCACACACTGTATTACGATGGTGTAGAGCACAGTGCGACCCAGGGCAAGGATGGTAAGACTGAGAAGAAACGCCATAAATGGGGACGCGTTAAAACTTACGGCGGAAAAATCTGCGAGAACGCGATTCAGGCTATGTCGCGCGACGACCTTTTGAATAGCATGCTGCTGGCCGACGACATGGGTTTTCATCTGTGGGGTTTGTTCCATGACGAACTTGCCGCAGAAGAGGATGACACGTTTGATGGTCTGCAACTGGCAGACTTGATCTGGTGCATGACGCAAGTTCCTGATTGGGCTCCTGGCCTACTACTTGGCGCTGAGGGATTCGAGTCGCAGGTATATAAAAAAGGATAGAATAGTCTTGACACCCGTATTAGTACTTTGGTACTATGCCTGAGTGAGCGAACTTATCCTGCAAGACCAAACCATTGAGTTTGCAAAACTGGTCGTGGCTGCTGGATGGGAGTGGTGCGGCCTGCAGGAAGCAATTCCACCCGCTCCGCCCGTTCTGATTATTCAGAAATGGGGCGTCATAAAACGAATTCCGGTTGACCCAGAAAATTTTGATCCTGTAAAGACGGCAACTCTGTATATCCCCCCACTGGAGAAGAAAATGACCGACAAACCGAAATTGAATTTGCGCCAGAAGTTGGTTCAGATCTATAAGAACCTCGACCACGTCGCCAAGGCGGGAGAGAACAAGAAGCAAGGATATAATTTCGTCCGCGCGGCCGACGTTCTGCGCGCAATTCGCGACGAGTTTGCGACGCTGGGAATCTATGCCGAAACGAATTTTGAATACCTCGGCAGCTATGACATCAAGACCAACAGCGGCGGCAATATGCACACTGCAACGGTAAAAGCGACGCTTAAACTGTACGATTGCGATTCCGATGAAACTAAGGTGATAAGCGGACTGGGCGACGGAGCAGACGGCGGCGATAAAGGCATATACAAGGCCCAAACAGGCGCGGTGAAAAACGCGCTCCGCAACGGCACTCTCTTGCCCGACGAAGGGGACCCGAATGGCGGAGACCCTGAAGGCGACCAAAACGTCGACGAGCAAACGACGGGGAACTATTCCCACAACAGCAGCACAACCGCGATTCCTGACTTTCACGAGGCACAACACGCTTCTCCGAAGCCGAACCCAGCCCCGAAGGCTCAGAAGCCTACAGAGGCTCCCAAAACGGCTCCTGTGAAGCCAGAACCAGTGCCCTTGCCGCAGACGTCTATGACCCCGGCCGTTGCGCAGGCGTCTATCGCGGCTCCTGAGAATGTCCCTGGGAAGGGTGATGCATACGAAGGGCCAGAAGACACCACCCTGCCGACGGAAGCTGAACTGGTCGAATACCGCGCACGGTTCAAAACCCTAGCTGATGATCTCTCAACTGCAGGTAAACTAAAAACCAGTCGCGGTCTACCTATCAACCGCAAGCTGCTGGTGTTCTTGATTAGCATTACCAAAGCGGCCGATGCGAAGAACATTTCCAAATCGCAATGGGATAATTTTTTTAGTCGAGTCGATGCTGCGAAATCCAATGAAGCGGTCGGCCTAATCGGCCTCGCTAAGTTGGTAAACAAAGCAAACGGTCTCGACGAAAAGAAGTAGTCATACGCCCCTTCGGGGGAAACTCAAATAAAGGTGGTGTAGAATGGCTTCATCAGTGAACAAAGTGATCTTGGTCGGACGCCTGGGCAAAGACCCCGAAGTCCGATTCACGCAAGGAGGCAAGGCAGTCGCAAACTTCAGTATCGCAACCGACGAATCCTTCAAGGATGCCAGCGGCGAGAAGCAGAAGAAAACCGAATGGCACAACATCGTTGTATGGGGCAACTCCGTCGAGGCTTTCGTACAAAAGTATTTGCATAAGGGGGATATGGTGTACATCGAAGGCAAGCTGCAGACGCGGTCATGGGAAAAAGACGGCGTGAAGAAATACACGACCGAAGTTAACGTGACCGACATCAAGGGCCTGGTCCTGGGCGATAGCGAGAGTCAGCCCGCAGCGCAGCAGCAACAGCGTCCTGCGGCCACCCAGTCCCGTTCAGCGGTTGTCCGACGAGATACTGCGCCTATGGCGGCGCAAGTGGACGACGAAGACATGCCGTTCTAACGATACGAACGGGGCGGCCTCGGTAAAAGGGCCCGATTTTACCAGTCAGCATCTACGGGGCCGAGATGCTGACATTTTTTTTTGAGGAAAATATGCTGCATCGCATCTATGACCGAATTTCTTCTGGCTTTTGGCAAGGACTTGGGCTAGAGTTATCCTTCCTGATGCTCTGGTTCGGGTCATGGCTCCTGCACTCGCGGGTAGGCCATCGACTCGAACCCGGGCATTGGTTTCATAAAATCCACGACTATTTCACCAAGTGAGGCTGCTTTGTTCCAACGAAACCCAGACCAGCACCAAGTTATCTGCGACCACTTGGGGCCGCGTTCAGTTGTGGCTGGGCCAGGTAGCGGCAAGAGCAGTACGATGGTTGAATTTATTAAAGATTTGATCTACAAACATGGCGTATCTCCTTCCGAAATTCGGGCCGTCACCTTCTCGAAAGAGATGGCCACGGTACTGGAAAAGAAAATCAAAATCCCAGGCATTGCGTCCACGTTCCACAGTTTGGGCTACCTGATCTGTTCCGAGACAGAACGCAAGCCCGTTGAGCCTGAGCTGCGGTATCGGTTGATGTGCCAGCTATGCAAGAAGTGGGGACTGGATTACAAAGAACTGGATCACTTCATCGCCAAAATGCGCCGCAGTAACATCACCCCGACCGAATGCATTGAAAGTGGCGAGTATGATTATGGATATGCCAGCGCGTATGTGACATACGAAAATTCCCGCGCCGAACAAGGCTGGATGGACTTTGATTGTCAGCCCCCTGAAACGCAAGTTACCATGGCGAATGGTGAAACAAAGCGGATGGACGCTCTGCAAGTTGGAGACTCCGTGCTTTCGTGGAATCGAAGAAATCAGGCGTTTAGGAGTCGCCGTGTTTCTGGTATTTCTAGACACGCACACTATGGAAAACTCGTTACGGTGCGGTGCGGAAACAAAAAGACCCGAGCCACCCGCAATCACTGGTTCTGGGTAAAATTCAACGAAGCTGCTAAAAATCAGTACGCAGTTTACCTGATGTGGCGAGAGGGCTTTGGATTTCGCGTCGGGCAGTGTAAATTCTTTTCTCGCGGATACTCAAACTGGACTACTCGGATGAAACATCAAGTTGCCGACAAAATGTGGGTCTTGAGTGTTACTACAGATTATTACGAGGCGTTGACCCGCGAAGCGGAGGTCTCAGTTAAATATGGCATCCCTCAGACGGTATTTGTGGGGGCGCGCGGGTACCCGACGTCTGAGGCTATTAATCGCATATTTCTGGCAGCCGATACACAAAACGGAATACGCTGTCTCGCGGACTATGCCTTGCAGTGGGACCGACCGCTTATAGCGAAGCAAGCAAAAATGCAGCAATGGACTCGCAAAAAAGGCGGGTTTATAAAGGTCTCTGCGTGCAATCTTCTCCCGCATATTATGTCCCTGCCGGACGACGGAGCCATTACTGAGATTCAACGAGTTCCGTACACGGGCGATGTATACGGACTAAGCGTTGATATTGACCACACCTATGTGGCCGATGGACTTATTACAGGGAACTCAATGCTGGCCGACGCCGTCCAGCTACTGGAAAAGCCCGATGTGCGCGCTAGATGGCAGCCCAAGTTCCTAGTCGTCGACGAAGCCCAGGATACTGACGACTGCCAATGGCGTATGATGCAGTTAATGGCGGCGCAACACAACAACATCACGGTTGTCGGCGATCCCAACCAAGCTATCTACGGTTTCCGTGGCGCGAAGCCCGAAAACATCACCAACTTCAATCAGTGGTTTCCTGGCGGCCGAAAATACTACCTCGGCAAGAACTACCGCTCGACGCAGACCATCGTGAAGTTCGTGCGAGAGAACGCGCCTGAGGATACCCCAAAGGAATTGTTAGACCGCATGGTCGCGGCGCGTGCAGAGAAGGGCGCACCTATCGGATTGAAAATGTACTGGACCGACGACGCGGAAGCTGAGTCCGCCCTGGCGCTGGCGAAGAAAGACCCGCTCAATTCAATTATTCTTGCCCGCACAAACCGCATGGTGGGGCTCTTAGAGCGGCTGTGCAATCGCCATAAGGTCCGTTACCATCTGATGGGTAAAACTGGGTTCTGGAAACAAAATGAAATCCGTAAAGCTATTGAAGCGATGAAAGATTACCCGAACCTGTCGACCGAAGCGGCGTTCAACCTGGCGTTGCCTGACCTCGAAGCCAAGTATGCTGTCGCAGATCGGACAGAGCGAGACAACGACGCTCTGGATAATTTGAAAGTGATTCGCCTAATCGGGAAAGACTTTCGAACTGCGCGGGAATTTACGATCTATGGCAACAAGATGATGCATCGGCGCAATGACCCGAAGGGTGTGACTATCTCAACCGTGCATCAATCCAAGGGCGGTGAGTGGAAGAACGTGTTCATCATCGGCGCGAACGCCAAGGGGTTCCCGCACACGAAGGGCGACCCTAAAGAAGAGAAGCGCATATACTTCGTGGCCATCAGCAGGGCCATTGATAATCTGCGCATCTCTTTCTCCGGTACTCCTAGTCCGTACTTGCGAAAATATCTCACAGATGAAGTGCTCGATAAATTACGCGAGCACGCCGAAGAGGTGGACCACCTGCAGGAACAGCATAAACTTTTCGTTTAATTTATTTTGGGACATACTTCTTGACTTTTCATATCATAAGTAGTAGAGTAAAAATATGAAGATATGTTCGAAATGCAAAACTCCTAAACCTGCGGTACATTTCCGCAAAGACCCTCGGTATAGGGGGGGACGATTCTGCTGGTGTTACGACTGCACAAAAGCGTACGGCAGTAGCCCAGAAAAACTCGCAAAAGACCGCGCTAGGCGCAGAGAGAGATTTTCCGACCCTATGATTCGAGAAGTCCACAACGCGGATTGTAGGGCAAGGTATGCAACACCCGCAGGAAAGCGGAGACATAAAGATGAGATGTACCAGCGGAAATATGGAATTACCCTTGATTTTTTCGAATCGGAAGTAAAAAACCAAAATAAATGTTGCAAACTATGCGGGAAACGACGTAGACTCGTGGCAGACCATAACCACAAAACCGGGAAATACCGAGGCGCAATCTGCGGCATATGTAATGTGGCGGTTGGGCGAATCGAAGCGGTTCCAGATTTTATTCCAAAAGTTCAGGAGTATATTCAATGAGCCTAATGAAACCCCATCTCTACATAAATAGTCGCGGTTTTTTTGTAACCCGTCACAGCTACAGCGGGTCCGAATCATTTGGTTTTTGTCCCCGCAAATATTATCTGGAGCGCGTGCAAGGCTGGTCCGAAAAAGTCGACCGCGCCGCGCGCTACTTCGGTATTGCGCTCGAAGCGGGTGTGACTTTCTGGCATCAGCATCGCCAGGACGGCCCTGCGGCCGTGACGGAATTTGTGCGCCTGTGGGCGGAGCACAAAGACAAGCCCTACGTATACTCCAAACCAGAGCGTGACTGGGACTGTCTGAACCTGACTGGTCAGGAACTCCTTCGCCTTTACTTTGTCCGCTACCCGACTTTCCCATACATTGTGAATAATCCGCAGGATTTCCAGGTCCAAACCAACTTCGAAGTTTTTCCTGGCACAAAGCTGGCAGGCCTTGAATTCACTTCGTACATCGACTTGATTGCCCAATTGAAAACATCCTTCCGAGACCTGATTATTGATATCAAAACCTCGGGCAAGGATGTTCCTGAACTGACAGTTCTCGATCCGCAGTTGCGCAGTTACTCATGGGTCAAGAATATTCCTGACGTAGCGTTCTTGTGGTTCCGAAAAATGGGTCGTGAAATCTCGAAGGGCGACCGAGCGACGATTCTGGAGTCTTATGCCGGATTTGAGCCTGGTGCCGATGTAATCGTACTATCCACGGATGACTTCGGAGCGTGGGTCACGGCGGACCCCGCTATTGAAGAGGCCATGGGTGCTCTGTTCACTGATAAGAAAAAAGCGACTGAGCTCGCCAAGCAGGCGTACATCGAAGCCAACGGAAAGCACGTCGTCGAGACGGCGCTCACCAAGCAGCGGGTTCAATTCAAGATGGCTACCATCTCGAAAGAGAGCGCGGAGGACGTCGGCCGCTCGATCAAACGGGATGTGATCAACATTGCGGCATCTAACGAGAAGGATTTCTGGCCCCTTCAAAGCGGGGTGAGATTCCCAAATGAAAAATGCCCAAATTGCTGCATGCGGGGTATTTGTGCTGAAAAACCGGAACTTAGGGATCTACTCGTGGAACGAAAGCAGGTAGATGAGTTTCGAGATTTTGACCATGAGTAGGCCCACCATGGTCATAGAGAACGGGACCCGTTTCGGAAAACTGGTCGTGCGCAGTCGAGTTACCGAAGGGAGAAACCGAGATTCAAAATATCTGTGTGATTGTGATTGCGGAAGATCATCCACTCCCACAGGTACAAGTCTAAAAACCGGGAATTCCAAAGGGTGTGGGATTTGCTATAAACTCAACTATTGTGTGCCAGACTCCGCATTGAGTCGGGCCTACCGCACGTATAAACGCGGGGCTAATAAAAAAGAAGTATCGTTTCAATTAACCTTTCCTGAATTTGTTTTTCTAACTAAACAGTCTTGCAGTTATTGCGGCGCGGCACCTAGTGTAAACTCATATTCCGAAGATGCGAAAGTTAAAGTACCAATGAACGGAGTAGACCGAGTCGACTCCGCGCAAGGGTATTCTCTAATCAACTGCGTTCCGTGCTGCACGACTTGTAATTTAGCGAAATTGGATACCAACGTCGTAGAGTTTATGGCATGGATTCAAAGGGTTCATGCACACCTGTTTGACTTTGGCAAGGAATCAGAGTAGAGTCAGTAAGCCTGCAGAGACAACCTATGCCAAAAGATAAATTTTCTGATGAAGATTTATCGCGGTGGAAGCGTGAAATAAATCCTGCTCCCATTATCAGCTCGCGTGTAAAGCTGAGCCGCGATAACTCGGAATGGCTGGGCCTATGCCCATTTCATCCCGAAAAAACTCCGTCGTTCAAAGTGTGGAAACTCGACGACGGCGTATGGGGATTCAAGTGCTTTGGGTGTCCGACGGGGGACCCCAAGAAGCCGTCCTCGGGGAACGTATTTCAATTCGTGCAGAGGTTCGACAAGATCCCATTCTCCGCAGCCGTGGAGAAGGTACTATTCGAAGCGGGCGTTGCTGGCTGGGCGGACGGGACCCCCCAGTCCGATCCATCCATGCCCGAAAAAGTGCATCGAGAGATGGTCACGTTTCCGATTGCACAATATACTCCCACTGAAAAAGCCCTCGCTGAATCTGCGGCCGGAAAAGCGTGGCTCGCGGCGCGCGGCATCAGCATGGAGACCGCGCGGGCGTTCCATATCGGGTTCGTTCAAGACGCTACGGTCACGTGCGGCACAAGCAACCCTTGGGCGAAACTGGGATGGGTCTTGTTTCCAACCCTGTCTGCAGACGGTCACTCTGTAATTTCTGTAAAGTACCGCAGCATTGCAGGAAAGAAAAAGAAAATAGACGGCAAAAACATCGGCGGAATCTACCGCGCGCAAGACACAGTCACCGTGCTGTTTAATCTGCAGGAAATCAAAGCCGCCGACGATATCTGGGTAGTCGAAGGTGAACCCGACACCCTAGTGCTGGCGCAGGCGGGCTGCCTGGCCGTCGGATATCCTATGGCGGGATACCAGCCCACCGAGGAAGAATGCGATGCACTGTCTACCGCCAAGCGTCGATTCCTTGCGGGAGATAGCGATGCCCCGGGCGTCAAGGCGATGGCCCAACTGAAAGACAGGGTGCGCGGCGCGACGTTCCTCATCAAGTGGCCGAACAATCGCAAAGACGCGAACGACGTACTGACCAACGAATGCGGCAACGACACGGGCAAGTTTAAGGTCCTGCTCGAAGAACTGAAAGAGCGCGCGACCCAGACAGAAAGTATTTCCATTGTCCGCCGAGCCTGCGATATCGTTCCTAAACAGATTCGGTGGCTGTGGCAGGAAAAAATCCCTTACGGTAAGATCACACTGTTCGCGGGGAATCCAGACAACGGAAAATCGCTGGCGAGCACGAAAGTCGCAGCAGCCACAAGCACGGGGGACCCTTTCGGGGAAGAGAACTTCGTCCGCAAACCTGCCGACGTCTTGATGCTTATCGGGGAAGACGACGCGGAGGACACTGCAGTGCCGCGTCTCATGGCGGCGCAAGCGGATTTGAGTCGCATTCATTTTCTGGAATCAGTGCGCCCTATTGCATCTGAAGACCGCGAAGTCCGCTTGGATATGGATATCGCCGCGATTGAGCGCAAGCTGGAAGAGATCCCTGATGCGCGTCTGTTGATTATCGACCCTATCAGCAATTACCTAGGCGATGTCAGCATGGTGGCGGAACAAGAGGTGCGCTCGATTCTAATTCCTTTGAAGCGCCTGGCTGAAAAATTCAACATCGCCATCGTGATCGTCATGCACTTAAACAAGAAAAATGATATGGATGCGATCTCCCGTGTTGGCGGCGCGATGGCTTTTATCGGCGTGGCTCGATGTTCGTGGCTTTTCGCGCGCAACGTGCAAGAAGAGAAACCGGAAGGGGAAGACGTTACCGCCCCTGTCGAAAAAAAGCCCGATACCTTCTCCATGCTTCGAATTAAGAACAACCTGGTCTCCTCCAGCCGCGCAGGCATGGCCTACAGTGTCTTGGTCAGGCCGATTGAAATCGAGGGGGATAAAATCATGACCCCTTATGTCGTGTTCGGGAAAACTATCGAAGGGAACGCTGACGATGCGCTAAACCGCAACAGTCGCGGACAGAAGAATGACCCTTCTGCTCCTCCGCGCGCCGTGGGACGCCCGAACGATAAGCTGCAGGCCGCAGTACGATGGCTGGAAAACGCGCTACAAGACAACCAGCCGCAACGCACTAAAGTTTTAAGGGAGAATGCCAAGGGGGAGGCGAACATCGCATCAGATACCTTGGATCGCGCCTTTACGACCATTGGCGCGAAGTCGTTGAAGATTGCAGGTCATTGGAACTGGAAGTGGACTCCTCTGAGTGAACCTGATGAGAACGACGGTGAAACAGCCCAGCAAAGTATGTTGATTCAGGTCGAGGGGGCGGAATGACCACCCCCACGAGTGAGAATTATACACTTGATCCCGAGATGGCATCACGGGTAAAATTAGTATCTCGGGTAGAAGTAGGGAATATATCCCGAGATGAAGATGCAGAAGGACTTAGAGGGAAAGAGTTAAAAAAACTTTCAGGAAGGTCTTTAGAATCAGTGACTGATTTCATCTCGGGTATATTTACCGAGATCTCACACTTGGCTGGAGTCAGGGGATTTTCCCCGAGATGACTTTGTTGAAGTCCATGGGCCAATGGAACTGGATTTTGAATCCGAAACCGACGGAGGACAGATGAACCTGATGAAAGAGTTGCCCAGAATCGCCGCCCGCGTACTCAAGAACACCCGAGGCGTCTATCCCGAGCTGAAAGCGCGCCTAGGTCTGGTTTCAGAAGCGTATGGAGCCAACCGCGTAGTTAGAGATTTTGAAGAATGGTGCGCCACAGTGCTTGAGACGCCGCGCTACCCTATTTCCGAATATCTGAAGGTGGTCGACTCCCGTCTAGGTTCCGCCCCCGAGGAGCCGAAACTGGATATCAAGAATCCCGTGGTTGGGGAACTGGTCTCTCTCACTTATGAGATGACCGGGGTCCTTCCATCCGCCCTGTCGGTCGCGGACTTGCTGAACCAATACCCCGCCGAGGAAGTGCGCGCGGCTCTGGTTGAATTCGCCGAGGGGTTGACGGAGCGCGAACTGAAAACTTCGATCAAGATGTTTTTCGCAAACGGGGGAAGCGGAGCCTCGGCGGTTATTCTTGCCCGCAGACGGAGATCAAATGCCAAATAAACTCGAACCTGCATTGGAGTATACGTTCCCGGGAGCCAGAGGAATTTGTGGATTCTGTGGTCAAGAAGAAAATGGCTATGCCAAGCGCGATGCCGAGGGAGCATGGCAAGCGGCGTGTTGGGTATGTGTGCGCCCGGCAGTTCGCGCGAAGCAGGAGAAGCGCGCATTTGTCGGCACGGTCTACACTGAAGTTGATGCAGAAGAATTCGAGAAACCAAAGAAGAAAAATCCCGGTTTGGCCCCGAGCGGCCACCGCCCGAAGGTGAACTAATGGAAGAACCAAAAACAAGTGAGTACATCCTGAATCAAGTGAAGCACCAGGCCATCACCATGGCGGAAACTGAAGATGAGTGCGAGCGCGGTTATGCGCACCTCGGATGGATGCTGCTGGAAGTCGCCGATATGCAGTACTGGCGGGTCCAGCACGAAACTTTCCGCGACTACCTGCGCGCCGTCGCCATGGTCTCGAAGAAAACGCCAGAAACTCTCCATCGATATTTTCTTACGGTTCGAGATTTAAGCGACACATTTTCCGCCGCGCAGCTTGAGTCCATGGGAATCTCGAAAGCGATGAAATTAAGACAAGCTAAGGACTATGCAATCGTCATTCCTTCAGTTATTATTAACGCGGCGCTCGATTCAACAGTGACGATTAAAGAATTGAAAAAACTGATATCTACAACCCTTCGCATGCCTGAAGATGAGGGAGATTGGTTCGACCTCGGTGCGGAGTTTTATGTGTCTCCTGAGGAGCGAGCAACCATCGAAGACGCCATGAAAGCTGCTGAACATTGTGATCCAATAACTAAAAAAACCATAAGTATATCTATGCAAAGGAAGGATATAGTGTTAAAATGGTGCATGAATTTTTTGGCGGACTATTCTCCCGAAGGTGGGTCGTGATGCAGAAATACTGTCCGAAATGCAAACGAAATCGAGATACAAAACATTTCTTTGGTTCTCCGGCGCGAGGGGATAACCTTTCTTCTTATTGTAAACCATGCAACACTCAGAAGGGTAGAGAATGGTGCGCAGTGAACAGAAAACGCAAAAACGAGAACGAACTGAACTATAGGCTTAAATTTCCACTTCGTCATATGTTGTATCGGGTGAGAACTACCGCTAAGCGGCGAGGATGGAAATGCAATTTAACGGAAAAAGACATCCAAGATTTATTTGTGGAGTTTTGTCCAATTTTGGGAATTCGATTAAATTACGACGGGCATCAAGGTCGTTCGGGACGTAACTCCGCGTCTCTAGATAGAGTAGACAGTACGAAAGGGTACCTACGCGGCAATGTGGCGATTATCTCCGATAGAGCCAACTCTTTGAAAAATGACGGCACTGCGGATGAGCATAGACGAGTCGCGGCGTATATGGAGGCACATCAATGAATAACATGGTTTGGGTTGAGTTGAATGACGTGAACGCAACAGTGCGAATTTTCCGGAACCGCCGCGCAGCACATGCGTTTGGGAAAGAGTGGATTGCCGAGCAGAATCGTTCTGAAGCAGTGGCCGAAATTCGACATCAACTCTGGTGGCGATGCAAAGGGGAATGTGAACTCTGTGCATCGCCAGTGACTGAACAGAGCGGCCACATGCATGAACAGGTGCATCGCGGCAAAGGCGGCGAAATATCCCTAACGAACTCGGTGTTCATCTGTCCGAAATGCCATGGCCGCGCGCATGCAGATAGAAACCCCAGATTCACGAAGAAAACCCTTGACATTCCTGAGTGATTCAGGCACATTAGAAATTGTCAAGGGCGTGTCCAGCGGGCTCCTTGAGCAAGAGCCCGCTTAACTCAAAAAAATCCTTGGCTCGGAGAATACAATGGCGCATTCCGTCGGGCAGCAAGCAGCACGAGCAGTAGCGAATAGTCAAAAAGTTGTGGTGGAGAAGCGTACTCCAGAAGAAATCCTGAAAGGTATCCGCTCAAACCGAGCAGCGAAACTTTTTGTCACGCCAACCGACGTGGATTTTCTACTGAGTCAATACGACGAAGCGATGGTGCGAATTCGCGAGTTGCATGGAGATGAGGCATAATGGGGGCCAGTTACGATAGCGCGAATCCGACCTGCGATGATTGTCAGTCCCAGGTCGGCTGTTGCACCGAATGCGGCGGATGTTTCAGCGAGCACTGCGAGTGCGATCCCTGCCAACACGGCAAGGCGCGGTCAGAAGAATGCGGGTTCTGTGTTCGAGGGTTGAAGCCGCTAGTAGAAGTGATGGTGAAACACGACGGCATGGAAGATGACCTTGCATGGTTGCTAGGTCCAGACCAGGAGATGGCGTAATGTCGCAAAAGAAAGGCACGCCCAAAGAGAGGCGACATCGCGCATATCAAAAACGGGTGCAGAAAGACCCAGATTTTATTCCAGGTATTATTCGGCACATGAAGATTTGGAAGGCGGCAAATCCAGAGCGGTATATTCTCAATAAGGCGCGGTGCCGTGCCAAACGATTGCGGAGACCTTTTACGATTACCCTCGCTGATATTCGGATACCTGCAATCTGCCCTGTGTTGGGGATTCCGTTGTTTTGGGGCGACGAGCAGAAGTCAGACAACTCACCATCCCTTGATTGTTTGCTTCCGCACCTCGGTTATACTCAAGGGAATGTGTTTGTGATTTCGATGCGCGCAAATAGACTGAAAGGCGACGGCTCCTGGGTTGAACTGGAAAAAATTGCAAATTGGGTTCGAGAAAAGGTGATTCATGCTGCGCGATAAAACAGGAAATCAACTATTTCGGAGGGTCGAAGTCAAAATCATTTTCCCTAACGCGATTTTTCCCGATAAGAGGTTTGTGCAGCGCGCAGGCCCCCGCCAAGGATTTAACGCGACGGGAATTGATGAAATTTTGATGAATATCGCAGACCAGCTTGATACTCTATACCCGTGGTGGAATTTTGCCGCCACGGAATTGACGCCAGTCGGGCGCACCATTCGTTTCGTTTTTACGTTCGCAGGCAACCGCGCTGTTGCGCCCACTGCGCCCGTCGAAATTCATGAAAAACCAGTTCAAATACTTTCACCATCCGACCCCCGCGCACTCGCGGCAGGAGAATAATCATGACCGACTTTTTAGCCATGCCGAAGATTCCGCGCCTCTCCCGTCTCTGCACTATCACTGAAAAAATTGACGGGACGAATGCCAGCATCTTCATCAGTGAAGACGGCTCCGAGTTTTTGGTCGGCAGCCGCACGCGCTGGATTACACCACAGGACGACAACTACGGATTCGCGCGCTGTTTGAGATTTGGGAGAACCCTATGCGCGTAACATTCCGCTGGCATGCGCAGATGGTGAGTTACGTCGCGCATTTCAACACCAAGGATGAGGCCGAACGATTTGTAGAGGCCGTGAAGATCTCTCGGGCAGCGGAGAAGCGTGCAGTTAAGTGATTTTGCCGCAGTCGCACAAGCAGGCCCAGAGATAATATTTTCCGACTCTGGAGTGACCTACCCAGGATTGAACTAGTAATCTATGGAATCGGCGTCCCGTCAGATTCCATTTCGAAGGTATATTGTGACTGCCCCAGAAAACAGGCAGGCAGGCCGCACGGACATTTTTCGCAGACGGCTTCATAGGGCTCCCAGCACATCGTGATGATGCAAGACCACCGAGCATGACAGGTGGGGCACTCATGCTCTTGGCTCCAACCAGGTTCTTCGGGGTTGATTTTTTTGGTCACTCCAAAATAATACCAGAAACCTCTTGACAAGGCAACTGGTACTTTCGTACTATTGACCTAGGAGAATTTAAATGGCGGACTTTAATCCGGCGGTAGAGACCACCCTGCAGCATGAGGGTGGGTATGTAAACAATCCCAACGATAGCGGCGGGGAAACAAAATATGGAATCACCGCAAAGGATTTGCCCGGCGTGAATATCTCCGATCTCTCGGTCAGCGTTGCGACGAATTATTATCGCACACATTACTGGAAACCGTTTTATGGTGAACTCACTTCCCAGGACGTCGCGAATAAACTTTTTGACATGGGCGTGCTGTTCGGTATCGGCGAAGCGGCCTATTTGTTACAGAGGGCGTTGAATTTCGTGTCTTGGCAGTGGACAAAAACTTTCGATGACTCTACTCTCACGGCCGCGAACGAAGCCAACCCCGATACGCTTTTGACGTCTTATAGAAATCATTTGCGGACGCATGCCTTGAATTTAGCAAACGCAAATCCGAATGATCGAGAGTTTTTGACCGGATGGCTCTCGCGGATCAATTCATAAGGAGACTAAACCATCCATAAGTGTAAAAACAATTTGGGCGAGCGACGGCGCTACAAGGCTCTTCAGAAATTGGGGCCAGTCAAAGAAATACCGTCGCCCTTTTTTCGCATAGGACAGGTGGTGGGGCCATGGGAGCAACACGAAGACTTCTGACGTATAAATGCGAAAAAGGGCACGTAATGCAAAAAACATATCCTCTCGGGGTTCGGTTTGACGACGTAGACGAAACAACTTGTTCGGAGTGCTTGGCTGTGAGCGAAGTTAAAAAAGCCTTCCTGATGTTCGCGGAGGCCGTCTCAGCAGTCCGCAAATAAAAAATGACATCTGACTCACATCGGTACTATTGCCAGAGATGCGACCGTTTCCTCTACGGAGCATTGTTGGCGGACCTTATTTCAGCGGTGAATATCCACGCGAGTTGTTTTCATCCGTCGGATTTTTCGGCCTGGACCGAAAAAGGAATTATCTTGTCCGCTCAATACACTTATTTGGAGGGGGCGGTGCCGCCTTATTTACTATCGCAGGGAATTGTCGCCCCTCCTGCCGTTATCACTCTTCCGGAAATCACCGAGAACGACAGAAAAATGCTGGCCAAGGGGCATGTGAAATGGGACTAAAACTCTTTTTGGTTTTTGTTTTTGTGTCGCTTCTTGGCGGGCTCTGCGACCGCTGGTACGCTGTTTGGAGGCATCGCAAATGACGGCTACCGAAGAAAAACTTCTTGAACTCGGAAATGCCTTGGCGCGCGCAACAGGCCATCATATTGCCCGAGGATGTCCGAAGATTTCTCCTGCGGTTCCGTGTACGTGTGGAGCAGGTCTAGAGCAAGCGAAGGCCCTAGACGCCTGGCAAAGATTTCTTGACCAAGTAAAGGAGCAGTGATGCCGCTCGACTTATGGAGCCAGGACTACTATAATCAAAAATCGTGGAAACGTGTGCATGACGCGCGTCCTGATGATTTTTTGCCATATGACGAAGCAAAAGAAAAGTATATTGCAGAAAGTATTGAACCGACTCTCCAAAAGTATCGCCAGTCTGACCACGCCTGGTTCGCGGATTTTTCCCGCCGCAAAGGCGAAGTAATTCACTCCAGCGATTTAATTTATCGTCTTCAGCAACTGAATCCACACATCTTCGTGCAGCAACAGTATAACTTTCCGTCGGACTGGGGGCTGTACACCTCGGCTCTTGGCCGCATTCAGTTTTTGACCGGGTTGCCTAAGGGGTGGTTGACAGAATTTTCTTACGCGATCACAGATGACCGAGATTTGCCGACAGAAGAGCGGCGGGGTTGGCGGACAGTTTTGGTCTACGCTTTGATGAAAGGTGCGATTACCTGGGAGCAGGTGATTGCTGAATTCGGCGAGCCGCAGGACGGGTTTAACGAGCAACGGTGGTGTGAGGCCACCGCCGCATTTCGCCATGGCGGAGACCAGATATCGCAGCGAAATATCGCGAACGTCCTCGACTAACTTCTTACAACTTATTACAGAAACTGACTAATCAAACCATAAGTGAAGAGCAATCCAGTTGAGCAATTTCAAAGGCTATTTCAATGGGCACGGACAATCAAAACAATCGGTCTACGGCCATCACTCCCGAAATCGCAGGAAAAATCAACACAGACCTGCTCGCCGCCGTCAAGGAAGCATTCGAGGCAGGCGTAATCGCAGGACAGCAACAAATCTTGACCGCCATACAAGAACGCATCGCCCGAGGAGAATAGCATGTCGAACGAACAGAACAAACCGAACCCCGCAGTACCGCCCGAATTGATGACTCCCGCCGCGCAGGCGTATATGAACTCGCAGTTGAAGGAAACCGTCGCCGCGATGTTTCGTGAATTTGCCCCTATGCTTCAGAGTATCGCTCTGACGCCCGATAAAATTCAGGCCATGGAAGAGGCTCGTCGTGCGCCCTCCGAGGAAGTGGTGAAACGCAAAGCCCGCGAGCTCCGAGAAAGAAAGATGCAGCAAGCGGACCTCGAAGAAGCCCGCCAGCGCCAGCAAGCACTGCAAGATTCTTGCCCGCATAAATATTCTAACGGCCAGTTGTCTCTGGCTGTGATCTCGAACCGTCCAGACCGCCAGCGCCTGCTGATTTGTTTGAAAAATCATTGCATGATTGTGCCAGGCATGTGGGTTGTCGGACCCCCGACCGAAGACCATCCGCGCGGCCGGGTTTATTTCGAAAAACCGCACCCCGACTATCGCCGTCTGATTCAGGAATACGATACGGTCCATCAAGAAGGATAAAATCTCTTGACATTTAGAGAAGTCAATAGTACTTTAGTACTGCGGAGGGTTTAGGTTCATGAGCGCACCAAAACCGAACGGTATCGTGCTGTTGATTCCGTCCAATGGGCGGAATACTTGTATTGAATGGGCGGCGGCCTTAGCGTCGTTCAGCTATCCAGTGGGAATGAACCACTTTCTGTACATGAGCAAGGCCGACCCGGACGGCGGCCACACGCGCGCAGAACAGCGTGAAATGCTGGCCGATATGGCGGTCAAGATCAATTCCGAATACATGATGTGGATTGATGACGACACAGTCTGCCCCGCCACCACGATTCAAGAACTGTTCTACATCCTGGCACAAAACCCCAAGGCCGCTATCGCAGGCGGTATCTACTGCACGAAATCACACCCCTCCGAACCGATTGTGTTTTTGGAACTCGGCGGCGGTCCTCACTGGCTATGGACCATGGGTGACGTATTTCCATGCAAGGGCCTCGGCACTGGGTGCATGATGGTTCGCACCAGCGTTTTGAAGGACCTCCCCAAACCGTGGTTTCAAGACACGTCGAAATCGATTGCGGGGGAGACCGAAGTGCGCGGCGGAGAAACGATTAACGTCGCCGCCCGAACCGGAACCGATGACTTGTACTTCTGCAAGAAAGTTTCTGAAGCGGGATATGACATCATCGCGCACGGGGGCATTTTACCTGTTCACGTTGATTATTCAGTGAATCCCAACGTCCCCTATAAACTCCCGAAGAACAGCCATCCAGTGACCTCATATCAAGAGCGCCTAGACGCCTTGAACGCCACGCTGCCACCTGACCAGCAGAAAGTGTTGCTGCCATGACGGACCTGGTGATCGGCTTCGCCGCAAATTTCACCTGGAAAGACCTCGAACCCTTCGCTGTTTCTCTTGCCCGATCAGGGTATACAGGAAAAAAAGTTTTGTTCGCGCAACGGTTGACTCAAGAGGCATGCGACTTTTTGACGTCTTTCGGCTTTGAATTACTTCCTCTTCCCGTGCTTGAGTACTCCGACCCTGAAATTACGAAGGGCGGGTACTTCGCTTACGTGGCGCGCTTCCTCTTGATTCATCGCTACCTGTACGACAACCCCGATTATAGATTTGTGGTGTGCGCCGATACGCGTGACGTCATATTCCAGCACGACCCGATGGCATGGATCGAGAAAAATATCGGCGACAAAGGTATCGTCGCGGCGTCCGAACATATTTATCACTGGGCCCAAAAAGGAAACACTGACTGGGTCATGAAGAATTTCAAGGAAGTCGACTCTTGGATGATGTCTCAGCCCGTGTATTGTTCTGGTCTGATCTCGGGGCGCGCAGACTACATCCGAGACTTGGCCATGAGCATTTATTTGATGGGCCGCGCACTAAGCGGAAATACCTGGGGAGCAGACCAGCCATCATATAACTCAATCATACACCAGAAAGCGTACGCGGACGCAACTCTGGTTCCATCCATGTCCGATGCGTACTGCCTACACTTGGTAGTGGTGGCTTTTGAAGAATATCGCAAAATGATGACCGATGCTCCCCCTCCAGTTCAGTTTGGGACCTGCTCGTCTGATGGCATCAACCCGCCTAATATGTGGGACTACGACCTTCGGGACCTGTCTAATTTCTCGGTCATTCACCAATACGACAGAATGCCGAAGCTGGCCGAACAGATTCGCGCGAAATATAAGATGGGTTCGGAAAAGTGACTTGTTCCTCCATAAGTAGAGAGCCACTAAGGTCTCCTGCAGGTTCCCTGTAGACAAGAGGAAAAGACAATGGCAAATATCGTTAGCTCGCGCGGGCATAATTCATCCTTTCGAGGCGCATCTGCCCCGAGCGCATTTTATCAAATTTTGACGTCCGATTTCGGTGAACCAGTCCCAGCCGCTCCTGCGCTGACTGTTCGCACTGCTTCGGGCACGATTACCTCCACCACTTCCAACATTCAGTTGACTTGGATCACAGCAGAAGGCGTTTCGCTTCCATCAACGAGCACAGGCGTCCTAGTGAACTCGGCCGACGGCGGTGTTTCTATCGTACAGCCGACGGTGCCAACAAACGGCCAGACCGTCATCGGGTGGCAGATTTATTCGCAGGGTTCGACGGGCGCTCCGCTGTTGAATACGGCGGGCATTGTTCCTGCTCCTCAGAATTTTACGACTACGCAAGGCGTTGTGGTCGGGTTCCCTGTGAACACGACAACGGTTTTCCAGAACAGCCTTGGTACAGGCGCAGTGGTTCCTGCAATCGACCGCTCAGGTATTCAGCCCGCTCTGCCTTCGGTTGTAGCTGCGACTGGCAGCACGCAAGGCAATGTCGCAACTGCTACTTTCATCGTGCCGAACAACGGCTCGCAATGGAAGACTTACAAATCTGTCGGTGTGATGCGCCCTGACTCGACTCCCGAAAACTTTGGGATCAGTTCCAATTATCCTTGGGATTGTCAAGCCCCTCTTTATCCTGGCGCAACACCCGGAGCCACCACTTACACGCAAGTGGCGGTGACCCCAGGAACTTATATGACGATGAACGGCACGCTGTTTGTCTCCACTCTGGCAACCAACAGCACAGCCGCAACATTCGTCGGTGCAGCCGCATTTAACGTCGCCAAGGGGTCAACTGTAACAGATGGTTCCGTGACGTGGCTCTGCCTCGGAAAAGCGACGGTGATTAAGGCCGTCTTTGAGAACGCAGGCACAACCACTACCCAACCCGTGGCGCAGGAGTACGATTTGTACCAGAACTAAAATTTCGGCACGGGCTCGCAGACGTTATCTGAGACTCTGTGGGCCCCTCGCCTTAAAATGCAGTAGAACTAAAAATTAAAACGGAGGCACCATCAATGAGCGAAACACAAGCCGTACCTGTTGCGGGGACACCCGCTCCAGTAGCAACACCGAAGCCGAACGCGATTCAACTTATCGAAGCCGAACTCGCAAATTTCATCAAGCAGGCAGAAGTAGCGGCCAAGAATACGGAACAGGCTGTCGCCAATGTTCACGCTATTCAGGGCGCGATTCAAGGCACCAAGCACCTGTTGGCCAAGCTGCAAGGTGCAGCCATTGCCGCCGAAGCTGAAGTGAAGAAGGTCCTCGGCGAAGCGAAGCCTGAAGCCGTGAAGATTGTGACGGAAGTCGAGACCGAAGAGAAAACGGTCGTCGCGGATATCGAAGCCGAAGCGAAGAAACTGTAGTTATACCGATCTTCCAGAGACCTGCTGCTCACAGGACTGGATTGCTCCGAACGCCCTGCTTCGCTAAAAACGGAGCAGGGCGTCTTTATTTCAGGAGAAAAAGAATGAATTCGAACGGTGTACCAAACGTCAATCAGACCACCACTCTCCAGGCGATGGCGGATCAATTACGCATCCATACAAAGCTCCAGAACTACTTTAATGTGGGCGGGGTCGACAGCCAACCGATGCTACGTTTGGCCGACAACGTGATGCAGATGTTGCTCACCAAGCGAATGCCGTGGAAATTTAACCGCGTTCAGATGGGGTCCAATAACCCTGCCGTCAATCCTGATTTTTTCGTCACGCAAATGGGTTTCCAAGATTTTAAACATGCGGGAGCTTCTTGTTTCGCTCTGATCAACAGCGTAACTCCTGGCGGCCAGCTTCCTGCAGGCGGCGCGGGCGTGGATTTAGCGCCAGGCGTGTACCAGAACGGCAACGCACGCATTACGTATGGGCCGTTCAACGGGGGTAATTCCTATGGGCCGACGGGAAATTGGCAAACCGCCGGAATAATATTCAACCCTACAACTGGTAATTTTACAGTTCAGTTTCTTGATCCCCACCCGTTTCAAGCCGGAAATATAGGGACGTCTCAAATTCTTATATCGGGCGTCGTTAATCCGGCGTTCAACAGCACATTCACGTACAACCAATTAGCCCAGACCAGCCAATGGATCGGCAGCTATACCCTGGTCTCGATTCCCGACAATTTTCATATCGTACTGCAGGGCAACTCCAATCACAGCGGCGCAATCTCGAATATATCCGCTTCGGGCAGTATCACAACGGTCTCGGTCGCTCAGACCATGACGCCTGGCGACATCATGACGTTCACTGGCGTCACGACCAACAGCGCACTGAATGGGCTGACAGTCACGCTCCTGACCGCTACAGGCAACGCAGTGACGTTTCTGACCCCATCAGGCGTAACGATCACGAACGGAGTTGATACGGGCACCATGTACGCGGCCCCGTCTGGCGCGCCCGGCATCTGGAATCTGGGATGGGTCGAGTCGGCTGCAGTAATCGATATCAACAATCCAAGTTTTCCTCTACCTATATCTCCGATTGATGCGGTGCATCGTCTTGCTCCCGAGTATTCCAGTCGCGGAGAAGACATGAACCTGTCGTGCGAAATCGATTTCGGTAATGGAGTCGTGAAATTTAGATTGTCCGAGCCTGTCAGCACGTATCCATTCGCTTTCAGCGTCAACTACCAAGCGAAGGCTCCGAAATTTACATCTGGCCAATCAATTTTTCAATGGCCTGATGATTTATCCTACGTGTTGTTTGAGATGCTGCTTTGGCAGGGCATGCGCTTCGCGTACGGGATTACTTCGGCTGAGACCCAAGCACAGGCGCAGTCAGCGCAGATGGCGCTTATGGCGGCTCTGGCTTCCGAAGACCGCGAAGATAATGTTCAGGCGATTACGCCGAATCGTTCGCTGATGATGTAATCGAGGATTTGTGATCACACTTACGGGCGGAAATATTGGAGTGCCGAACGGGTCCATCCGATTTCAGTTGAACCAGGATGCGCGGGTTGTCGCTGCACCATACGGCCAGGTTCCCGCAACTCTTGTGGTCACGTACCAGTTCGACGCCACGGGCAATCTGATTCAACCTTGTCCGCTATGGTCGAACGCAGAACTGACGCCACAGCTTTCGAATGTCTTGCTAGGGACTTTTTATCTTGTTGCAGTTTATTCGCAAAGCGGGGCGCTAGTATCGGGTCCGATGCGCTGGATTTTTCCGAACCCGAGCGGTTCAACTGTTGACATCGGAACGATGGTTGCGCTGGAAGTTGAATAGGAGTTTTATATGGGTCAAATTTATTATCCATCGCCGTTCACCTTCATACCTGAGCCGCCTAATGTTGTTCTGGCGGGTCCTGCTTCTGGGAGCTCGGCTTTGCCGACATTTCGCGCGCTCGTGGCGGCGGACTTACCCGCAGTCGCATCGGCGTCCGTTCAGTCGCTTGATGTGTCGACTTTCGCTGGCGCAGACTTGGGTGCGAAGTTACTTGCAGCCCAGGCAGTCGCTCCCGCTGCGGGATGTGTTCTCGACTGTCGCAACCTCACATCACCCCAGACTCTGTCCACTGCGGTCAACATTACTGGCCCTCACCGAATCTTGGCGACGGGCTTAGTTGTCACCCAGACGGCAACGATCACGTTGACAGGGAATAACTCGGGCGTCCTCGGCACGCCTGGCCGCGCGTTCATTTTCAACAAAGGCGCGAACCTTGCCCAGCAGATTATCATCACTGGTAATGACGTGGTTGTGGATAACGTAACGCTGAACGGTGCAATAGGGTCTGGGTATACAGGCAACGGCATTCAGGTCACGCTAGGCGCGCTCCGTCCTATCATTTCTAACTCGACAATCACAGGTCAGTTCACCGACGCGATTCATGACTTGGGCTCAACGGACTTGGATCTTAGTTTTTGTGATCTCACCGCCTTCGGCGTGAATGGTTTCAACGCGACCTCGGCAAATACCTTGTATGCACGCATCGTCGGCACCACAATTGTGGACTCTGCCACCTCGACAGGGAACGCGGTCGTGGTGCGCGGCGGTATATTCCTCACCGATTGTCGCATCCTCACCAGCAGCAATAATGTCTGCGTGAACAATATTGGGTCTGTCACAATCGTAAGCTGCTTCATCAGTAACACAGGCGGCAACAGTTGTTATACTGCTTCGGCGCACGTAGGAAACATCTCATCTTCTACCCTTAGCGGCGGTGGAACTGTATCGGCAGTTGTTCAACCTTGCGTCTATGCAACACAAGGGACCCTGACCCTGACGGGGAACACGATCCAAGGTGCAGGTGTTGGCTACGCAGTCCATGCCGACAGTTTACAAAATGGAAACCTGATCATCGCCCATAACCAGCTCGGTCAGTCTTTTACTTCGCAGGGGTATGCCATCATTTGGTTATCCGGCGACTCGATTGGTATGGTCGTTCACCACAACTCCATTATATTTGCTGATAACTCGCCTACGGGTGTTAACTACGGTATCTGGCTGCAAACACCTAACGGCGCTCACTGCATTCAACACCGTATTGAAGACAACATTTTCCGTGCTGGTGGCGGCGGTAGCCTCGACGATATCGGAATCTTGCTAGACAATACGACTAGCAACGGGGTAAGCAGCGGACACATCATCAGCAGAAACTCTTTTGTGGATATGACGGTAGGCATTGCGCGGAACGATCCGCCGTCGTATATGACATGCCTTTTCGAGGAAAATACTACCAACACCGGACCTATTTTCCAGACTCCAGTCGCAGGTGGCACCCTAGACGTCATTATCTCGCACTATGTGCCTTTCACTGTCGCGACTCTTCCGGTTTGCGGTGCTGGCTCGGAAATCCTTGTATCTGACGGGTTGCCAACAAGTCCGGTTAGAGCAGGTGCGGGATACTATCCACAGACTACGATTGCGACCCCGACATCTGCCGGATGGGCTGCAATGACTTCGCCTGTTGTGGCTCAGGTCAACCTAACTGCGCAAACAGCTACGTTGGCTAACCAGTATATTCCGGCCTCCGCACCGTTTTATGCGTCCGGACAGTACTTACTGACGTGGAATGCCAAACTAACGACGGTCGGGTCGGTCTCATCCACGCTCGGTCAAATGTACATCATGTACACCGATCCAGATGGCACCGCTATAACTTTGAGCGCCACGGCTATGATTCCCGCCGGGACCTTTGCTCTGACAAGCGCGGCCAACACGGTTGCAGGGGCGGTTCTAATCGGCATGCCGCTGCTGTTGAATGTTAAACAGGGCGCGCGAATTTTATACAGCTTTGTTTTCGCACAAAGCGGCTCTCCGGCCGCTCAGTATAATCTCAACATTTGTTTGGAGATTCGATAATGATAATCTTACAGAACGGATTTCCGCAATCACCAAACGGGCTGATTGTCCCGAACGGGTCGATCAGGTTCCAGCTCAATACCGACGCGACGATTATCGCCGCGCCGTACGGATTTGTGTTCGCAGCGAATCCAGTCACTTTTCAATTCAACTCTGCAGGGCAGATCCAGCCGAACACTGGCGCATTCGCACAGATATGGTCCAATCAGGAGTTGAATCCTCAAAACACCTTCGGCCTCGGCACATATTACTTGGTGACGTTCTATGACCAGAATGGCGCTTTGCTGAACACGACTCCGCTCTGGTGGCAGTTTCCTGAAACAATCGGAACCACTGTTGACATCAGCAACATGACGGCCATCGCCACAATCGGCGGGAACATTATTTTTTACCCTACGAATTTTCTCGGCGGGACAGGAACCGTAACCAGCGTCGCGTTTGTCGGGGACGGCACAATCTTGTCCGCGACCCCATCGACGGCCGTGACTACTGCAGGAAATATTTCTGCGACGCTGTTGACGCAGAGCGCCAATTTAGTGCTTGCGGGGCCTACGACAGGTATCGCGGCCTTACCAACATTCCGCGCGATTACTCTCGCGGATCTTCCCGCAGGCATAAATATTTGGAATGATCTGGGCGCACCAACCGGAAACCTAGTCCTAGCGACCACGACTTTTAACACGACATTCACGTCGACGACTCCGACGATTTGGGCGTGGGCGAATATTACGGCCGCAACCAGCGGCGCGAATCAAAATTCTCCGGTTATTTCTTTTGCCGGAACGTATTGGACAGGCGCTACTAGTGCAAGCGATGCTTATTCCTTTCAAAATATAATTCCGCCGGGAATTAATCCAGCTACAATTTTTATTCTTGCCCATACAGGTTCAGGTGTTGGAAATTTCACCTTTAATGGGCAAGTAAATTTTGGATCCATCAATTCCGCGGCTAATATCACAGCCTCTACGAACATACGTGTTTCACCTACTACAGGCATAGCTACTAATATAGCTAATGTTAATTCCAGTGTGCTTTCCATAAGCGGGGCCTATTGGACAGGTTCTGTATCTGCTGCAGATACATGGACGTTTAATGATATATTGGGGACCGGAACGAATCCAACTTCGACTCTCACAATAACCCAAACCGGGTCTTCAGGCGTTGCCTTGGTTCAAGTAAATAGCAGTATTAACATTCCTACAGGAAGCACCTATCAAATTAACGGCGTACCTCTGAGTACTTCTAGTGCATTCAGTAGTTTAACGGGGGGTACGAATTCCGCAGCATCTATGATTGTGGGAACAGGGGCCAGTTTAGGGATATCTGGGTCAGGAACAATCACAGCTACAGGATTGACGGGAACTCCCGCTATTACCGTTGGCGCGATCACTAACACCGCGATTACAGCGAGCGGTCTCATCACTGGGAAAGCAAACATCCAATTAGGTGTTTCAGGAACTACTTCGGGAGTGATTACTCTAGAAGGATCTACTTCGGGGGCTTCTACTATCACGGGACCTGCGGTTGCGGGAACGATAACAAATCCCATTGCTTTTAGTAATGCTATTTCTATAGCTGAAACCCTGATGTTTAATAACACCTCTGGTACGCTAGGTCAAATTGTATTTGTGCCGAGTGGCGGCACTTACTTCGACTATTTGAACACTCTAAGTTTTCGATCTATTACAGATGGCCTAGCTTCACTTCTTGTTCTTGGAACGACAGCCGCAGCCGCTGTGACTGTCGCCGGAACAACAACGTCTTCGACTGTTGTGTTAACGGCAGCGACTCCAACTTCAACTACAGGGCAAGTCGGGCTAGGCACCACCGCGGGATTTGGAAACGGCACGCCAGCAACGCCGATGACAACTACAACAAAGAGTACGGGGACGGGCCCAACTACACCGCAGACCATTGTGAACTATCTTGAAATTGATATCGCGGGCACGAAATATTGGATTCCGCTTGTTCAATAATTAAGACTTCTTTCCCCATAAGTAGAGGGGTCATTCCCTCATCCAAAATTTATGGCAACTGCTCCCATTTTCGGAGAAATCTACGTTCATATGAATGTATCGAATGGGAAGAGCTACGTCGGTCAGACAACTGTCGGCATGGCGAAGCGGTGGGCTGGCCACATAAAAGAGCGGCGAAATCGAGTTTTTTCACATGCTATTAGAAAGTATGGGGTTGAGTTTTTTGCCCATCAAGTTTTGTCTGTGGCGTCTTCCCAAGAGCAATTAGATAATTTGGAAAAACTCTGGATTATTCTTCTTCAAACCAAAACTCCAAACGGATATAACCTAACAAACGGAGGAGAGGCAGGAACTTTAGGGTATCGACATACTCCGGAATCTTTGGCTCTTATTACGGCAGCGTCAGCGGGGAGAAAAGCGTCTCCGGTCACTCGGGAAAAACTTTCCAAAATTCATATAGGTAAGAAAATGCCTCGCAGCGGGGTTGAAAAAATGGCGGCCAGCAAGCGCGGAAAAAAGCAGTCTTCCGAGACTATTGCTAAACGTTCAGCCGCGATGTCTAAAGTGATGCTAGGAAAAAAGAAATCCGATTCTCATCGTCGAAATATCGGATTAGCCCAAAAAGGTAAAAAGCAAACCGCAGAGCGTAAAGCAAATACATCAAAGGTTATGCAGGCGTGGTGGGATGCGAGAAAGAAGGTATCGCCATGGCCCGCCGCATAAGCCAATCTGATCCGGCGCTAGAAATTCCGTTCTTTTTATCGGGATTTTACACGTTTAGATCTCAATTGTTCGCCCCGTACAAAGCAATTGGGGTGTCAATTGTGTCATATCACGACCCCGTGCTAGACGGCGCAAATTTTGAGAATACGGATCTTTTTGAATGGCAGCGCCGCCCCGGGTTCTCTCGATACTGTCCGACATTGTTGCCCTCCAATGAAGTGATCAACCAGTTTATGTTCTTTCGAAATTTGAAAGGACAGGTCGTAGATTATTTCGATTCGACTGCCCGCTTGGCCACGTTCACATCAACTGGCGTGAACACCATTGTTGCGAAAACCACCACCGCACAGGGGTATATTTCCACGCTGGGAAACATGACGTACTTTGCGGATGGAGCGGCCGCCGATTATTCCAAATCGGACGGCACTAATACTTCTGCGTGGGGCATCGCCGCGCCAACAATTGTCCCTACATCCACAGGCATGGGGTTCTGGCAGCCAGAGGCTAAGTTCGTTCTTGGCGAGCCGATTCAAGATCCGAACGGTAATATCGAAGCAGTCTCCGCGATTCTGATTCCAAACGGCAGCGTGGAATCTCCTACTGCGTATACTGAACTGGCACTTGCTGGCGGCATCGGGGCCTGGGGGTCGGGTTCGATTACGGCAGGCAGCAACATCTCCCAAACCATTGTGACGGTAGGTCACACCAAATATTTGTTTTTATACGACTTCAATCTTTCCATTCCGGCAGGCGCAACCATTATAGGGATTTCGGCTAGCGTGCCTAAACAGATAATCGGCGGGACAGCGGTGGACCAATCCGTGAAATTGGTGGTTGGCGGTTCGGTGGTCGGGGCGGATCTCGCATCGGGCGCGCCATGGAGCACCTCGGCTTTCGTAACTTCGATATACGGCGGCCCTACCAACACCTGGTCTTCATCCTTGACCGCAACGCAAGCGAGTACACAAGGCCCGAGTGGATTTGGTTTGGCGATTGCGGCCAATGTGACCAGCACGACGAACTATAATTTGGTGCAGAGCGGCACAAGCAATTCCTTCGTGTCCGCCAGCACGGTCTATACCTTCCCGAATCCTGTGACGGTCGGAAACACCATTGTGATTGGTCTTTTGATGTTTCATGAGGGATTCGTTTCAATTTCCGATAACCATGGAAACGTGTATACTCAAGCCGTTTCAACGGTCAACGGTGAAGAGTATGTGGCAGTTTTTGTGGCCCCGGTTCTTACGACAGGCGCAACGACAATCACGGTTGTGACTAGCGGGCTGAATTTTAATACCATTACTGGTATTAACGCTCATGAATTTCATGGGGTTCTATCTGCTTCCGCGATAGCGACGACTGGAGCTAACAACACTCCCGCGTCACCATTTAATTCTGGGACGGTTACGGTTTCAAACGCGGACGATCTAATTTTCTCGTTTCTGTGGCAAAGCCCAGGAGCCACCATCCCAGTCGGATATACCCGTGCGACAGTTCAAGATATCTACGATTCCCCGGGGGGCGCTCCTTTTACCGCGCAAGCCGCCGCAGCCTTCTACGCGCCTGGATCCACAGGGTCTTTTTCGCCAACTTGGAGTCAAGGTAGTATTGGCGTGACGGCGGTCCTCAAATCTGCGGAGAGCGCGACGGTTTCAGTCGGCGGCGGCGCTCCGAATTCCCCCATTATTACTATATATTACCAACTCCCGACGGGTGTCGGCCCCGGGTTCTCTGGCCCTACTGAACCGATTTGGTCTACTACGACTGGCGGCACGGTTAATGACGCAGGATTGGCCTGGACGAACTATGGTCCAGTCGAAATCTGGTTTCCGCTGACGAACTATCCTGTGCCTGTAGTCGTGCTCGATTCGAACGGGAATTTGCAATTAGCGACGACAACCACTAATCCTGTCGCGCCATGGGATTCCGGCACAGGGTATGCCGTGAATGCCGTGGTGTCTTATGGTGGCGGGTATTGGATCAACGTTCTGGGGGCAACGAATACAGGAAATCCCCCGAATAGTTTGGCCAGCACTGCAACTACGAGCGGCAGCACAACGATCACCACGGCATACTGGGCCGTGGCGTCTAATCCTGTTGTGACAGGCTTGATAGCTCCTGTCTGGCAAACAACTCTGGGTGCGCTTACCGTCGACGGAAATTATACATGGAAAAATCTGGGACCAGGCTCTCCGCTGGCCAGTTTCGGGCATGCCTACGTCTATGGATATCGAACAGTATACGGGCATCTCTCGACCTGCAGTCCGTTCAGCAATAATACGGGAGCCATTCTCGGGCCACTGAATGGCAGCATTTCATCCTACGCGATTTCATCGAACGTGGTCACATTCCAAGGAAGCAACAACTTTCAGATCGGTGATATTTTTACGGTCACTGGGCTGACCGTCGGCACGTATTTAAACGAGCAAGTTTTCACCGTAACGTCCGCTGTGCCGTCCGCGATCTTTCCGCTCACCTCAGTCGCGGTCAGCGGCAGCAACGTTCTGACGATTTTAGCGATAAACAATCTGGTTGTCGGTCAAACGGTCACGTTCAGCAACGTCGCGAACGCCACATTTTTAAACGGGGTTACGGTCACCGTTCTCGCGAGCGGATTGAGCGCCACCCAATTCGAAGCTAACTTCACTCACGCATCCTACGGCGCAACGGCAGATACAGGCAGCGTTTTGATTAACGGAAGCTGGACGGCTAATTTTGTTTTCGCGGACACAAGTTCCACGTCGGACTCAGGGACGGCCGCCCCACTTCTCTCGACTATAGCCGGAGTCGGAACAGGCTCACCCCTCTGCAATTCTATCGCGGCCATCACCGCGTTCTCGGTCACGGCGAATATCATTACCCTGACCGCGAGTAATAATTTTCAGCCCGGTCTGTGGGTCACGCTTACTGGACTGTCGGTTGCAACCTTCTTAAACGGGCAACAAGTGCAGGTTATAGCCGTCGATCAGCCTGTAGGAATTCAGAATACGTGGTTCCAGGTTTATTTCCAGACGCCGAATTCAGTACAAACGCCGGATGCAGGCACTGCGACATTTAACGCGGTGGAGATCTACCGCACGTCCGACGGCGGCGGCACTTATTTGTTCGACGGCGCGGTCACAAACCCGGGCTTGAATTTGCCGTGGGTATTCGATGATTTTGTGATTGATGCTAACTTGGATATTTTGTTGATTGCTCCGCTGTACCACCAGAATGACCCGCCGCCGGGCGCACCAGGATCCTCGATCAATACGGTCGGGGCTCTGTCGGTTTATTGGCAAGGTCGGATTTGGTTGGTCGTCGGCAACTATGTATACTACACTTCAGGACCTGATTGCACGAACGGCATTCCGGAAGAGGCGTGGGCACCTGGAAATCGGTTCCAGTTTTCAGGTCCTGTGATGAATTTGCAGCCGACCGCAGACGGTGTCGCCCTGCTTGTTTTCTTGGCCGACAGTGTTAACGCGATTCTGGGCGGTCCTGAGACGATTAGCTTCTATGCTTCGGATTTCCTGAGTAACTTTGGGATCTCCAGCTCTAACGCAATTTTCCGTGATGGGTCCACCATCGGTTTGTTCACGACACAGAAGCAATATTTTGAACTTCTCGGCGCGCAAAAAGACGATGTTGGCAAAAACATTTCGAATTACTTGGCGGCGAATTTCGCGGCGGCAAAATCTTATGTTACTATGCATCGCAACGGTACGGATGTAGGGCTGTTCATTAGCAATGGAGTAGACCGCATCCTGCGTTTTGGGCCAGATGTTCCGTCCTGGAGCGTTCCTGCATTTCCTTCCTTCGGCGCAGGTGCGATCCGCTCGGTCGAGACTTCGGTCGGAGAGTACAGCCTGCTGTTGGCGACACCGAACGGCGGCCCGAATAATTATATTTATGCGCGCGATTTGAATTCATGGGGCGACAATAATACGACCCTTGGCGCAAATGACGGCGCGTCTTACCCCTCCTGCTATATCACGGTCGGCAGCATCACGTTGTCGCCTCTGGGAGGACGCGGATTCCCTCTGCAGCATGTATCAGGGTATTTCGACGCGGTCGGAACTCTCGCGAATGGCGGCCCATCGCAGCCCAACATTTGGATTCTGCCGAACGAAGTCAGCGGCACTTCAGGCATCGGATTTATTCAACTGCCCGAGGTTGTTCAAGAACCGCCACAAGGGCAAAATTATCCGTCGACTACGCTCTTGGCTTTACGGTGGAACGTTAATATGATGAACAGTAGTCTGGCATCGCAGTTCATGCATCATATCCAGGTGAAGATCCAATTTGAGAGCGAAAACGCCCCTAACACTATCAAGGCGATTTCGTTCGGAGAGGATCAGTCCACATAATGAAAACTACAGCAGATGACGCGCGGACCTCTCAGCCAGGAGCAGTTCCTACAACTCCACTTGTATGGCCTGCGGACAGACAAAAATCTAATCAAATCCAACAAATTAAAGGGTCAGCCAAGCCGCAGGCCACTTTTGTGCTGCCGTCTACGCAACCGAATACGTCATATGTGCCCCCGCGCACCACGCCGCAGCATGTTTCGAATGTGCGGGTGATTTCCTCGAAGGCCGTTGCGGGAAATAAAACCGTAACGGTGCAATTCAACCACCCATCAAATGACCCTTATTTTTCAGGGGCGAACGTGTATCTCAGGCGCGCGGGACAGCAGCCGACTTTAGTTGCTTCGGGCGCGAAATCTCCCCTGACGTTCACCGTTCCGGTTCACTCCGCTGCGCACGTCATTCATGTCAGCTCGGTCGGGAATTGGGGAGAGACCAGTGTGGCGACCAGCCCTGCCCATCCAGTTCGTCTCGTTTAAGACTTATTCAACCATAAGTAAGGGGCATCTTATGAGCGCAACAGATGGTTGGAAGTTTCGGTTGGCGGGCCCAGAGGACGCTGAAGCGTTCACTCAGTGGACTTTAGCCAATCCGCAGATCGACCCGAAAGATATTGAAGCGGCTAAAAAAGACAACAACCCGACGGTGTTGTTTTTTGCTATTGAAAACGCGGATGGAAAAGTTATATCTTTTGCGCCCGTATATATTCAATCAGTTCTCGCACATTTAGTTTTTAACCCTGAAGCCAGCGGGAAAGAGCGGCTGAACGCTTTGCAGATGACGCTGAATGGTGTCGCATCTTTTTCGGTCGGGCTCGGGATTCGGGAAATCACGACCCTGAGCAAACCAGAATACGGTGTTGCAAAGTGGGCAATGAAACACGGCTTTGAATTAGAGCCCAGGCAAGTTTTCAAGTTTGATATCAATAAGGTGCTCGCCGTAGCAAAGGAAGAAAAAGATGGCGTCGGTTTATCTACATACGAATAAAGATAACGGCGCAGTCTATATAACGCGGGACGCTTTCGAGCGGGGGTTCCGCCCTTGGTGCACTACTTGAAGGGGCATAAACCCTGGAATGCGGGATTGTCGATGAGGCATGGCGGGTCTTTTGGGGTAGGTCACACTCCATATTGTAATCATCTAGGCGGATTTAATACTGGGACGGTTTGCAGTCGATGCGGAAAAGAAAAACCATGCGAATAACGATTAATCCTGTGCTGGACATGGAGACTCTCTGCTGGGTATCTAATGGGGGGGTCTACGATTACGACGGCCCTTTAATGTTGGCTTGTTCTTCCGGCGGAAAAGTAGCGGCGAATGACCAAGCCCTGCAAGACGCAAATCTTGCAGCGAATACGAATTTCTTGAATGACGCGAAGACCTCTTTCGCGGAGCAGCAACAGATTCAAGCGAAGCAGACGGCTTTTGCGAATAACCTAATCGCGAATCCATTGGGATATACCGCGCCACAATTGGCGAACGCGAATACCGCTATCAACGAGAATTTTGCGAACGCGGCCAAGGGCGCGCTCGGGTCTGCGGCAGCTTTCGCGGCTGCGCATGGCAGTTCCGATATCGGCGGCGGCGCAACTGGACAAATAGCAGGACAAATTGGCGGACAAGCGGCAACGGGGGCGGCCGCAGCACGCGCCTCACTCTCGCAACAGAATGAAGCCTTGAAGCGAGAAAGCATGTTGACAGGTTTACAGGAATTGAACACCGCAGGTACAGGCGCGCAAGGCGCAGTCGGCGGATCAGTTAGTGGTGCGGGAACGACAGGCGAGACGACCACGAACGCAGGCACAGGTGTCACCGCCGCGCAACAAGCAGGATGGGGAGATGTTACAGGAGTTTTGAGCGGGATTAGTGGACTTGCAACCGCCGGGCTTTCGCCATTCAAAGCCAGCAAAACGATATAAAAGGATTTTTATCATGGCCGAAACAGTAAATCTTAAAAAATCATATTCTGCTCTAAACGAGAGCCTTGCGAAATTGTTTGATGAAAGCGGCGTTCGCCGAAGTTTTACGGTGCCCTATGTTTTGGGGCAGGAAATGAAGGACCACATCAACGCAGTTGGCACTGCTGCTTCGCAAAGCGGAGGACTGGCTACGAATTTTATCACGTCCGCGCATCATGCCGCAGGCAAAGGACACGGATCTGGTGACGGTCATACTCTCGGGCACCCTTCCGAGAAATTGCGCCAGACCATTATTCCGAAGGACGACGAGCGCGCCAAAGCCACCATCGAGGCGGCGCAAAAGTGCGTTAGCAATTTCAAATTTTTGCTCGGGGATGACGACCCGACAGTGAAGGAAGCACAAAGTCAATTGGACTTGGTTAAGCCAACGTTTGGGGCAGGTATGAGCCTTTTTGACTTTGGTGTTTTGGTAATTAATATTTTGCATAAACCCACTCAAGCGGCGGCTCGAGCGCATAACGGCACCAAAGAAGGCGGCCACCAGCCGAGCCTTCGCGCGCCAGCCCAGCAGGAATCGCAACCAGAGGCGCAAGGCGAGGAGCAAGGGGACGGTGGGGCATCAACAGACCAATCAGAGGCTCCCGCGTCTCAGGGGGCTTCGGACGCCGCGCCACAACAGGCGCAAGGATAGATCATGGCTGAAAATACACCGCAGACCGCACCTGTCATCGACGGAATGAATGCACCTGCCCCTTCTGTTATGGAATCGGTATCGCCTCCGAACCTGACGCAAGGCAACTTGCCCGCTTATGGTGAGCCTGGAGCCGCGTCTGAACCTTCAACTGTTGTGTCTCCGAACACGCCAGCAGCCCAGCCAGCGGCCGCCCCTCCGAAGCACGCACATCTGCTCGCCATGGTTCAGGGTCTCGCTGATGGGCTTTCTGGTTTTTCTGCAGGTCTGGCCAGCAAAGGGAAAGTCTCGGGCGCTGAAGTTGTTCAAAACCTCGAAGCGCAGCGTCAGCAAGCAGCGCAGTCTAAGCAAGCCGCAGCAACGGCCCAGACAGCGGCGGACACAGAAAATCGACTGAAACAAGCTACGACGAACCAGATCAATTCCAGCACGATTCATAGCAACCAGACTTTTAAAAACGAAATGGCTCTGAGCGACATGAGCGTGCAAGAAAAAGCTACAAAAATAGCGTCTGACCAGTTCAATTTATTTGCAGGTACTGGAATGAATCCCGATCAAATCAACCAGCTAGTGAAGGGCGGCGCGGTCGACGCTAAAACTTCGAACATGCTGCAAGTGAATGCTCAGCAACAATACCGCATCGCTTCTCAATTACTGCCCGAGGATAATCCGACGGTAGTGGCAATGAAGGGCGCACTAGCTGATCCAACCACGTCCCCTGCCACTCTGGTCCAACTGAACAATCGATTGCAAGCGGAACTGAAGGGTCAAGAAGGCGTAAACGACGCGAAGATCAAAGCCGCAACTGTTGCCGCGACCGCTCCGTTTGGCGATAAGGCCGCTGACTTAAATAAAGCGCTGCTCGACCGCTACAAAATATCAAATCCAGGCGCAACTGAATTGCCGCAAGGATATGCGCTCGACGAGAAATCCACGCCGAAAGATTTTGACCGCGTTGATAAAATAATGCAGCAGACTGAGTCCGCATTGGCGACAAAAGCCAATCGCGATATCGTCAATGGCATGCGCGAACAAATGCTGGACCTAGCCAAGGGAGTGAAGATTCCAGGCGACGAAACAAAAAGCGGAGCGGAATATCTTGCGTCTTTGCCTGTAGGATTACAGGGACCAGTGAAAGAAATCGGAGAAGGGCGCGCCGCGCCACCGCCGTCCGGTTCGCGCAGTCCTGCCGCTCAGACTCTTAATGCCGCGTTGAACCGCGCATACCCTGATTATGACGCGACAAAGTATCCTGCCTATCTCGACGCGCGAAAGAAATTTACTTCGGGTCCTGAATCGAAGGGCATCAACTCTCTCAATACGGTTGAGACGCATTTGGGCCGCATGCTCGACCACTTAAATGCACCGAACACATCGGGCGGTATTACTGGCCGCGTGACGGGGTTCTTCGGTGATAAGGACGTTCAGGCTCTGGATATTGATCGCACTGCGGTCTCTACCGAACTTTCGAAGGCGTATGCTGCAGGCCAGATTTCCGAAGGCGAAGTTCGAGACTGGGAAGCGAAACTTGATATTAGGCAGCCGGGTATGACGACAGGCAAGATGGCGACTAACATCAAAGAAATTGATGGCCTGCTCGAAGGAAAACAGAAAGCATACCAGACGCAGTGGGCGACTGCAGCTCCCTCTGCCAGTATTGTGTCCCCTGTACCGATTATTAGTTCCGACGCCTCCGCCGCGCGCGCAAACATTCGTGGCGAAAAAGCCTCCGCGCACAACGTTGGTGATTCGGTCACATTAAAGAATGGCCAGACAGTCACTATCAAGACCATGAACCCAGACGGCACCTTCACTTACTAAAGAAAAAATTATGGGACAAGCCAGTATCGACGACATCGTTTCGAATCAGGGCCCGGCTGTTGCGCCTCCAACAGCGGCTGCTGCCGCCGCGCCCGTGAGCGGGACTGCGCATGTCGATGACATTGTTTCGAATCAAGGTCCTGCGCCCGGGTCTATTACCGAAGCGAATCAGAAATATAATCAACCCTTTCAGCCCGTGCCAAAAGATCCCGTCGCTCCTCCGCAGGACCACAAGGAAGAATTGGTTAAAAGCGTCGGCGGGGATCATGGGTTAGCTGCTTATCGTGCTGCCCGAAAAGCCGTAGATGGCGTGGAGTTAATGATTAAGGCTCCTGCTGCATCATATGACGCAGCTAAAGAATTAGTTCGAAATCTCGGTACGGACATGTTGTCTAACGTCAAAGCGAATCTGACGGAAACAGACCCAAATCACGGACAGATGTACGCAGCGCCGATTTTTCCTGCGCCGGGAGTAGGCACGGCTACACAAGCCTTTGCCGATACAGCTCCTGCGGTAAGTACGACAGCTCCTATCGCCGCTGCTACCACCGCACCCGCAGGCGATAGTCTTATGACTCGACTGACAAATCCGTTTAAGAAATGGTTGGCAACGCCGAAAGACGCAGGTGCTGCAGCAACTCAGGAGCCTACTGCCGCAGCCGTGCGAGACGTGACTGGATCTCCCGCAAGCGCGCCGATTGTTTCTCGCGAAGCAGGTACAACCGCCGCTGACGATATGTTGAACAACCTCGGAGTTCAAAAAGACGCCGCATATAAAAAGATTGATGATATTGCGGAATTTGATTTGAAGGCGGAGAAACAAAAACTCTCCGATACGAAGTACGCCATCAAGCAGCCAGGCGCAGACGTCAAGGGGCTACAGGAAGAAATGGATCTAAGCAATCAAAAAATCGCCGATGCCAATAAAAAATTGGTCAAGGCAGGAATCAATCCCAAAGACGCCGACGAACTCAACAAGGCGTGGGAAGCGACGAAATTATTTAAGCAGGATCTCGTCAGGGCTACAAAGGCTGACGGGACTCTGGACGTGAATGTCTTGTTGAAGCGCGCAAATAGCCGCTTCAATCCTCGGTATGGCGACCGCCTCGCCCAGGCGTTTGGTAAAGGTGACGCGCAAGCGGGCAAAGCAATCGCCTCGAAATACATTCAAGGACTCGAAGCGGCCCAGGCCGCAGGTCAGCACGCGCTCAGCACCCAGCGATTCAAACTGTGGCTGACGGGGCTTGGCGCGACTGCTGGAATCGGGAGCGCAGGATATAAAACGCTCGAGACTTTACTTGCTCCCTAATCGCCGAAGCAATATAAAGTCCAGAACCCGCCAAGAATCGCACAGATAAATAGTAAAATCATGATTGCCTCTCTGCGTTGAGAATGGCGACTTCGGGTCCGTCGTTTGCAGGGTCTTGTTGCTCGATTTGATCCACCAAATCATTATAGCCCCCGAACCGCAGCGTCCGCTTGATTAAGATGTAATCATCTGAACTCACTTCTATTTTGAATTTCACAGTGTTGCCTCCAATTCCTACAGTGTACAGATGTTTCAAATCCTTGGCAATAGTACTTTAGTACCAAGAGTTTGGCGCTTTAAGACTTTTCATTACATAGTTAGTATAGGAGCGTGACATGGAGCGGTCACCAATCTGCCCGAACTGTCTCTCGAAGTTTAATGATATTCGAGGGTGCATTTACGTCGACGGCAAAGTGACAGGCCGCCGATGCGAAGATGATTGGCATCGAGGAATAGGGTACGATCCCAACAAATGGGACCTAAGCGAGTTCGATACTGAATTTTTATCTGAGCAGAAAGTTTCTTCAAGGTGACTTGTGACAGATTTCGAGACGCTGGTAATAAAAGAACTTGGCGACATTCGGGCAATCGGCACGGCCACCGCGCAAAGAGTCGAGTCACTGGAGAATCGGCTATTCGATGGAAATTCCAGCGTAGTGAGCACTCTGCAGGCCGACATTCAAGAAATTAAAGACGACCGCAAGTCCGATGCACGCTGGAGTCGAATACACAACGTGGCACATTACAGCTTGACGCCTATCGTAGTTGCTCTCCACGCCATTGCTCGTCATTTTGGAATCGAAATTTAATTCAAAATTCCCCAGAATTTGCGCTCGGCGGCAGGCGTTTTAGGCAAACGCTTAACGCTGGTTATATCCGCGCGCACCAAGAAATATCGGCCAGTAGGAAAATTCACCCGGACGATTACGCCTTGTCGATCAATCTTCGTCACTGTGCCACAATATTTCGCCGCGTCTCCCGCTAGGATTTCGACAAAATCTCCGCCATGAACCCCCAATAAAGTTGGGGGATTGTGCCCACCCATCATTTGGAGCACGTCTGCATGTGGAACCTCGACGGCATGCATGAATGTGCCCTCGTCGTCGCAGACTGTAGCCATTTCTGCAATTCCTCGAATCCGAGTCAATTTGCGCGTCAGAGCGGCCGAGGAACTCCGCGCGAAGATATATCCAAATGCCAGTTCGCCATCGGCGTTCAGCGGCGCGAAAATTTGCGCGGGCTTCTTGCCGAAAATGCGTTTTCCTTGTTCGCGGAGCGTCGGCATAATTTGCGCCATGCGGTGCTCCGACGAGATCTCCAACATGCACCACGGCGTGTCCTCGAGGCTATCGATGCGGCCGAACGACACGAGCGGAGAAGTCTCCAGCGGCGGCGCGGCAAAGCGCATAAATTTGACGCGCCGGTTTCGTGCCTGGCACCGTTTGCTGAGTCCTGCGCCAGTCAGAGAAGCCTGGTGAGTCAAACTGCGGAGATATGCGCCGACGGCAACGGCCTGTACATTCTTGTCCGCAAGAAGTTTCTCGATCACGGGTCGAAAGATTTTACGGACGGCAGGGGTCGGCATAAGGAAATATCGGGCCACGTCCGAATAGTTCTGGGTCTCGGCATAGGCGACGATCATGTCCGTCAAGGACCCATGTTCCGTGGATTCTACGCCAGCTTTGCGGAGAATAGGTCGCAGAATCTCCGCATCCGGTTTCACGCCCAACAAGATCAAGGACCCAATGGACTGTTCGATGATGCGCAAATTTTGCCATACCCTTGTTTGTATAAAGCCGTGAACCTGGCCGATGAAACTCTGCGATTTGCCCAAGAGCCAATATTCGGCGAACAGCTCCTGAAACTCAGGCCGCAGGCGTTCGAGCAACGGAATTAATTTGTCAGGATAATCACGCGCGAACGATTTGAAGTCGATGATGCTGCTACTCTCAGGGAGAGTCTCGGCGGACAGCAGAGGATTCTCTTCATTGCGATTAAAGGCTTCGTAACTCGCAGCGTCAGAGACGTGGTCCATGTAGGATTGCACGCCCTGGGTACCATCCCCCTTCATGCGCGCTTTGCCGCGTAACCACTTGCCGCCCCAAGCGCCGTAACTTCTCCGGCCTAACCCCCGAGGTGCCCGCCACCCGCACGAATATGTCTTCATAGATTTCTCAGCCCCTTGATTTTCTTCTGTGCGATTTTCCAGTATCGATTTACCATTGTTTCAAAAACCGCGCCGTGTTCCAGCAGAGGCTCGGCCACATGTAACATCTCGTGGACCATGGTCTTTCCCCAGCGTTTGTGGCCCGCGTTTATAAAAATCACGGGGAGCATGAAGTCGTTGTCGAACAAGGTGACACCATTGCAGCGGGGAATCCAGGGGTCGTCAATGACGATGACGACCGCTGACGGGAGATTATTCTTCCAAATGATTTTATTGAGTTGCTTGTATGCGGTTTCTGGCCTCATGAAAACAAGGGTACTAAAGCACTAGTACCCTGTCAAGTCTTTTTCTTCTTCGGTAAAATACCGCTCGATGCCGTCGCGATAGCGGCGTTTTACATTGCCCGCCCAGCCTTGTTCTGGGTGCTCGACCACAGCACGCTCTTCCCAGTCGCGCACTTTACCAGGAAGAGCGGGCGGGAATAGCCAAGATAGGATACGTGCAATCATTATCGCTTCACAATCGGCTCACGCAGAGAGCCATCTTGCGCGTTATCGAAGCGGCCATAACGGAAGCGGTCGCGGACCAGAACTGCGCCGTCGAAGCTCGGGTCGTAAATGTTGCCGCTGACTTTTTTCTTGTCGACCTTGCCGTAACCCATGATGCCATAGATGATACCAGTGGCGATGTCGACCATGAACGCGCCCGAGCTGCCGATGTCTAGGCGCGCATATTTCTTGCCGAAAAACCCATGGACCTGGTCGTTGGCGTGGGTGAACCCATGACGGTTGTAGTGATCACAGTTCGCGGCTATCTGCCACGCGGCTAGAATTTCGTTAAACCTATCGCGCTTCGCTGCAGGAATCCCTGTTGTGATGTTGCTGCTCATTGTGCCCGCTTCGGTCATTGTGATTGCCTCCGTGCGTACAACAATACGAAATTGTACAAAAACATGCAATAGTACGAAAGTACTAGTTGACAGATGGTACTCGATGTGGCACCCTGATTGCAGGGGATACCTCATGCGTCTGTTTTGGATTTTATTGTTGGCTCTTTGTTTGATTGGCTGTGCCCAGTCCAGTCCATCACCGATACCGACTACCCTGACGGTCACCCCGGCTAGTTTGCCCGTGGCGCGCGCTGGGGAGGTCTATGCCGTGCAATTAACCGCCATAGGGGGTTCCGCACCATATTCTTGGTCCGTCGCCTCTGGCGGGCTCCCAGTAGGGGTTACGTTAAGTCCTGCAGGGGTCTTGGCAGGGGTTCCCCAGCAGTCAGGCTCGTTCAATTTCGTCATTCAAGTAACAGATTCGGCTACATCCGTGGCTAAAATTCAAATCAGGGGGAAGAAAGATGCAAATTCGTAGATGGTTATTCGCGTTTTTTATGCTGGTGTCGTTCGCACTGCCATGGCAGGCGAAGGCCCAGGACAAAGCAACTAAATCGCTGACGCTGACCGTCAATTCCGGCACAGTGGCAATTTCGACGGCCACGATTCCCGGGGGCATGGTCGGGTTGGCGTATTCCACAACGATTGCCGCGACTGGTGGCCTTTCGCCATATAATTTCACAGTGACTGCGGGAGCTCTTCCGGCAGGATTGACTCTCGCATCCACCACGGGAATTTTATCCGGAACGCCGACAACCGCAGGGTCCAGTACATTCACGGTTCAGGTGGTCGACGCCGAAACACCGACCGTCACTGCTACCCAGGCATACACTCTCGTCATTGTGCCTACACTCACGATCACGACTTCAACCTTGCCCGCGGCTAACATCGGCGTCAATTACTCGACGACCATCGTGGCCACAGGCGGAGTGAGTCCGTACACATTCGCAGTCACGACAGGCGCGCTGCCTTCTGGCTTGACACTCTCATCGACGGGTGTAATTTCAGGGACGCCTACTTCTGCGGGATCCTTCTCGTTTACCATCACGGTCACCGACAGCGGGTCTAACATTGTCCGCTTGGAGATCAAAACAAACATCGAAATCGCGGCGGTCATTACGAAGGGCGACCGCTCGTGAAATTGATTCGCACAGGGGTTTTGGCTCTCGCGTTGCTGGCTTCGGCCAGCGGCGCGGGGGCGCAGGACAAAACAACGCACTCGTATGCAGTCACTGTCGGGCATGTGGTGACCTTATCCTGGACTGCGTCAACGACCACGGACGTGACCGCCTATAATATTTATGTCAGCGGGACTTCAGGTGGGCCATACACTCGTATTGGGACCACGCCATTGCCGCAGTTTATGGATTTAGGTGGAATCGCAGGCACAAAATACTTTTATGTTGTGACGGCGGTTGACGGCAACGGGGAGAGCGCATTTTCGAGCGAAGTCTCGGTCACACTTCCCACGCCATAATAGTTCTTGACATTGTCCGAGAGTTTGATACCATCAGATTTGCCGTTTAAGCGGCTGGTGGAAGGAAATGGTTCCACAAAGAGACTCGGATTGATGGGACGGTCCTAAAACCATAGGGACGAACAAAGGGATTGATGGTAGGCATCACTCCTAAATCCAACATCACCAGAGTCTCTTTGTGGGGCCGTTTCGCCCCAAAAGTATAATCGTAGAAAGGCTATTGCTTATCATTCGGACGGGGCTTCGATGCCCCCGGGTCCACCCGAACGCTAGGAAACCGCAAGGAAGGTCGCCGCAGTGCGGTGGACTCTGAGCACCGTGCCTAGCGTTTCGGTGGGCCCGAATCGGTTTCGACGGATGCATGAGAGGTAGTGCTTATTCGGTTCGTCACGGACACGACGTTAAACTGTACCAAACAAACAACAGTCAAGCCCACAAAGCTGGCTAAGGTCCTGATGTTTGCGCGTCCTGCGGCATTCGTGCCACAGGCACTCGCAGCCTAAAGGGCTGGGCGGGAGAGCCCGAAAGGTTCTCCCGTTTTTTAATTTACGGAGGGCTAAATGAGTTCACACAGATTCGACGGATTCACCAAAATTAATTCCGGCCATATCGATGGGGCGCAGTACAACGCTATCGACCATAAGATGCGCGTTCGCTATCAAAACGGGTATGTCTACGAGGTTCACGGAATTTCTTCGGAAGCCTATCAGGATTTTATGGGCGCGCCATCGCAAGGGGAACACTGGCATGCCCACATCAAGGACAATTACCATGTCGTGCGCGTGAGGTAGCGGATTTTTTAGTTATCATCGAGCATTGCGAGTCGCAGAAATGTGCTTCGTTGTCGCAGTTGCAGTGCCACGCCCAGCCGTAGATGCCATCCCACCAAAAAGGCTGACAACCATCCGCAATCGCCAGTTGGAAAATTTCGTCGTGTATCGTCATCAATCGTTCTCCGGCCGCGCAAGTTCCCCATAAACCGCAGCGGGCTGTTCTTCCCGCAAATCTGAAATCACCGCCCGCGCGTGCCGGGTCGTCGGGGAGTCCGGAATTTTGAAGACTCTCGCGGGACGATACTCCGCTATCTCTACCCGAAAATCGAAAGAGACTTCGGCTCCGCCATCAAGATGCGATATTGCTTTTGCCAATCGAATCCGCATTTCGCTGACGGTGGTCGGGACGCCTCGACTGCCTATATTTATGTGCAATTTACTCATACGGCCTCCTCGGCGTCACGTTGCGCAGATTCTTTTCGGTTCTTCGGGGCCACGGCTAGGCGAGCTTCGCACCGCGCGATGGCCTCTTTTGCGCGGCGAATCTCTCCGCGCCAGTATGAGACGTTCCACGCCCAAGTTCTGTGCTGCTTTTCTTTATACCCAAGGCGTCGCTTCTCTTCTGCTTCGTGTTCGGCCACGAGGGCTTCCGCCCGGCTAGCTGCCTCATCCGGAAACTGGAACAACTCCGCTTCTTTGGTGTAGCAACTCCCGCTGCCGATGGCGTAGGTTACTTCGGGGATATATTCAGGCCCTCGCACTTGCACCCCCGTAATGAGGTATGGAACAGCCTCCCCGACGTATTGATACGTCTGGATACGCCCTGGAGAGCCTTCGTAGCCTCTCTCGCAGCATACGCAGGCGATTGAGACTTCGGAGTCATCCCCGAGGATAACGCGCAGCCTGCCGCTTCCTAGGCACTCTGGACAGGTAATCCAGACCTGCTTCGAACCTACTCGGGCACAGTAAACCACATCACCGATCTGAAATTTAGTCATTTTCGCTCCTATGCGAGTACGAGATTGTCCATGGCATCTTGGGCCATAACACCATCATTTTCTTGTAGATAGACGAAAGCCGAACTCGGAGACTTGTGTCCCAAGAATTCACTGACCGCGCCGATGCGCTTCGTCACGGCATATACTGCCATGGCGGCACTGTGGCGGAAGACGTGCGAGTGAGCATAGCTGCTGTGAACGCCAGCAACGGCAAAATACCGAACCAGCGTTTCGTTGTAGTACTGGCGGCTGAGTCCGCCGAAGATCTTGGACAGACCCTTGGTCGCCGCCAGGGCGATCAGGGGAGTCATGTCGACCGTCGGGTCCTCCGAGATGTGAAGGTTGCGCACGACAACTTTACCGCGCTTGGCTGCGCCGACCCGAACGACCCACTTGCCGTCGCGCTGGAAGATATCTTCCCCGCGCAGGTCCAGCATCTGGGAGACGCGCGTGCCAGTGTAGAACATCACCAGCATGGCCATGTGGTGCAGGTGGCTCTTCTCGGTCTTGGCTTCTTGCGCCGCTCGGAAGACTTTTGCCAGGTCGCTCTCGGGTAAGTAATTCATGTCAGTTGCCTCCTGAACTGAACCCATTATGGGGGAATGACCTGGCCTAGCGCAATAGTACGAAAGTACTGTTTTTCGACTAGTACTAGGGGTGGTTACTCTGCCCCTTTTGTCTTGATGAAGTGCTCGATTCTGTTTACGCCTGCGCGCGCCCTGCCTGCTTGGGATCTGGCTCGAACATACGCCGTTGCGTATTTGGCGGGCCACTCCGAACGAAAGAATAACCGAAGTCTTTGGTTTGCGGTTAGCCCAAGCGCGCGTGTTGCGAAGATCTCCACGGAATGGCCTGAAGGGAGATCGTCAAAGCTGCTGGGTTTCTTCAAATCGAGTTTGTGCTCGAGGACGTAAGCCGCTCCAGCCAGACAGCAGGCGGTTCCGCAGAGGGCTTTTTCATCCCCGAGAACAGAAGAGGACTTGGTTGGCTGCAGCCAGTCGGACATGTCAAATCGACCTTTTTCTTGCAGGATGAATTTCTGAATCTTTCTCAGCAGCTTTGTATTAATTCCGCTCATCGTCGTTTCTCCTTTGGTGTGCAAATGACAGCAGTCAACAATAACACATGAAAAAAGCAAAGACCATACATTATCAGCATGATTACCGTCTCCCGGCCAACGCTAGAATGCGTGTCGCGTTTTCTCGCTCGATGTAATCAATAACGATTTTAAGTTCAGCGAGCGTGGCATCACCCTTCACTTCATTGCAGCGGTAACAGATGACGCGGGTGTTTTCCAATGTATATCCTTCTGTGTTTTCCAGACGGTCGAGCGAGGGAGAACTTCTGCGTCCCTCGATACCTCGCCTCGTTGTGTACACCAGAGGGCGGTGACAACAGGCGCAGTCGAGCAGAGGAGACTCTTTAAGGCGATATATTCTATCGTCGAATGGTATATTTTTTGCCCGCGCCCGCATTCTGGCCTGCCCAATCATATTTTGAAGGCGACCTGCGGGCGTAGCGTGATACCTGTCGCATCGGATGGCGGCTTTCGCCTTGTCTCTCGGGGACCTCATGGTTTGTGCGCCAAAGAGAGAATTCGTGAAGCATAACCACCATCACATGAATCGCAGCCCACCCCAACGCCGTTGTACCTCTGAATGCCTGCCTGGGTGCCATAACGGTTGATAGAATCAGCCAAAATAGTTGCCCCCGTGCGCAGGCTGTCATATTTATTGAACAAGTTTACATCATGTCCGAAATCGAACTTCGAGGACCAAATTCGAAGCATGATCTGGGTGAGCCCGACTGCGCCACGACTCGACACTGCGTATGGATTGCAGGCGGATTCTGTCGCTACAGTGGCAGCCAGGATTGACGGGTCCAGATTTGTGTCAATTGCGGCTTTCGCAGTCGCCTCGATCAAATCACTGTCCGCATCTGCGCAGCCCGGGGAACGGCCGAACACTTTTGCGACATCCAGCGGCGCGCTGCGCCAAATGGAATAGGTCAGCAAGGATTCCTTCGGGTGCGGCATGTTTCGTAGCAAGATTGGCCGAATGTCTGCAGGCGATGGAAGCAGGTAGTGCCCAGCCACCGCTGGAATGGTGAAAGCCAGCAAGGGGGCCAACAGAACCAAGATGAGCATCATTTGTTTTGTGCGCATAGAATTATTCTCCTATGAGGTGAGTGTCCCTCTTTGAAGGCCCGATTGCTCGGGCCCTCTTAGAGAAGCACTAACTAAAATACGTCATTCTCCTTTCCGCGATGGCGCGGGAATTCGAGTAAGACGGATACGTTGACGCCACCGCCAAGCGCAGGCCCGCGCTGGCACGTTACGGGTCCGCCGTTCGCGCCGTCGCAGAGAGGGTTGCCCTGGGTTAGCACTCGCCCGAAGACGAAGTCTTCCGAGTTGCGAATACAGACCGCGCCAATACAGCCGAAGCGCACGGTGAATCCGAAGTCACCTCCCTGAAGTTGTGGAGTCTCCAGCCCTGTCGGGGACACGCCGTTGTTGAATTCGCGGATATACGAAAGCGCAAATCGAGCAGGGAGCCCGCCCACAATGCCTCGATAGATGATGCCACCGAAAGCGTAGTCACCATCTTTTGAAATTTTGGTCACGTTGTATGACGAATCCTCGACGCGGCCAGTAAGACCCAAGGACGGAGTAAACCAGATATTTCCGCCCACGGATGCCAGGTTCGCGCGCCCGCCACCTAATGCAACGTGCGATTCGAAAGGCGAGAACGTATCTTTTAAATCCAGTTCATAATGCTTGGCGAACGGAATCTCGACGCCAACAAGAACCCCGACGCTGGAGTTATCAAACTCCTGCGCGCCAGCGACACCGACCAGGACACGCGTCTGTGCATGCGAGAAGGTCGGAATAAACAAAGCTAGAATCAATGCCAGGACAAGTACAATTCGATTTTTCATCAATGCCTCCAAAGCCCGCTTCGCGGCGCGGGGTGCCGAACGGTCAAGAGTATATCACGCTTCCTTGTAATTTGGTAGTCGGGCGTGGGATTGAACCACGGACCTGGCACTTATAAGGTGCCTGCTCTACCACTGAGCTACCCGACTGAAATCTATGACCGCAATACGACAATCTTGAAAAGTTTTTCTTCGGATGATTCGGGAAAATATTCAATGTGGTAGTGGTCAGTATAGACCGCGCCGTCGGCGATTTCCGACTGGTTAATTTTGCGCGGAAAATCATCCGCGACGAAAGTTACAGGCGCGTCCTGTAACTCGATTCCTAGTGATTGCAGGTGTCGAACCAACTGGGCGACGGTCATCGTTTTTGCTCCTGAATGGACTGGATGATGGTTTCGAGCTCTTCGCGGATTTGTCGAACGCTCATGTAGCGCGCTTCCGATTCTTTTCGGGCCTGCTCGAAGGCGTCTGGTTCAGGGCGGACATAATAGTCGCGGGCGTTCAGATCAATGGCGCAGAGTTTGGCGAGCAACTCGCCAGCCGCCACATATGCGTCGAGATATTCCTCTTTCAAGGACTCGGCGTTCGACCCATTTCGGTGAATTTTTGGTGTCATGATGTTCATGATTTTTTCTCCTGGTCGACGAACAGATTGAGAGTGGTCAGGGCTGTCTGGAGCCCGCTAATTTCGCCGTCGAGTATCAACTGCTCTTCCCGCTTGGCGGCTAGAGTAGATTCCAGGTACGCCTTGAGACGTTCGGTTGTTGCGATCATTGTGCCTCCACATTTCGTTCGAATGTTTTGAAACTGAATTCTGCTTTCACGGCCGCCGGAAGACGGTCGTAGGTCGCTTCGATGACACCCGAAACTGCCGCCTGGGATACCGCCTCGCGAAATTGTTCATGAGCCGCGCGCACGCGCTCGGGGAAATCCGGCGCAGTACAGATGGCGTGGTGTTGACGCTGAATAGCCCCTGTGTTGCGTTTGATCTTGATTTTCACAGCGACACCTCCAGCCCAGTCTCAGACGTAAACAGCGAGCGCAGTTGGTCGGCATAAATGCCGTGGTGCTGGGCGACATCGTGAACCTTGGTTCCCCGCACGCACAGGAAGGTGACCGTGTAGGTATCGGAAGGGTCCAGCGTGACGGTCACGCGATTAATGCCATTCTTGCAGAAGCCGCCCGCGCCAGGCAGCGTAAAGGCCAGGCTGCCCGTACCGAAAGCGGTGAGGTTCTTCGCGCCAGTCATGGCGGTGAACTTGTGGCCGCCCAGTTGCTGCAAGATTGTTTCGGCGATTTGTTGGGTCTCGGTCATTTGTGTAATCTCCATGTCCATCATTCTACGGGATGCCCTTCGGGAGCGCAATGGTACGAAAGTACTAATTTCCCTTAGTACTTCTTTTCGCTTGACACTGGTACGCTAGGTCAGGTAACATCTTTTTGCAGTTAGGGGGTGCGAGATGACTTACGCACACAAGATTCAGGCAGTGTTGCTCGGCTTGTCGGTCTGGTGTTTGCTTTCAGTTTATTTGGGGCTGCGCTTGGGAGTTTTCATGCGACCCGTCCACTATCTATTTGGATTTCCTGTCTCGAAGAGGTATCGATGACGTGCCAGTTCAGTGAGCTGATGGAAACAATCCAAAACGCCACTGTTCCGAAGTGGTTGCGCGAGTACGTGCAGGTGCATAGGCTCGAAATGATTGACAGTCTTACTCGCTTCGATGAGTACACCATTATCATCCCAGACGGCGGGCAGATAATCATTAAGCGGAATGCCAGAGCGACGGGGCATGAACCACGCCCATCACGACGACCGAATTGCTTTTAACGAGGAGAATATCATGTCAGCTCAATGCAACAATTGCGGGTCATTTGAATACGTGCGCCTGTGTCCGCATTGTACGCAGGCGGCTATTTGCACTCGATGTGAGGGAAACCACGCCCCGTTCTGCGAGGAACTGCAAAAGCGCAAGAAGCGCGGCCAGGGCCCGACAGTCGGTAATGTTCCCATGCCCGCTCATCGCGCAGGCCATGAAACGCCTCCTACCACAGAGCCTGACCGACTGTATTCCATGCCTGGTGTCCTAGGCGCACCGTATTTGCCGGAAAACGCAATCACTATGGAGCAGGCGTTCGAACATCTCGCCAATGCTGGATTACATCCGTTCGAACATCTCGCCAATGCTGGATTACATCCGATTCTTCGATCTGCCATAGCAGGCGGCAGTGCCGCCGAAGAGCAGGCCAAGATTGATGAAGGCCTCGAAGGCGTTAAGGACCTGCTGGCAGAGTAAGACTATTTGTTCACAGGTAGAGGGTAATCGACATGGGAACACCGACGCCATTTTCACTTCGATTGACTACTTCTATTTGTGTGTTCAATTGTTTGTTTATAGCCTCACCCCAAGGCGCGCAGACATTCGTGTTTGGCAATGCGGCCATCATCAGCGCGCTTCAATTGGAGTATGCGCAGTTGGTGACTCTCTACATGGAACTGCGGCAGCAAGATATCCCTAGCCAGGAAGTAGTACTGGATGGGTTGATCGCCTCGGCGCTCACGACAGTCACGGCATTATTGGCTACGCTCAACACCATTGTCGAGACGGGTGATGCGGGAATTTTATTGCGTGCCATGCAATCAGTAGTGACCAGTGCGGTCGCAAACTTAAAGAATGTGCAGAGCGATGAATAGCGAGCTGGAGAAGCGGTACGCAATTCTACGCGGACAGTATCCGATTCAACAAGGAGACCCTGATATGGTTATCGAATTGACAGATGCACAAATAGTAAGAGTGTTGGAGCTGTGCGAAGCCATCGCGCGGACAAAGCAAGAGCTGCCTACTCCGCCGAAGGGATTTGATGTTCGGCTGGAACTGGCGCGGCATCTGCGTTCGAGCCTAGAAGATAAGAACGATTTACTGCTCGAGCTTGGCGCTTTGCTTAGATGATTCGAATGGCAATCATGATGCCTGTCGCGGATACCCAGTAGAGTACACGCTTCCAGTCGCCCTGCAGGCCGTATCCAACCACGGCCATAACATCCACGCCAATACCGAGGTTAACTGCGATGTTGCCCCAGTTCCAATGCGTCATCGCGCCACCTCGGAGGCCGTGATTATCCTCACGGCTTCGTTAAACAGCGCAGTCTTGTGTCGCGCGAGAGCTAGCTCACGAACCTCATCGAATTCGTCGCGCGCTGCATCGGCGTCTTGGGCCAGACTCTGGGACACCCACGCCGAAACGGGCGCGCCATCGTTCGAGTGTCTTACCGCTGACCGCGTCCAGAATTCTCCTTCTCGTATTGGAGCCTTCATTGTTTTGCCTCCTGTTCTAAAATCCATGCGATAGCCTCGCGCTTCAGGCTAAAAAATTTAATGATTCTGGGGCCTTTGTACACATACCAGACCGTGTCTCCTATACATCGGGTGCGCCTGATTTGATATGGATAATTCATTGTCGCCACCCGCCGCTGTTCGGCTGACCGATATCATTGCAGTCACAGAAAACTTCTGGTCGGTCGACTTGGGCTTGCCACCGAGCAAGCCTATCCCACGCATCGCGGTACTCATAGTAGGTCGCGTATTTGGCGATAACGCGGCCCTTGTTTAGAATGAGGAAGCAAGAATCGTTGTACTCACCTGTGACTTTCATCCGCGCACCGTGTACCCTTCTGCGATTAAGCCGTTGATGATGTCCTGCACATACCGATGCTCAATCACGACACCAGACACCCACCGCTGGGCGTCGTCGGGGATGTTCTCGTCAATCCAAAGTTGCGCCGCCTTCGTCATCGGCACCAAGATGCAGATGCTGCCCTCGTTTTGGAGGACGAAATCGACGTTCGGCCCTTCCATATCCTTTGCAGTTCCTGCCAGACTAGGTGACATTATTGCACCACCTTGATCTGCAGAGTCAGCGCGCGCATGCGATTCTCGCGCTGCAGGGCAATGCGGGTCCGCAGTTTCATGAATGCCAGCGCAGACTCATTATAGGCCACGGCGTACAGGTTCTGTACCGAGAATACCACGAACGGAGAACCAGGAGAGATACCCTCATACTTGCAGGCTAGGTCCCAGAAATGTTTGCTCTGGGCTTTCGCGGCATTCAGTTTGCTGGCTTCTTTGTTCGTCATGTGTGTTGCCTCCATGTCCGTCATAATAGGCTCTGGGCTTTGGGAGCGCAATAGTACGAAAGTACTGTTTTTCGACTAGTACTAAAAAGATGAAAAAACGCTTGACAGCGGCATGCCAAATGCTATAATCGAGGCCATGAAACAGCCTAAAGACTTGATGCGAGGGAGCGCTTGGGACTTCGAAGGGTGCGCCATTGAATTCGGGACAGAACCTGAGCACTTTTTCAGAACCATATTATATGAGCACCTGCCGCCTGCGAAACAGTGCGGCGCGGCTACATCAAGGGAGAAAAAAGCATGACATTTTCTGACTGGGTAAACAAATGGATTAATCAGCTTGCACACGTCGGCTGGGGCGCGTTCCTGGCCCTTCTCTTGTCCGAAGCATTGCCAGCAGGACATCACCATATCCCTGTGTACGCGCTGCTATTGGTCACCGCGTTTGCGACTATCAAGGAGGCCGTATTCGACCCGCTCACCGAGACGTTGGTCGAGCAGGGGTCTGGCCTAGAAGACTGGGTCTTCTGGATGCTGGGAAATCTAAGCGGCGTCGTCAGCTTTCTGTTGCTGGCGCATTGGAGGCGATGATGTTGAAACTCGACCAAGACACTTTCATCACAAACTATGTGACCACGTTTCTGGCCACCCATGCTGCGGAGTATCACGCACAGAAGGTAAAGCGGCCTCCGCTCGGGCAGTACACGCCGCCTATTTCAGAAGCAATACTGTATGCGCGAACGGCTTGGTATGAACTGATACGACATTTCGACGCTCAGCATTGGAGGGATATCAGATGAATCAGGACATTCGCACAGACGATATGGGAAAGTGGAGTGCCACATCACGTAACTGTTCGAGTTTTGACCTTGCTGCGGCCGCCGCGCTTAGCATCTTGCACCGCACGCCGCACGTTCGTCTTTGGCTGCAGCCCAATAATCGTTGGCTGGTGATTGCTTTTACGCCTGGATTTGGCACCAACTAAGGAGGAAACATGTTGAAACCTGAAGAAGTGAAAGATATTAATACATTGCACGTCGCTATACGGGAACAGGATTCGCGCGTCCGGGCCGCCCAAGCAGGTTTAGCGCGGGACGAGAAAGCTTTGGCCGATTATTTGTGGAAACTGACGGAGAAGAAATGACCCCTTACCAAAAATATACGGATACCTGCACGCGCCTGGCTAAACAAGAAGGCGTGATCCAGCGGGCTAGACGGGAAGCATTGGAAAACCTTTGCCGCGCGCAAGACCTCTGCCCACATACCGAACTGGACGATGTCGTGACCGATTTTGGTATGCATACGCGCTGCCGGGCCTGCGGTGCATGTTCACCGCCAAGACCTCCTGTGCTGACGGTCGAGACCATTCGCGAATGCCATAAGCAATTGATCGCGCAGGAGATAAAAGAGAAACGCGCACGCTGTCCGCATGCCGAGGTGACGCAGATTTTTGGATGTTTCGGGAATAAGCGCACCTGCAACGCATGTGGGCATGATGTTTTAGGCGCATAGCGGTCGTTTAGATCGTAGATCGCCGCCATATGGGTACGGAAGACTAGCCAGGAGGAGAAATGGGCACCTTGGTCTTGGGAATCGCAACAATCGGATATGTGGTGGGTTTGCTGATGGGTACTTGGCTGGGGTTCCGGCTCTTGTGCTGGGTGCTGAAGACTCGGGTCGAGCAGAATGGCATGCAATTGGAACTGGCGCGCTTGCTCATGAAGCCCGTCAAACGAGTTAATGGCATGACGCGCGACGGCCATGTGACGTGGATCAATTCAGGTCTGGAGAACGCAGCGGTCTGCGGACAAACGAAAGAACAGAACAGGCGGAGCAATTATTTTTGCACGCGAGACGGAGGCCATACAGGTCCCTGCGCGGTCCACATCCTATGAACTGGTTCCTGCAATTATCGGACGGGCAGAGATTGGTCATTGTGATGGTGCTCCTGGTTGGTTTAATCATGACCGCTATATCTATGGTCGATTCTGAATTATAAGGAGGAAAAATGGACAACCGCGCCGAAGTGAGCCACTTAGCTTGGACACTGCTGGGTATAGGTATATTCAGTTTATTACTCTCAATTATTATAGTGTGGTACATCGAACTAAACGCGAAAGGCGGGAGGGGATGATTAGCTGCGATAAGTGTGGTTTTGGTCACCGTACATTTGAGGAACACGATGCCTGTAAAAGTTGGAAAGAAATAGTCGCATTATCTCGGCAACGGCGGATTTTTTAATCCCGAAATGATGGAGCACGACAAGGTGAGGCAACTGTTGATTGATTGCCGGGCTGACATTGACGAGGTAGACACCCTCCTCCAAGCTGCGAATGAGGCGGCGTTAGAGAATGCAGCCGACATAGTGAGAAACAACTGGGCAGATACACGAAATCTTCAAAGAGAGTTTATACCTGCGCTTATTCGCGCCCTTATCCCCCAACCCTCCGCACTCGACAGGCGGCTGGCTGAGGCGCGGTTGGAGGAAGCGGAATGGTGGAGTCCGCGAGACAAGAGAAAGTGGTCAGAGAATCAGACCTATCGAATTGCCGAACTCCGCCGCGCTCTACCCTTCGACTCCCCGACGCCGGAAAAGGTGTGCCCGAGATGTGAGGGAAAGACTTTTGAGGACTTAGGGGGAGATTGGCGTATGTGCCCCGACTGCCGGGGAACCGGACTCCGGGCGCAGGGGAAGGGAGAACAGAAATGATTTACGGACATAAGAAAACAATTCATGCGGCACAGAAGTTGAACGTAGAGATCGATAAGAAAGGCAATGTGGTCGCTGTATGGTTTCGCTGCTGTGCCCTTCCATTTGACGTGACGGTTGTGGATAAAGAGCGGGCCGATGAAATGACAAAGACGAGCAATGAAGCTAATAGGTATACCAGGCTGAATGCGGTCGACGTCGAGCAAGGCTAAGCGGAGGATTGCGATGAAGTTTTTTGTGGGTAAGCTCGATAAGAATATGCATGGCACTGAGGGACCAGGCGAGCCGTGGAATAAAGAGCCTGTGCTCGGACCTAAGTTTGTCATTGTTCGCTTGGGCTATGCGCCTGTTTTCACAGGCTGGCGTTTGATCTATTATTTCCCGAGTGGTGCGTGGTGGCATTTTGATGTGAGTACTTATCGAGAGAAATAGCGCAAAGTGCGGTCGGCTTTCCAGATGGGCAGCGGGGTCATATTCGTTGCGTCATCATTCCAAAATGCCGCGCGCGCTAAGCCGAGTCCTTTCAACTGTCTGAGTGGTCAAGACAGATAGAGCTGAGTAGAGGAGAAAGAGATGCTGAACGCGGCTAGGTTTATAGAGGCAGTAGGCGTCCTGATTCTGGGCGCAGGTGTTCTGGCATATGCGGCCTGTTGGTTGCTTGAACAGTATGCGAACTGGAGGCAGTGATGCTCGATTGTTGCACAGTTGGCCGAGAGGTATGGGAGAAAGAACTGGCCGAGGCAGGCTGGACACACGCAGGATGTTTTATATATCGGTCACCCTCAGGTTTGCTCTATCGTGGCCCGCACAAGGCATGGCATGTGATGAAAGATGGAATCGAAGCATGGGAACGAATCGAGGAGCAGAGGGAGATGCGGTGACCGTAGCCGAATTGTACGAAAAGCTGCAGGCTTTACCAGAGAACGAGCGGGGCCAGGCGTTAATGGAGGCGATGTTAACCGCACCATTGGACCTGACTGTCACGCCTGCACCCGCGCGGTCCCCATACAAGCGGTATGTGGATATTCCCGAGCGGGAACAATCGCGACAATAATCGCGACAAACTGTCGGGATATTCCCGTACAGGAACATTATATTCTCACCAGGCGACATATATGTACGTTTTGGTAGATAAGACGGGCCGCGCCGCATGCGGCTCGTTTACACCTCAGAAGTGCAGACATATTTAGGAGGCTATGATGACCGACAAAAGTCAGCAACTGCAGGGCTATCTTGACGCGATGACGACATTCTTGAACAGTCCTGCGGCGGTTCACGCATTGCAACATGCGCCCGTCACCGTGGATATCGGCCGCTTACTGGACGAATTATATGAGCTGTGCTGCGTGCCTGGGCTCACAGTGAAAGACGAGGAATGGTTGCGCAGCATCGGGATCTCAGTGGAGTAATGCGACGTGCGGTTCGGCGTTCACAGACTGGCCTCGGGTCATATTCGTTGCGTCTCATTCCAAACAAACGGCGCACGCTATAATGGGCTCGTTCAAGCTTACTACTGACCGTCAGACTGGTAGAGAGTAGAGGTAGAGCAGATGGATATATGGGTTGAGACAGGACTGGCGATGTGCTGCGCAGTCTGGTTGCTCTGGATGGCATACGATATTGATAGGAGGCTGTGATGAGCCAGGCTAAGTGTTTGCATGAACCGCGTGTGATGGTGCCTAATGGCGGTAAACGGAAAGATGGAACGCCTATCTTGCAGTGTCGCCAGTGCGTTCGGGCGTCACACAATAGGTCTAGTCGCAGGAAGCAAGGGTATGATGAGAAGTTTGCACAGCAGGAAGGTCAATGCGCGTTTTGTGATGAACCTTTGGCGGACGATAACACGACGCATCGGGAGCACAACCATGCGACAGGGAAAGAGCGTGGCCTGGTTCATGCGCGATGCAACCAAATGATTAGCGGCATCGAGGATGCTATGGACCTAATCGGCCTGGAGCGCGTGGTGCGGTGGATGACCGAAGACAGGTAAATATTACATAGCGTGTGATGGAGTGTAGTGCCGCATTTTGTGCGCCGTTTGCGATTCCATTTATCATATTCGTATCCGTAAAACCATATTGTGTATGGATTTCCATATTTGTGGTCAAAATGCCACACTCCGAGTCGGCGAATGGCGACATTTGGGAATGTCAGGGAGCGGCGACAACAGGCATCCAGCAGCGTCTGATAATATATGAATGCTAAATACCTTTGTTATGTAGATGTTTGTTCGGAATCACTATTTTGTCATACCCTGCGTGTGTGGGCTAAGTGCCGTGTTATCATGAGCGACGCCCTGGTCAGCCCATGCTTCTGAAGTTCGCTCTATAGGAAACCCCATAAGCCTAATCGAATCAACGATTGGCCATGCACGTGTTGTGGACCTGAGCGTGCAAGGGTAGCACGTTGATGGCCAAAGAGTGGCCAGGAAATTGCAGGGGACCCTTTGGATTCTCATTTTGAGATTCAAAAACCCCAGCCCGCCCGCCCGCCCAGCTGAGCTTGACTACACACCACACAAGTGTTCGCTTAATGTTTGTTACAACCTCCTCATTATTTCCTTGACAAGTTCCGCACGCATCTGGTAATCTGCTGTTGCGTTTCAAAACCCCAGACGGGGACCTTATAAGGCCGTAAAGGCCTCAGGAGCGTAACAACATGGCCAGACTCAAAGTTGGACAGGTCTGGCAAGATGGATATCGGCCTGGTCTGCGGCCGCGCCTGTTTCAGATTACGGCTATGCCCGCCGTCTTGCTTGCGCGCCAAGTAACGTGCCGTATCCTGAAGGAAGGAGAATCTCGGAGTGCCGAGGTTCATAAGGCAGGCCGCACGGTGTTCTTATCGCAAGAGTATTTCAATGGCCCGAAACAGCGGTATGAACTCGTGGCAGAGTCGGATTATTATGTGACTGACTGGACGTCCTGGCGTTACATGACATATACGTCGAAGCCGCCCTCCGCCACCGTCAACCTTTCGATCTACGATGAATTCTTTCTGTGGATCGACCGCGCGGATTTGAACTGGCGCGGATACTCTACCGCAAGGATTTCCAAGATGCTGAAAGCCTTTGAGGCTGGACGGAACTCTACGCCCTCCGTGAAGACCGCCGCACCCGCACCTGTAGAGACGCCGCTGCCGCGAGTCGGGGACCATTATCGCGGCAAATACTCCCACCGACAGGTACAAGTTGCGGCGGTCTCGAACTTCGACGTAGGCACCGTACAGGTTCGGTCGCTGGCCGACTGGGATCGTCTAACCTCTTACTCTCTCGCGGAATTCAGGACGTTGTATGAGCCCCTAGCCTCCGGACAGGAGAAGGCCTAATGTATATTTTTCCTGGTCGGATTATCCAACTGGCGCGATGGACTGTAACTCCACACGGGCATTTGCTGCGTGACGGCAAGCCTGTTGCGGACATCAGGTACAAGGCGGCCAAGGAGCAGATTCAATTCGTGCTGGAGGCCCTGAACGCCGCCGAGGAGAAGCGATGAGCACACAGACATGCACGGAGCACCCGACAGAGGATTCACTACGTCGCCGCCACGCGCGCTGCATCCGGAGAATCATTCTCAAGCATCTCGGCGGCTTTACTTTCACCGAACCGGACGGGTTGCCGTTTGATACCGACCACGCCCAGACCAGCACCCGCTCCGAACGTCGCCGGAAGAAACTAGGGCGTGCGTAATGTACGAGCGCATTCTTCTTTCGGTCGACCTAGTAGGCGCTATTGCTGTGATGGTCGAGGCGGCTTATTACCGTAATCAATTTGTCTCCGGTTGCGGATGCATTTTGGCCTTGACAGCCTTGTGGTTGTTTAGTAGGATTCTCAAAGATTAAGGAGGCACCATGAGCAAGGAAAGTAATCTCAGCGCATCAGTGGCGGAACTCGAAACGGCGTTCAATCGCACTGCCGAAGCGCGCGGCAAACTGCAGATCTCGATTGTCGCGGCCATGGATCAAGCGGCCGTTCTCGACAAGGCCATGGCAGGCTATCGCCGCGCCGTAGATATCCTGACCGCAGAAGTTCACGCGGAGGCCGTATGATCTTAGAGCGCGCGGTCTACCGGGATGAAACCGCACGATGGTACAAGAACGGGGAAGAATTCAAAACCCCGGGCGTCACCGCCACCAGTTATCCGGAAGCCTTCGAATTGTTGTACGGACATTCCCCCTTCATGCCGCCGTCCGTACGCGCCCCGCACAGAGATACGGTGCTGGCGTGAGCGAGACCTTCTGGACCTTACTGCGCGACCAGGCGCACTGGGAGTTTGAAATTTTTCTGATGCTGCTGTTCGACGGCATCATCGCGGGAGTGTGCTGGCCTTTTCTTCGCAAGCACTGGGGTCATCATATTGCCCGAGATCACGCCGCCGCCGCGGTGTATGATTGGTCGATGTCTCCTGCAGCCATAGCGGCAAGTCATTTGAAGAATCCTCCCGACCCATGCTTTAGTTGCGCTGGTTCGACCGTGCTGCTAGACAATTCGGTAGTAATCTGCAAGGAGTGTGGGCACGTTACAGTGCCGTCGAAATAGACTTTCAGTAAATGGCGTGTTTTCAACATTTGTTGAAATAGGGTGAAAACCCGCAAAAAACATGTGACAACCCCAGAGACTTTGAACTGACATCTCATTACAGAAACTGACTTATCAAATCATAAGTAGAGCGGACTTCTGACGAGGTCTTCTGGAGCAAGCAAGTGAGCGCATTTACTTTTGAAATCCGAGATATGCTGTCGTCATTAGGCGCGTATTTGTTTGGCTCCGAACAGCCGACGAGAGCCGAGGCTCGACTCCAAGAGCTCTCGAAAGAGTATGATGTTAAACTGCGCGGATGTGGAGACCATGCTTTTAGTTCTCTCTCTCCTGTTTCGGACGCCCTAGCTGCCGCGCACGCCGAAATCAAGCAACTCAAATTTCTCCTGGCTTCCGCGCCGATGATTGACGCCCCGACCCTACTGGATGCGCGGGACCGATTCAAAACCTTGCAATCGAGGTTTGCTTATATCCACCCTAAAACGATGGCTCGATACGATTTCCTTTGGAACAAGCCCGTGAACGGCGTGGTGATGTGCCCAGGCTCGCCAACCAAATGGGTTGTGCTTTCCGCCATGCCGCAAGGCCGCGTGATTTATTCTCCGCTGCCGATTCCGGGGATTGAAAAGATTTTAGCGTCATGAGATGGTTCGGAAATCTGAGTGTCACGTCTTGCGGCGTTGAAGTGCCGACACTCGAAACATTTGAATTGGACGGGCGGTATCTGTATCCCGAGAAACAGCTTTTTATTGAATCAATGGATTTGTGGTTGCGATATTTGGAGGCAGACCCGTGCGGAAACAAAAAATGCTCGTGCCAGTGAACGGTAAGTTGTATGAAATCACAGAGCATGCAGGATATTTGAAGGCGCAATTGAACGGATACTTCGGTTGGACGTCGGTCTGGGCGGATACCTTGAAGATTTTGACGCGGCGCATTCAGCAAGTACGGAGTGGCGGACAATGAAAATTAATCAGTACGGAGCCGTAATCCTGACGCAGCGCGACATTAAAGTTGAAGGTTGGCTCGTCGAGCGTGAACTCACGGACCCGCCCGAGTCTGAGGCAACCCACGAACAGCTCTTGCTTGAAGTGGTGATCCCTTGGGCGCAGAAGAAATTGAACGCGGCCATTCTGCAGAACCTGCAACGTATCTCGAAAGAAATTAAAGAAGCAAAAAACCCGACGGCGAATTAATGCGATATCAAATTCGACTAAACCCTAAAGCGTTTAACCCACTCACGCTGCAAGTGATTGCTAAGCGGCTTTGGGAAGTTGAGCAGGTCGGGAACCGCGACAGTGAGCCTGTGATCTGGCATTGCGCGGATGTGCGCATCGACGACCAGCACGTCCGAGAATTATTTCAGATGCCGAAACCAGGCGAGCCGCCTTGGCAGATAGAACGCTACGGGACTTGCGCTCGCGGGCAAGATGACGCAATAGTGATTGTGACAGGGCCAGCAGATGCTTCAGGAAATTGAGGACTAAGATTAATGAGTGTGAAATCAGTTCTTGACAAATTCATGAACGACATGCATGTGCCGATTGCGCTGGTGGTGTTCACAGCCACGAGCGTTTTTCATTTTTATTCTGGTAAGGATTTGGGCTCGCAATACGTCTCTAGCTTGTACGCGTTCTACGGATTCCTGGCAGGTCACTTTGGCCTGTCGCAGAAGTGGCCTGATAAACCCCAAGGAGATCAGTCATGAAAAAGTTTCTCGCCCTGCTAGTGATGTTCGTTTTGATTACCCTCCCGCTTGCCGCGATGCAGCCCCCGCGCGGATTTGCTGGAAAGCTATGGGCGAGCACTTTGGCGTTGTACGGCAGCAGCAAAACCCAAACTCATTTTCTTTGCACGGCGGAACCCATCGCCAAAATCGACGGCGGGTACATACTACTCACTGCAGGCCATTGCGTCCAGCTTACCCCTGCAGGATTGCAGTTCTCGGTCGCTGAAGAAATTGGCGGAGCGCGCAGCCCTGTCACGCTAGTGAAAGCTGTGCTGAGCGACAAACTGGATTTTGCGATTTTCGATTTGAAGACTACGAAGACATATTCGGTTTTTGAAATCGGAGACGCGAAAGACCTATACGTCGGAGAGGAAACCATCAATCCGAATTTTGCGCTTGGGCTCGGGAAGCAGTTAAGCCTCGGCACTGTGTCGTCTCTGCCGCTGACTTCTTCCGAAGACTGCACGGACGATTGTATCGGAAACTTCTTGGTCCAACAATATGCTGGACCTGGCGCGTCAGGGTCTGCTATCTTGTCCGCGAAGACTCATAAGGTGCTCGGTATTCTGGTTTATGAGTTCGGCCAAGGCCAGGTAGGCTTTGCAGTAGAGCCCATCTCTTTGCTGGCTGTCTTTGGCGTCACTCCGAACCAGCCGCATCCTGTCGACGAAGAGGAAAAGTAAATGACCTTCTTGGATAAGAACCAAACCATGGATGCTCCGAAAGGTTTCACCTTTAAGGACGTCCGCGCAGAAGGTTCATACCTGCGAGTAGAGTACTGGCGCAGGTTTGTCGATGGCGATGATATCGCAGTCATCTACCTGAACGACATGGGTAGAGAAGTCGGCCGAGTGATCAATACGATTTATTTAGAGCCAGCACCACCTGAGCCTCCCGAACCAGTCAGTCGCAGATTTCGGTTTTACAACGGATTTTTAATTGCCCTTCAGGGCTTACAGGAGATGTTAAAATGTCTGAGATAATCTTGAGCCAGAAAATGTTGCGGACCTGCGAAGCCTGCGGGGCCTCGAAGGAATGGGAATTGGTTGCTGCGAAAGAGGCCGACATTCTCGAAATGCAAGAATGGTATTTGGTCACACGCGCTGTGGTGATCGACCGTCAGTTTACGAAGATCTCTGCGAATGCATGCTCGCTGGCCTGCGTCCCTGCAGCGGCCGTGAAACTTGCTCTTCCGATGGCAGCAGAAGAACCTGCAGACGACATCGATATGGAGTCGCTGCGCGCTGCTAATATTCAACCGAATTAAAATTAGCATTTTATGTTTATGGGTGATATAATTTCTTATGCGTTTTTACTCTTATTTGTGGCTTCGAGAAGACGGGTCCCCATACTATGCGGGAAAAGGCTCAGGTAATAGGGCGTACAAAAGTCATAGACATCGCGGGCTTTGTCCACCAAAAAATCGAGATTTGATTCTTGTGTTTTTTCATGAATCGGAAGATGAGGCTTTTGGCTCTGAGAGAGCGTTCATTCGCTGGTTCGGCCGCAAAGACTTGGGTATGGGGTGTCTTATAAATCACACGGACGGCGGAGATCAACCGCCGAGCGCGAAAGGCCGAAAACGGTCTGCAGCGTTTATTCAAAAAATGAGAGATCGAACTCCAACCATCCCCACGCCCGCAAGTAGAGAGAAGAATCGGATTGCGCATTTAGGACGAAAGCACACCCAAGAATCAAAAAAGAAACAGTCAGAGAAAATGATGGGGCGGTTGAAATCGGAGGAGACCAAAGCAAAAATGTCTTTGGCCCAGATAGGAAATTCTAAATTTAAGGGGCGACATCATACCGCCGAGACCAAGGCTAAAATGTCAGCCATTCGATTTGAGCGTTACGGAAAAGGAGCGATATGTCGAAATTAGTAAAACATGGAGCAGAGGCCCGCGAGGCTATTTTAAAGGGGGTCGATTTTATAGCCGACGTAGTTGCTCTGACTGAAGGACCTCGCGGAAGAAATATTATTATGGGACAACGCGCTTTAGGCCAATCACCTCGCATAACTAAAGATGGAGTAAGCGTTGCGAATTATGTTGACCCCTCAGATTCCACGGAGCAGATGGGCGCGGATTTAATTCGAGAAGCGTGTCAGAAAACGGATAACTCTGTTGGGGATGGGACTACCTGCACCGCCGTTCTTGCTCGCGCTATGGTACACGCAGGGTTTGATCTGATTGATAAGGGCGCTAACCCTATGGCGATAGAGCGCGGGATTCATAAGGCGACCGATGTCGTCATTTCTCGTATTCAAAAAATGGCTGTTGAAATCACACCAGAGAAAGTTTTTCATGTCGCAACAGTCTCGGCTCATGGCGACACCGAAATTGGTCGCTTAGTCGCAGACGCAGTTCAGAAGGCAGGGAAAGACGGAGTAGTGACGGCGGAACCCTCCTCAACCTCCGCAACTTATGTGGAGACCGTTGCAGGACTGGAGCTCGAAAAATCTAATTTGGTCTCCCCCGCCTTTATCACACACCCTGAAACTATGTCTGCGGAGCTTTCGAATTGCCATATTCTTCTCTGGGAAGGCGTGATTGCCACTGCGAAGTCCGTCGTGCCGATATTGAAACAACTCAAGGATTTGCAAGACTCTGGCGCTGGCGGCGCGCTGCTAATTATTGCGGGCGGGTATGAGGCCGAAGCCTTGTCTTGTATCATCAACAACAAGATCAGCCTCAAGCTGCCTTTGATAGCGGTCAGGATGGAAGCCTACGGAGACCGCCGCAAGGAGGTCATGCGGGACATCGCGGCATTGACTGGCGGCAAGGCGTTTACAGAAGACCTAGGGCTGAAAATCGATAACGTGAAGTTCGCGGAACTCGGCCAGGCGCGCAAGGTCGTCACCACCATGGCGAAGACCCAGATCCTCGGCGGCAAGGGCAAGCAGGATGAGGTTGCGGGGCGCGTGGCGCACATTCAAACCCTGATTGAGTCTGTCTCACCAGCCGAACGCAGTCCGTTGCGTCAGAGGCTCGCTGCGCTGCTGGGTGGCATCACTGTGATCAAGGTCGGGGGCGTAACCGTCACCGAAATGGAAGAGAAGAAAGACCGCGTCGTGGACGCGCTCTCGGCCGCCAAGGCTGCAGTGGAGTCTGGCATCGTTCCTGGCGGCGGCACTGCGCTCCTGCATGCAGCGAAAGTTCTTGATGAGCTGGCGGTTCCTGAAGCCGAAGTTGCGGGTGTGCAGGTAGTGCATACCGCGTGCCATGCAGTTACCAAACAAATTGCAGCCAATGCAGGTCTCGACGGCGAACTGATTATTGCTCAATTATTTTTATCGCCCGGGGAGCAAGGCTATAACGCCTTCACGGACAAGTTTGAAGACCTCGTCGAGTCAGGCATCATCGACCCCCTGAAGGTCGTGGTCGAGTCCTTGAAAAACGCTTCGGCGGTCTCATGCTCGATTCTTACCATGGGTGCGACGATCAGCGAAATCAGACAGGAGAAATCGAATGGCTAAGCTGCCAAAATTCCCAAAAATCAAATATGCGGATCAGGGGACCTCAAAGAAGTTCTCTTCAAAAGAGAACGTCATGGCTCTGGTCGGAAACATGATTGACCGCCCGATCGCCCACGTCGAGGAGATGACCGAGGTGGTAAACGGCGTGCAGTGGTGTAGGTCAATTCGAATATATTTCGAAATTCCGACAGGAGAAAAATCATGAATAGGCTGGGCACCCTGAGCAATCCGATTGCGGGCGTATCTGACGGCACGCCCGTCTATTTTTGGTCCGTCGCCTTACCAAACGGGGAGGAATTACAAATCATGACACGGAAACCCATCCCGATGGCGGTGCTGGACGATGTCTGGTCGCGCGGAATTCTAGCAGCACAAATTTACCCACGGAGACTTGACGCCAATGTCTAACACTTATTTCGACCCCGCGACAGACCATGTGCTTGTCGCAGAACTCCCGCGCGAAACGGTTATCGACGGCATTATCATGCCCGACAACGAGAAGCAGCAGGAGATGGTTTACGGGACTGTTGTCTTCTCGGGGCCGAAAGCCTTGGATACGCACCCAGAGGATCTTATTGCCTATGGGCCGTATGCAGGCAAGAACATCGTGGTGAATGGGATGCAGTTCCGCCTTCTTCGTGAAGGCCAGATCGAAGGGTATCTCAGAAAGAGCAACTGATGAGCGACACCAAACGTCTATCGCTGGAGGAAGTCCAGGCCACGCAGGAGTACAGTATCCTGACAGGTAAACAGCAGTTCTTTGTGCAGGCATATTGCAGTAGCGGGATCGACACTGGGACCTATGATCCCGTTGAGGCCACGTTCATCGCGTATAAATGCAAGTCTCGGGAAGTGGCACGCATCATGTCCTACTCGCTGATGCAGAATATTCGTATCGTCGAGGTGCTAAATCGGCATTTTAATCGCGAGCCCCTTGCTGAGTTTTTGGTGCAGCTTAATCGCGCAATCCAGAATAAAAAACTAACCGTCGCTCAGCTTCAAGCCTTAAAGTTGAAAGCTGATATTCAAGGGTTTACTGCACGTCTGCCTGGGGTTGACCGCCAAGCCACTGACCGGATTCCGACGGACATAGAGGCGGCTACTGAAGCTGCGCGGAAGGCCAAGCGCAAGAAACCCGAGCGCGAGCTGAAGCCAGAACCCAAATCCGAGTACGATGACCACTACCATATCGGATGATAAAAAACTGTGCAATATCGCATACTTCGTAAATATATTTTTGGGCCTATAAGGTAAAAACCGTAGGTAAACATCCTGAATTCATCAATCTTTGTCACGATTCATGTCAGGGCAGTTGTGAGACCTTGACAATAATGGAGATAGGTGATAGAGGTCACAAAAAGAGACTAACGCTTTCATAAGTAGAGAGTGGTTTTTAGACCCGAACGTCAAACCTTCCATCCTCTGCCGTCACTCGGCAAATCGCAGACTGCGCTTCGATTTAAAGGTCATCATTAGTTCTAGGTGTCTTTAAGGAGAATCGACATGTCTCACCAGATTACAATTAACTGGGGCTCTGTCCCTGGCGCAACAAGCTACAACATCTATCGCGGCACCGCACTCGGCAATGAATCCAATGTCCCATACGCTTCTGTTATAGCTCCGACCACGACCTTTACGGACACTAACGTGTTCCAAGGCAAAGTCTACAGCTATGAAATTACGGCGGTAGTTTCGGGAGTGGAGTCGGCCGACTCGAACCAAGTGCTCAGCCCCGCAGTTCCATTTCCTCCGACTCCTGCAACGCTGAACATCGACGGCGCGGCTTCGTTTGAAGTGCTCGCGGCAAGCACGGTCACCAACACAGGAGCCACGACCGTGGCTGGAGATGTTGGCGTATTCCCTGGAACTTCAATCACAGGTTTCCCTCCAGGCGTGATTTCAGGCGTGTTTCATTCGGCGGATTTCGTCGCGCAAGCGGCACAAGCTGCGTTGGCGTCCGCATTCACCCAGGCTGCGGCTTTGCCTGCGGGAGTTGCAATTCCTGCGGAACTCGGCGGCATGACACTGAAGACAGGTGTCTATGACGCAGCCAGTTCTGTGGCAGTCACCGGGACGTTGAACCTTGATGCCGAAGGAAATCCAAACGCGGTTTTCATTATCCGCATCCCTACGACGCTCACCACTGCTTCGGGTAACTCCACCATCGCCTTGCTGAACGGCGCGCAGTCTTCTAACGTCTTCTGGGTAGTGGGAACTTCCGCCACACTCGGCACAAACACTTCCTTCTCCGGTATTGTGATGGCACAAGCCTCGGTTACGGTAGTGAGCGGTGCCAGCGTGGTTGGTAAGCTCTTCGCAAAAACAGGAGCTGTTACACTCGACACCAACATCATCGACGCATTCGTAATCCTCGGGTTCGTTACCCCAGGTGCGGCATGCATCCACCCAGTTCAGTTAGTGGGTGACCTGATTGTGTTGGGGCCGTTGCCTCCTTCTCCTCCGAACGTACCACCGCCACCTCCTGCTGCACCTACAGGGTTGGTGATCACGTCCGAGAACTAAGTTGTATTCTGTAGGGGGCGAGACCGCAGACTCGCCCTTTATAGAAATCTGAAAGGCGGTGTGTCATGGCTTTTTATATAACTCCGCCGCTCACAGAGAAGTCAGGCACGACCCAGATCGCTGCAACTGCAGAGGGAAATTTATACTACGCTCCTTCTGGTCATGTGCTTATAGCGGATGGTTTTGGGAATGTGTCAGATTCTGGAACTTCGATTTCATCTCTTGGTGGTGGACCTATTTCGTTTGCGCAAATCGTTGGCAAACTCAATGCAGGGCAACTTCCTGACGCAGTAGATCTTGGGGTTTTTTAATTTGTGTGATATACTGGTTGCTATGTTCACACAAGAAGAACGAAAAATCAGGAACGCAGCAGCGTCTAAGCGATGGCGGGACAGAAACCCCGGCAAAGTGAAGACACGATCTGATAGATGTAACGCACGATATCGCGTGTCTGGGCAAGCGAAGTGGAATCATCGATTGAAATTTTTCGGGGTTACCGAGGACCGATTCCTAGATTTGGTAAAAAAACAAAACGGAATATGCCCAGTCTGCGGCCATCCGTTAGTTGATGATTCTTCTCTGGCAGTAGATCACGATCTTGAGTGCTGTGCAGGTCGCCGATCTTGCGGAAAATGTGTAAGAGGGATTGTCCATCGTACATGCAATGCTGCTATAGGCATGCTGAACGATGACCCTAATATTTTGAGACAAGCAGCGAACTATTTAGAGGGATATAGGCATGGCACTCAACGTCAAGATACAGACTTTTAGGGGAACACTCGCCAGTCTTTCGGCGCTCGCGACAACAGGATTTCCTGGGGTTCTGGCATGGACTACGGACAGCAATGAGTTGTTCGTGGATCTTGGCAGCGGCAATCCAGGTATCGGTCCAGGGAACGCCTGGCAGCCTGTCAACAGCCGCCACAATGTATTCAGCGTGGCTAATCCTGCGGCGCTCACTGCACTCGCGGCATATCTCGGCGATTTTGCTGTGTCCGCGTCGGATGGAAAAACATATGTGCTCACATCTTATCCTGCGACTAACGCGGCGAATTGGACAGCTATTGCCAGTATGGAGACGGGAACTGGGGTCGATGTAACTCCTCTTGGCGCGGCAGTCGCTCATGAATTTGTCACTTTTATTGACGCGAGCGGTGTGCAGCATTTGGCGCAACCCGCGTTTACCGATATCTCAGGCTTGCTCGCCCAAACGCAATTGCCTGCGACTATTGGAGCAGGTAGCTCTTTGACGGATATCGACTGTGGTACGTTTTAAAAAGGTCGTATGGCTCGGAATTTTATTTTTCAACTGCTGCGCGGCGTACTTGCAAATCGCCCCACGCTTAGTTTGGGTGAACTATATGTGGCGACAGATACGGCCGATTTATACGGCGGTGTTACAGCGGGCAATGTTAGACTCACCACGCCGCTCTACAGCGTCGCAGGAGTGCAGTCCAAAGGGTATCACGTTGTCGCAGGACAGGTGACACTCGCAGGCGGTACGGCCACTGTGACTTTAAGTGGCTCGGCGGTCTTCACAAATGCGACGAGTTATTTTGTGACGGGCTCTGAAGGAACTGCAAACCACTCGATGCTGATTACGCGAGTCAGTGGGACGAGTTTTACAATTACCGGAACGGGCACGGATGTGATTAGTTTTATCGCCATAGGCACCTAGAGGTATGTATGCAATGGATCCCGAATGATACGCGTGTTCCAATTACAGGGCAATTTATGCTGAAGCCTGACGCGCTTGTGAAAATCGAGTCCGGCCCAGTTGTCGACCCCGAACCGAAAACATCCGACTTATCTTTTGCGGCCCGCAAGCGCATGCCTATTCTACCTCCGACTCCTGCAGTTGTTCCTGTGGCGGTTATCGTCCCTGCAGCCGTGACTAAAACTCCCCCGCCGTCCTTTGCAGTGCGGCATGACCTCACCTCGACCAGGCGTCAGTAATTAAGACTTCTTAAACCATAAGTGTATGGACCCATCTTTCCTTCTCGGCATTGCATCGCTCGGGCAACCGCGCCCAGGCTCCGTGTATGAGGAGTCAGGCACGGCTGATTCTGGCTACGAGGAAAAAGGGCCGTACCATTGTGAGGACTGTATTCACAAGACCGCACAGGACGAGCCATTCTGCGTTCATCCTGCAGTACTCGCAGATCCTGAGCTGCAAAGTCGAGTCGTACTGCTGGATAATCGCCCTGTGTCCAAAATCAATTTGAAGCATGGCTGCTGCAAATTTGTAAAACAAATGCAGGTTCCTAAAGAGGAGTCCGACCATGAGTGAGACGCCTGAAGTTATCGAAGCGGAAATCGCCGCGCTGCAAGAGAAACTGGCCGAAGTCCAGCACGCAACCGCGCCTGCTGGTATTACTGCAGTGGTCGAATCTGCGGGAAGTCCTGCGGAGGCCGTTATTCATATCCCGACAGCGGCCCCAATTGAGCCCGTTATTGCAGAGATCATCCCTGAGCCTGTACTGGAAGTGGTCAAACATACTGTCTCGTCCGTCCATGTAGCGCCCGCGCCAGTTCATGTCGCCCCACATGCTGCGCAGACGATTCCCGCGCGCTGGGCATTACAGCCGCTGGAGAGGTAATCGCCATGGCGATGAGCAAAGACCAGGCGTTCAAAGAGGTTTACGCTAAGACCCCAAAGACTGTTACTGCCACGGGTAAGACAGGTGCCGCCAAGCGGGCAATGATGGTGGCCATCGCACTCTCTAAGTCAGGGCTATCCAAGCCAGGAAAAAACGCCAAGAAATAACGCGCGTGGGAGATCGCTAATGTTAGCCGCGCTCATCGCGACACGCCATGCTCCTGCTCCGCCAGTGCCCCCAGTTCTTTTTTATTCTAACCAATTGGTGGCGGCGACGAACACCTTTGTGTGCATATCCATTTGCCGAACCGCTGCGAAGATATGCACGAATCTCCCCATTCAATACCAGTTAAACCTTTCCCTGCCAGGCCGAGAGTCCATTCTCGATCAGTTGAATCGGTTCTACTATCGTATAATTAATTATTTGTCGTCCGACGCCGATATGACGCCTCTGCCGCAGAACCTATACTTGAACAACCAGATTGTGGGTGCTATCGCCACTGCAACGGAGCTGACGAACATTCTCTCAACTCTGCCCGTCGCTTCCCAGGACCTACCGCTCTTGATGAGGCTTCAGATTCAATTAGCCCTAGCGTTGGCTAACCTGCGCGCGCTCGGGAAGCCTCTGTAAAGTAAGACTTTCTTCTCCATGAGTAGAGACTCAAATGCCGCACCCTAAACATTTCACGGAAGAGCAGAAACGAAAGCGCAACACCGCCGTGTATCAAAAAGATCCATATAACGGCTGGTCCGAAGAACGGAAAGCACAGAGCCGAGCCAACGCTCAGAGATGGGCGGTTAAAAATCCAGAGAAAGCGAAAGAAATCGAGCGAAAGTGGCGCGAGCGGAATCCGCATAAAAGGCCTTGGGCTATGCTCAAGAGTCGCGCAAAACGCCACGGGTTGGCTGTAGACATCACCTATGATTTCTTTTGTGGTCTGCGAGACGCTAACAGGTGTCACTACTGCGATGGTTCGCTCCCGCTTCAGGGGAGCGGCATAGACCGCAAAAACCCCACATTAGGGTATGTGGCGGGTAATTGTATCCCTTGTTGCGGCCTTCATAACCGAATGAAATGGATAATGGGCTACGACACTTTTATTGAAGAATGTCGCATGATTGCAGAACGCTTTAGGAGCTAGTAAGTGCCAACGCAAGCCATAATTCCCGTCACCCCTGGAAGCGGTCTCGACCTCGATGCGGTTAGTCTAATCATCGGGGCAAATACGGTTTACCGCGAAGTTTTGTGTATCGCGGATCCGACAAACGCCACCAATTTGGCGACTGTCAACGGCTCAGGCGCGCTGAATGTTGCGGATGCGGTTATTGGGGCCTGCATTACGGCAAATGTGTTGGCCGTCGCGTTACCAACGGCGCAAATTACGGCTTTGACCCCACCTTCGGCTGGATCTATCGGCACGGCCGTCGCTGCTGACTTGCTGATCGGCACGCAAGTCGCGGGGTCATCCGTTCCTGTGGCTTTGCCGACTGCTACGATTACGACGCTTACGCCCCCCACCGCAGGAGCTATCGCGGCCGCGATTGTTGCAAACCCTCCCACAACCTTCGGCGGCGCAGTAACAAACGTAGGGACATTCGCCGTTCAAGCAACTCTCGCTGCTGAGACCACAAAGGTCATTGGAACAGTCAACCAAGGGACATCACCATGGGTTGTCTCGAATGGCGGAACGTTCGCCGTTCAAGCAACTCTGTCCGCAGAAACAACCAAAGTCATCGGCACTATTCGTGTCACCGGAAATGTCGGTGGCGTAATGGACACCACACTCGGCGCGACGAAGCCTGCCAACGTTCTGCAGGTCGGCGGAAATGATGGAACGAACGCATATGCATTGCCGTTAGCTTCAGGCGGCGGAAAACTTCTTGTGACCGCAGATGCGATTACCATCGCCGCCGCGCAAACAATTGCGGTGACGCAAGCGACTGCAGCCAGTTTAAATGCAACTGTTGTGGGGACAGTCACAGCCAATCAAGGTACGGCGGCAGCGACTCCATGGACTGACCGACCGGGGGCTCCGACTACTGGATTATGGACTAGCGCGGTTATAACTTTCAGCAGCAGCGGGGATAATACAATCATCGCGGGTTCTGGAAGCACGACCATTCGTATCATGAGGATATTTTTTGTCAACTCGAACGGCACAACCGCCACAAATGTGACGTTTAAAGATAGTACGCCCACCAGCCTGTCGGGGGCTTTTCTGCTTAATTCGGGAGGAAGTTTCAATGGTAGCCCCTCTGGAGAGCCTTTATTTGTGACAGCATCAGGGAAGGGGTTTGTGATTAATAGCAGCGCAGCGGTTCAAATCTCAGGCACAGTTTGGTATACCCAGACATAAAGCGAGAGAGCGAACGATTATGGCACTGCCTAAAATAATTCAGGTGAGTACGGTTAACGGTGGCAGTTCAGTCGCCAGCTTTGCTGTGACTATGGCTGGTGGAAATACGGTCGGTAATGTCTTAGTAATGGCATGGAGGCCCACTGGGGGGACGGTTAGCGTAACGGATAGTGCTGGAAATGTGTGGACGACGGTTGTTTCTGGAAACATTGGTTTTGCATGGGCTCCTGTAACTGTACCCTCCGGTCCTCCTGGTGCAACTGGACTCGCACAAAATATAGTCACATGGCACTCAACACCGAACAGTTTTCCACGGTTTATTTTGGCTGAGATAAGTGCCGGAGTGGCTGGAGTAACTGGCTGGACTCAGCCTTCGAGTAATTCATCATTAGCCACGACTACGACGCCGAACTCAGGTTCTATCTCTGATTTAACGACGGATATATTAATTGGTGTTTGTGCTAATAACACGGATACCACGGCTTTAACAACTTCATGGACTAGTTTTGGTTACTCTGTTTCGCTTAACGACCCCGGAATGTTCTTTCTTGCACCGACGGGTACAGATAGTTTTTCAGGCACTTCAGCTTCTGCCACCTGGGGCATGGGAATATTTAATCTTAGGCCAGCGTTTGCATCTGGCGGGCAACAGCAGATTTCTTGTTGAGCCGATTTGCGGTATCGCGGGACCTAAAATCAAAACAAGACTATTCTTGCCATAAGTGAGGGCGCGATGGCGAACAATTTAGGCGATGCTTTGTCTGGATTAAAGAAGCCCGGAAGCGGCGTGGCCAAAAAGCCCGTGGCTACCAAGCGGGGTACTGCGACCATCACTGTCGAGCCGATGCCTGCAAAACCTAGGACGTTTACGGACAAGAATTTGGAACCGGGATTCGGCGCAGGCGGCGCGAATGGCGTTGCAACCCAAGGTGCGAAACCGGGCGGCACGATTCGGCCGGAAATTAACGCAACACCAAAAATGAAACCAACGCCCTCGGCAATGACAAAGGCGTAGAGGATAATCAATGCCGCAGAGCCCAAGTTCAGTCGACACCGCGTTAGCAAATGCCAAAGCCGCATTGGCGCACGCCGACGCAAAATTTCCCCGCGCCGCCGCTGCAGCTCCAGCCGCGAAACCTGCTGCCCCCGCCGCACCGAGTATTGGCGCTGAATTAAAAGCCAAAAGCGGTATGGTCGGTAAAGCCAGACAGGCACTCGATGCCCCCAAAATGCATAAGGGTGGTCCTGTTCCTGCAGATGGTATTTATACCCTGAAAAAGGGCGAACATGTGCTGACAGAAAAAGAAGTCGGGACCGTGAAGAAACATGCGCTGATGGCGACCGGACTTAAATCGCTGGCCGCTACAGCCAAGAAAAAGTAAGGGAGAAATAAAATGGGAGTACCACGAACACTGCCGATTCTAGCTGCACCGAGTACCACTGCTTGGCGGACGCCCGTCTATGTCGGGCCCGCCGCAAACACTGTTGCGGCCGTATCTTTCTCCATCACAAATAACATCGCCACTATCATATTAGGTGCAGGCAACCTGCCCACAAAGGGGTATAATGGCCCAAACGGATACATTGCTCCGCCGACCGCTGTCCCCGCCAGCGCCACTCAGCAGTTCAATATAGCTCCTGTTCCTCCTGTCAATATCCAAGGGAATTTTCCTGCCCCGAACGGACAGAAAGTTATTCTGTGGGGCTTCACGACCGCGACATATTTCAACGGCAAGACCGTCACAGTTTTAGATAACAATCCTGCAACTGGCGCATTCCGATTTTATTTTACAAACGCGAACGTCGCCAGCACGTCCGACGCGGGAAACACTGCGCCGAGCCCGACCGAACGATTCCGCGCTGTCCGGATTGAATGCGACGGAGCGAACAGCACGAACATTGTGTATGTCGGGGACTTGAACGTGACGGCCACACAATACACGGCAGCGTTGACGTTAGCTGCACAAATGGCGTTCGAAGTCGCCGGGGAGAATATCGACGCTTCGCAGATCCAAATTTTCGGGAGCTCCGCGTCCAACTGTCAGGTACACGTATCTTTGATTTACTAACGCCATGACAACAAACGCCACACATACCGCTATTCGAACCACGATCACGGCTTCGCCGACAATCAGCGGAGTCGCAAAACCCATTACCGTCAGCCTTAGCGGCCAGGCCACAGTATCTGGCGCGGTTATGGTCTCGAACCGAACACCAAATAACGGCGCAAAATAAAATCGCCGTATCGCAGGGAGCAGCCTGGTCATGTCTGAACAATTTCCAGTCGACGAAATTTTATTGGCAAACTATCGCAAGTCGGTGGACCTGACAAACTTCCCCCGTGGATTTTTGAAATGGTTCGAAGGCGCAACTGCGAATGAACGTACTGACTGGTTCAAGGGCCGTTTTCGTTGCCTGAAATACCACCTCTATCTCAGCGGATTCGCTGAAGCTACGAAGCCCGGTGATCCTGACCTGCCCAAAGAATATGTTCCGATCCTCGGAATGGATTTCCAGCCTGACCCGCACTCCAGACTATTTTCTTGTTTCTTGCAGAAGAAGCCAGGCGAGAATCTTGTTCTGACCGACCTCGACACCCAGACGAAGAAACGCATGATTCTTTGGCCTCGAGGGCTTTTCAAAACCTCTGCGGTCAGGGTTGATATCGTTCAGCTCATTCTGAACTATCCCGACGTCCGTATATGCTTTTTGACTGGTTCGGATAAACTCGCGAAGAAACAACTGGGAGCGATCAAACGGTTTTTTGAGAGCCCGACGAAATTGTTTAAATGGCTCTTCCCTGAATTTTGTACGCGCAGTGTGCGGAATAAAAAAGTCAAAGACGAGACCGCGCCAGGTGCATGGACGGACGAGATATGCAAGTTGGGCAACGCATACCAGTTCACTGTTCCGTGTCGTACAACAGAAATTTTCGCCGAACCCACCTTCGTTATTTCGACTGCACGATCAGTCAAGGCTGGGTCCCACTTCGATGTCATCTACATTGACGACCTCGTGAACGAAACGAACTACCGCAAGGCAGAAGCCCTAGAAAAATGTTACGACGACTATATCGATATCTGCCCGATTCTTGAGCCGTTTGGATTCATCGTCGTGACCGGGACGCGGTACTCTTTCGGCGATACTTACGAGCGCATTCAAGACGACGCCAAAAAAGAAATGAAGGAAATGGGCAGATCGATCTGGAAGTTTTTCATTCGAGATTGCTGGAGTCATGGGTGCCAGAACTGCGCGCACACGAATGTCTACCACGACTTTGATGTGAATATCCTCCAACCTCCATGTATTGAGCCCGGGTGTAAATGCATAGGTTACCAGGATCGCGGAAACAAGGACGTACTGTTCCCTGAGACGCGCACGCACTCGGGCCGCCAGATTGGCCATACCCTGGCTTTGTTGAACCAGAAACTGATTGAGTCCAGTCCTGAGTTTTTTGCCAACCAATACGAGAACAAGCCTATCGCCACGGGCACGCAAACTTTCGACGACGTGTTGATCGGACGACAGACTCTCCATAGCCTTTCGCTGATTCCTGCTGAGGGCTCGGGAACCACATTTGTTGTGGGAGACCTAGCATATGTCGGTCAACCAGGCAGAGACTATTCTGTGATTTTTGTGTGCAGGGTATTTCGCGGGCAGATTTTTATTATTGACTGCCGATTCGGTAACTGGGACTCAGCTCAAATTGCGGAGCAGACCGTCAAGGTGCTTCTCGACCATCGGCCCAACATAATTTATTATGAAAAATTTAATGGTTGGGAGGCGTATAACAACGTCATCGCCGCCCTTGCTGCTGCTCGCGGCCTTTTGAAGGTCCCGATTCAATGGGAGAAGGGGTCTCAGGCGAACAACGCGAAACTGACTCGCATCGGGTCTGTTAAAGGGCCCCTCTCCGCACGCCGTTTATGGATTTATGGAGGCATTCCGGGGTATGACATTCTCGTTCAACAGTTGGTCAAGTGGCCGAAGCTGGGCCGCCACGACGATTTTGCTGATTGCGCGGGCATGGTTGTCTCCGTGCCGTCGGGATACCAGTTAGAAAACCCACCTGCGCCGCCTTCGGTGACCAGTTGGTTGCAGAAATTGCACCAAACGACCCCTACCGAGGACCAGTATTACGATACGGGCTGCGGAACGGGCTTTTGTGGTTGAAATAAGACTTCTCTTTTCATAAGTAGAGACCATTATGGCTGATGAGCAAACAAAAGGTATTACTGCGACTAGTCATTTCGAGGATTTAGGGCAGATTCGCGTCCTCGACTTGCCTGGAGCCGTGCCTTACGGCGAACTCGCGCTTCCAATAGGCCCGACCGAAGTCGCTTTTGACGATCAACTGCGCTCTGATTTATCGATGATGAAGGAGGCTAACCTCAACAGGGAAGAATCCGAAACATTTATCGCGACCCGGGGGTTAATCGGCCGATGGAATGTCGCAGAATTGATGCTGCGTGCTTGGGTTGAGCCCGTCAAGTGGAAGGGTAGTGATCAATTTCGCTCCCACCTCGGCGTGCCGCTCGTCGCGGAGCAATTTTACAGCATTCACAGCGTCGTGAACCAGACACTCTTCGGCGGATACCGGGTTTTTAAAATCGATCCCACATCCGGCACAGAATTGAACTGCGCACTGGCTCAAGAATCGATTCTGACCGCGCAATTAAAGACCTGCGGCTACAAAGGCGTCTCGGCCAAGACTGAGATGCGGGAAATTACCTACGACGGACTCTTTTATGGGTTCGGTGTGGCGCATTATGGATGGGAAACCAAGAAAGAAAACATTCTTAAGAAGGTTCAGAAGTCCCATCCGACAACAACTGTGGTCAACGGCCTGACTGTCACGATTCCTGTCGAAGACGAAGACAATATCGAGGAAAAAGTCATCGGAGTTCGTGAAGTCAACATGCCAAAGCTGGAGCATGTTCCAATTCGTCGGTTCCGATACGCCCCTGACCTCCGCCGCGGCGATCCGCGTGTCGCTGAATGGTGCGGTCGCATTATTTATTTGACAGGCTATCAAATCGACTCCATGCGGAACACCGCAGGATGGAATATTCCAACTCGCGCGCAGATTGTCGCGCTCACGACCCCGCAAATGCAGACGAATGCGGCGACGAATCCCCTAGAGACTCTAGGATCGAATACTGGCAATCCTATTTTCCAGCAAACGACCACGCCGCAGAAGGCATATCCTGAAAATTACACTGAGCGCACCGCGCATGACCCCTTGATGCGCAAATTTGAATGTTTCGATTACTGGACCGGGTCACGCCATGCAATTATTCTGGGCAAAGAGTACTGCTTGCTGAACGAACCGCATAATTTCAAGCGGCCTCCGTTCCTAGGCTTCTGTTTCCGCAATGCACCTGACTCAGCGCATGGATATGGCATCGCGTATTGGTTGACGGACTTCCAACGCGTCTGCCAAGGCGTAATTAACGCATTTTTGGATGACATGAACTTGAATTTGATGGGGACGTACACTTCGCCCGCAGGCACAAATAATTCCGCGCAGGCTCAGTGGATTTTTCCTGGGAAAGTCTTCAAATCCGACGCGCAGGGAAAAATCGAGCCTCTGACGCGCAATGCAGTCAACGCGCAAGAGCCATTGGCCGTCATTCAGCAAATGAAAGCATGGGCTTCCTCGATTTCAGGCGCGGGCATGAGTACTTTGGGCGGTAACCCGGGCGCAGCAGGGGATGTGCGCACGCCGGGCGGGGTTGCAGCGGCCACAGGCGGGGAATCTGTCAAGCTGCAGGACCTCGTCGACGTAATTTCCGAGCAGGTGTTCGTTCCCTTCTTGGAATTCTGCATCGAGCAAAATCAGAAGCTCAAGCCGTCGCAATTGCGCATGCTTCTGTCCGACACTCTCGGCACCGCATTCGAAGCTACGCCTTTGAACGTCTTGAACGGAACCTACAAGGTTGATATCTCGGCCGGAACAAAACTCGCGGCGCGCGAAGCCTTGAATAAATACATGAGCGTCATCGAGACCTTCCTGCAATCGCCAGGCACCGTGGAGATGCTCGCGCAACAAGCTATGAAGGTCGACTTCAATGCGATGTTTACGGCAATGTTTGATACCTACGGTGTACCGTTCAAGGAGAACGTGATCGTTGATCAGACTGATGAAGATAAGGCCCGCGTGGCCGCAAATACGCAGGCCGCCGCCGCGCAGGGCAAACTCGGCATCGTCAAGGCGCAAGGGGAGGTGAAGAAAGATGTAGATAATAACGCCGCAGAAAACAGGATGCTCGTGGAAACGGGAAAACATACTCTTCGGCAACAAGGAGAGGCGGCAGGACACCAAAATGACCTAGAACTACAGCAAAAACAATTTGCTCAGACCCCCCAAGCACAGGGGTTAGACCGCGCGGCTAAGGGCGCGTTTGCCGCAGCGGATAAAAATAATTTTTAGTTATTGACCTAAACACTTTGTTCTGGTATAGTTAAAGCATGAAATTTTACTCTTATTTATGGTTGAGAGATGATGGGTCCCCGTACTACGCCGGGAAAGGTTCGGGCAGGCGAGCGTTTCAAAGTCAAGGTCATTTAACTAAACGCCCAAAAAAGATATCGAATATTTTAATATTTTATCATGTGACTGAAGTCGAATCATTTGCTTCAGAGGTAGCCTTTATTAAATGGTTTGGTCGCAAAGACCTAGGCACGGGGATTCTGCGAAATTTTACCGATGGTGGAAATGATGGATATCATCGAGGGCCTTGGTCTGCAACACGAAAAGACGCCCAAGCGTCCCGCATCAAAAAGCAAGGGCTTGGTGGATGGAATAAAGGCATGCGGATGCCGACGACAGCCGAAAAAATGAAAGGGAACACGCATACTAAAGGAAAGCACACTCATTCCGCCGAAGGAAATCTTCGCATAAGCGAAGCCAAGAAAAATATCCCTTTATCCGCCGCACACAAAAAGGCATTGAAATTATCACATCGAACTTGTTCATGTCCACATCATGTTGCCGCAAGGAGCAAGTAATGAGCGAACCAAACGTACTACCTTCTTCGGCGGTCATCGACCGAGCAAATCGTCTTATGGGCCTACGGGCCAATCCGGGCTTTCCTGACGCGTGGCAGATTTCAAAAGCCCTCGCAGACGAAGCAGGACACATCTCCATCACATATCCCGGTTGGGACCCCCAACAAATTATGGTGTTAAAGGCGCGCGCCCAGGCTGCGCTCGAGCATCATGAATTATTCTTCGCTAAAATCCAAGAAGTGATTCGCGCAGGTATCCAAGAACAAGCGGCCAGTCCTACTCTGTCCGACAAAACTCCCGCCGAAGTGTTGGAGACTGGAGACTATGTCCGCCAAGAAGTTTTGGCTCATTTTGCCGAGATGGATAGCGAAGGTCGACTTCCTGGCACGTACTGATGACAACTTATTACAGAAACTGACTTACCATTCCATAAGTGTAAACTACTTTCTAGGAGAATTTAAATGAGCACCGAAACCGAAGCCCGCGTATTGCCTGAAGTTGCGATGAATGAGGCGTTGGCCAAAGCCATTCAAGAAGCCGTCAGTACTGCGGACGTGAAGAGTTTGTTGATCGCGGAAGCCGAGCGCCAGTTAGCAACCAAGACTGCGCTAGACGAAAGCCAGGCCGCCGCTGAGAAGGTTGCTGCGGACAAGATTATTGCCGACAAAGCTGCGGCCGACGCTGCTGCAGTTGCCGCGCAAGTATTCACGCGCACCGAGGTTATCGGCGGGAAAAATCTCACTTTTACGGCGGGCTCGGACGCCGAACTGGACCGCGAAGTTCTCAACGCGTATAAGGTGGCCTATGCCTTGCGCGATCCTGAAGTTGCGGCTCCTGTCGTAGACACGCAAGCCGCCGCGCGCGCCGCTGAAGCTGAAGTGCTGGCGAAGACTGAACTCGAACGCAAATTTAAAGCGGGCGAAATTTCCGCCGCCGATTATATTCAAGAGTCGGGCGCAATGAATGCCTATCTCGAAAAGCAAGGAATCTCGGTTGCCGCCTTGAAAGAGACAGTCGACGCAACACAAAGCGCGAAGGTTACCAACTCATGGGCGCGCGCCGCAGAAACATTCAAGCAGACTCCTGCTGGCGCAGACTGGCCAGGAGGAGAAAAGAATCAAGAATTGATTGGTTTGAAAATCGCAGCACTTGGATTAGCGGACGCGGAAGATAAAGTTGCGGCGTTGCACACGGCCTACGCCGAAATGAAGCGCACGGGTTTGTATTTCCCGCAAGGAGATACAGCGCCAGTAGCGGCTGCGACCGTCGCGGCTCCTGCCGCAGAGGTAACTGAAGCTGCGGTATTGGCCGCGCGTGTTGCTGCGGCAGCAAAAGTACAGTCCATGTCCTCTTCTGTGTTCGGAGCGAGCTCGGGTACAA